ATGAAAAAACGCCTGACAGACGTCTTCCTCAAAACAGTCAAAGCTCCTGCCGGAGCATCCCGAGCTGACTACAGCGACCTCGAAGTCCCGGGCCTTCAGCTGCGCGTCACGGACAAGGGCGCGAAGACCTTCTCGTTCATCTACAAGATCGCCGGCACGCAGAAGAGCGTCCGGGTCACGATCGGCAACTATCCAGAGGTCTCGCTTGAGGAGGCCCGGGAGCAAGCCCGTGGCTACCGCAGCTCCCGGCGCAACGGCGAGGACCCCCGCCTCAACAAGATGGCAAAGGTCGCCGTCACGCAGACGATGGCCACCAAGACGTTCGAGGACGTCTGCCACGAGTACATCGAGAACTATTCGAAGCCGACCCTGGACTCCTGGAAGAACGACGTCCAGCTCCTGCGTGAGCCGCGCGAGAAATGGGGAAACCGACCGATCAAGAGCCTGACCGACGACGAGATCATGAGCTACCTGGAGAAGAAGGCCCGGGACACGCCCGTCCAAGCCAACCGGACCCAGTCCAAGCTGTTCCAGGTCTTCAAATGGGCGAAGCTGCCGGGCCGGAAATACGTCGACGTCAACCCGCTGGCCGACCTGCCGCTGCAGGGCCAGGAGCATAAACGGGAGCGCGTCCTCGACGACAGCGAGATCAAGATGCTCTGGCATGGGCTCTACGATCCCGACCTGCCCGCCGAGGAGCCGGTCCGCGGCGCGCTGAGGCTGATCCTGTCGACCATGGTGCGACCGGGCCAGGCGGCCGGCGCGCTGCTCACGGAGATGCACAGCCTCAAGGGCAAGGAGCCTCAGTGGCACATCCCGAAGATCCGGGTGAAGCGGCGCCGCGAGGTGATCGTTCCGGTCAACGGCATCGCCGGCAAGATCATCGAGAAGGCCATCAAGGAGGAAGGCCAAACTGCGCTGTTCCCGACTCCGTTCGAGCACGGCTTCAAGAACGTAGAAAAGCGGGTGGCTCAGCAGCTCGACCAGCTCCCTATTCTGCGGAACTCGATCTCACAGGCGCTGACCGGCCGACCGAAGCAGGGCCGCGTCGGCATCCGCGAGTTCCTGAAGATGGAGCACTTCACGCCGCATGACCTGCGTCGAACGGCTGCGACGATTGCTCGCAGGGCCGGCGCACCTCGCGACTGTGTCAAAGCAACCCTCGACCACGTCAATGGCGACGTGACCGACGTCTACGACAAATACGACATGCTGAAAGAGAAAACCGACGTGCAGGGCATTCTCGCCTCGGCACTGACCAACATCATCGGAGACAAACTGTGGGCCAGCTGATGGACGACAGCGACTACATCCCCTTCGAACCGTTTCGCTCGGGCCCTTCAACCAGAAGAACGCGCCCCGGCGAAATCGAGCAAGTCAAGGACACGATCCGAAGGATCGAGGAGCGGCGCCTAGCACGGCAGGCCGCGAAGGGAATCGAGAATGAAGACCACCATCACACTGATCGCGCTGCTGCTGACGACGGCGGCATGGGCTGAAACCCCCTACCCCGTTCCGAAGAACGGCCGGGAGACCATCACCAGGAAGGGCACCTGCCCGACCGGCTATGTCGGCCTCGGCAATAAATGCGAGGCGCTCCACAAGGACACGCCCCGCGCCTATCCGTACATCCCGGGCACGGCCTGCCCGTCCGGGACGTTCCGCAGCGGTGACGCCTGCAAGGAGTTCCGCTGATGTCCGGCAAAGCGACCAAGCGCGGCAATGCCGATCTACACGCCAAGGCGAACGCATTGATGGAGCAGCCCGTGATCGGCGACTGGCACTCGCTGGAACGGGTCGTAACGCAACTTGGAGCGGCGGCTCCCAAGGCGGCGAAGGAGGCTCTCGCGAGCTTCCAGAACTCGATGCTGAAGCTGCCAAACCCCTTTGGCGACTGCTCGGGAAGCGTTGAGCCGGAATCCGCGGAATCGGCCCTGGCCGACCCGACCTGAGATCGAAGCGTTGGGAAAGAGAGATGCGATGGGAGAGAAGATGACGACGCGGGTGACCTTCGTGTCCTGCGTCAAGACGAAGTCTGCAACGCCGGAGTTAGCCGAATACCTCTACACCTCGCCGTGGTTTCGCATGGCGAGGGAGTGGGCGCGGCGAAACTCGGAGCGCTGGTTCATCCTGTCGGCGGAGCACGGGATAATCGAGCCCAGCAAGCTGATCGCCCCGTACGAGCGGACCTTGAACGGATCGAGTGTCGATGATCGCTACAATTGGTCGCAGCGCGTGATTGAGCAAATCGTCGAATGGGATCTTCGTGGCCAGTGGGCATATGTCCTGGCCGGCGAAAGCTACCGGCGATTCCTGATGGCGACGCTGGGGCAGCGCTTCGATCGGGTCAGAGTCCCGATGGAAGGGCTGATGATGGGCCAGCAGCTGAGCTGGATGAAGAATGAGCTTGGAGGGTAATACGATGAAGAAAATTCTGCTGATCGCACTCGCCATGAGCCTTAGCCAGGCCCAGGCTGCGACCTACAACTACGTCTGCAAGGATCACGGCAAGACCAGCGCGTTGAAGGTGGACGATGCCGCTAACACCCTGACCTGGAAGGGCACGGTCTACGCGATCAAGGAGACGGACTGCGGCAGGGCCGGATGGCATGCCGAGAAGGATGGAGTTGGTTTCGACTTCTGCACCGCCACCAAGGGCGTCGCCGACTTCGACTTCAAGGGCTCCCCCGTCACTTGTGACATGAAGCGCTGAGGACACGACAATGGGACACAACAATCCGGGCCGCGCACGTCGAGAGATACTCCGCGACAACGAGCGCCTGTCCAAGATGACCCCTGAGGAGAGGCAAAAGGAGCGAGATGCGGACGAGCTGTATAACGTAAAAGCAACGGCGCGGAACGAAGCCTACCGCTCCTTCTCGGCCGAAGACCTGGCGATCTACAACAAGGTCAATGACGCGCTCTTCGCCGCGGAGAGTCGAGCCTCCGACGCATGGCATTGGGACAAGCAGTACGGCGGCACTGGCAAGGAGAACCCGTGGCGGAAAGACAAGTGATGCCCGCACCTCGAGTCTACAACAAGCACCATGGGGACGCTCCCCCTGGTGCAGTCTACATCGGCCGCGGCTCGCCCTGGGGCAACCGCTTCGTCATCGGCAAGGATGGCGACCGTGACCAGGTCTGCAACAAGTTCGAGTGCGAGCAGTTGCCCGAGCTGGATGTGTCGTCCCTCGCCGGCTGCGACCTCGTCTGTTTCTGCGCACCACATCGATGTCACGGGGACTCGATCCTGCTGAAGGCGAACCATCGCGTAGTCGTTTTCGGTGGCCGGGATTATCGCGACGAACGCACGCTGTATCGCGTTCTCGACGCCGTCCATGCGCGCAGGAAGATCACCTGCATCGTTGAGGGGGAGATGTCGGGAGCCGATCTGCTGGCTCGCCAGTGGGCTGAGGACCGCGGCGTTGCGGTCGACCCCTACCCGGCCGATTGGGACAATGTCGATCGGCCTGGGGCTGTGGTGAGAAGAAACAAACGCGGGAAGCTATACGACGCAGCGGCTGGCCCGTTCCGCAATGAACGGATGCTGCGTGAGGGGCGCCCGAATTGCGCCGTTGGTTTTCCGGGCGGAGATGGAACGACTGACATGACGAAGCGATGCCTGGCGTACGGACTCACCCCTTTGAGCGTCGAAACGTCGATCCTTCCTTGAGGAGCATTGGTATAGCCCATGCGGCGGCGAAGTTGATCGCCAGGTTGGCGACCTCGCTCCAGGTCGGCGGATCGAAGGTGAAAAAGGGTTCAACGGCAAAGAAATTGACGATAAAGCCGGAGATCCCTGCGCACATCAATGCGTAGCCTCGTCCGAACGCAAGCGCGACAGCGCAGATCCCCAGAGTGAGCATCACGTCAATGCGTGCGTCGATCTGGAGGAAATCCATCGCGTAGGCGACAGGTGCCGAAACGCCCAATGCTGCGAGCCCGAATGCCCAGTACGGCACCCGCCACTCCTTAGCGGGCGGTGGATCTGTCTCTGATGGTATCGCTTCTGGGCCATCTTTCTCGTCGACGATCTCGACGGCATCGAGGTCGATCGCGCTGCTGCCAGAGAACCAAGAGGGCGCGCAGCCTCGATCGAGGCCATCCCACATCTGATCGATAGCGCTCATCAGGCGCTGCTGGCTGCGGGAGATCATCAGGCTCTCGTCGTCTCGCGACTGGCCGACGAAGGTGTCTCCGAGCTTGGAGACGTCGTAGTTGCGGTAGATGGTGGTCATCGGGAGCCTCAGGCAACGGCGTGCAGCGCCGCAGGAACGGGCGCGATCGGGAACGAAGGAACGACGGATGCCGCTGGACGGTCGACCACGACCATCGCTTCCGAAGCAGCGTCCACGTCGATGAGATCGGACGGACTGAACAGCCAGGTCGGCGCGGGGATCTTTCCCTCAAGCGCATTCCACAACGTGTCGATCGCGCGAGTGACACGCAGCACGTTCCTGGATCTGATTGTGAAGGGTTCCCCGTCAGCGGAGTCGGCTCGGTAGGCCGCCCCGTCGAAGCTGACGACGTATGAGCGGTATTCAAACGACGTTTTCATCTTTTCTTAATGCTTCTCGTTCCCGAACCCACGGCGGGCCGGCTTATGCGGGACTGCTATTAGCATTTGCATCCCAACGCAAGGGTGCCGAAGGCCCGTTATACTACGGTAACCTTAACCCCACCCGCTCCACAAAACCCCGTGTTGGCGCGGATTTACCACACTTTTCTCGTCACGAGACGCCTAGCAGAAAGTGGATGCCCCCTCTTGCCACGCTGCGACATTTGCGTTAATGCAAACGTCATAAAGCAAACGGAGAGTCGATTGTTCCCGGGTTCCAGATTGCCTGTTAGCCCTGCATTTCAGCACGTTTCCGCGTTTCTGCGCGGCAGCGGTTCGCGCAGCGTCGCCGACTCATTGGCAACCCGAGTTGCGAACTCCGGTTTCGTAAAATGGTTGAAGGCGTTCAACGATGTTGATGCCGATCCCGAATTGACACGGGAGCGTCTCAAGCAGACGCGCTGGGATCGCTACTTCCTGACAGTCGCTCAGGCGGTGTCGACCGCGTCAAAAGACCCCAGCACTAAAGTAGGAGCCGTCATCGTTCGTCCCGACAAGACGATGGCTTCCTTCGGCTACAACGGCTTCCCCCGTGGGATCGCTGATACCGACGAGCGCCTGAACAACCGAGAGGTAAAGTATGACCTGGTTGTCCACGGCGAGATCAACGCGATCCTCACGGCACGCGAGCCGCTGCACGGCTACACGCTCTACACTTGGCCCTTCATCACCTGCAAACGCTGCTCCCTCCACGTCATCCAGGCGGGCATCAAGCGCGTGGTTGCCCCTGAACTGCCCGAGCACCTGAAGGAGCGTTGGGCCGCTTCTGTGCGCGACGCCGGACAACTCTACGACGAGGCCGGCGTGGCCTGGGCGCTGATCGACACGACGGAGGTCGAATGAAGCTCGGCGCGTGGCCCCTGCCCTATGTCCGGGTGAAATGTTCGAAGTGTGACCGCGAGGGCAGGCTCAGCAAGGACGGCCTGATCGAGCGCTTCGGACAAGACCGCGAGATGTTCGTGGTCCGCGAGAAGCTCACCGAGCCTTCCTGCAAGCGCCCGGACAAGAAGCAGCCCTGCCAGTCGGTGCTGCCCGATGGCCTGCTGGTGCAGGCGATCAATGCCGAGAACGACGACGAGATCATCGACAAGCGGCTGACCGCTGAAGCGAAGAAGTGGCGAGAGGAGAAGAAGTGAAGATCGAGGCACACGTATTGGAAGCGAGCGACCGGGGCGACAAGCTGAGCGTGACAGCTCAAGGGAAAGCAGTCGGCGCAGCTGAATGGCAGCCGTTCATGAGCATCCTCGTCACCGTTCCGATGACAGACCGGAACAAGCGAGCCTTCTACATCGGTCGCGAGATCGAAGTCACCGTCACCCCGCGCTGAGGACACCATGAACAAGCGAGAGATCGAAGCCCTGCAGGACGCAGCCGGCCGCCCGGGTGGGTGGGGTCTGTTCAAGCAGAAGTCCACCGCGAAGCTGGCCGAGCTGGGCTACTTCGTGAAGGAGAGGCACCCGTCCTACGGCAACCAGTTCCGCATCACCGACGCCGGCCGCGCCGCGCTCGCAGCCGCGGAGAGCAAGTGATGTCCACGTCCGAGCCCGAGCCGTGGCGTGACCCGGAGCGCTACAAGACCGGCAAGCTCACGAGCTGCGCGGGCTGCGGCAAGTCGTGTCGCAAAACCCACTGGGGCCCATGGTGCTACGGCTGCAACGTCGAACGCATCGAGCGCATCAACAAGACCTTCGCCGACCTGATGAAGTAACCGACATCAGCATCGACGGGATACGTGTGTCCTGTCGTTTGCTTGAATGCAAACAGAGCAAAATGCAGATCAAACCCTTCCCCATCCTGCCGGCGCCGACGTTCAACCTCTCGCCGCTGAAAGAGAACCACTACGGTCTCGCGAAGATCGATCCGCCGTGGGCGTTCAAGACCTACTCGGCAAAGGGCAAAGGAAAGTCCGCCGAGCAGCACTACGACACGATGACTCTCGAAGAGATCTTCGAGCTGGACATCGAGCGTCTCGCGCATCGCGATGGCATGTGGGTTTGGCTCTACGCCACCGCGCCGATGTACGACCAGGCGCGCGAGTGCTTCAGACGTTGGAGCGTCACCTACGTCACCCAGGGCGTCTGGGTGAAGATGGTCAAGGACGGCAGCAAGCCGACCTTCGGCACAGGCTACGCGCTGCGCAACTGCCACGAGCCCTTCCTCATCGGAAAGGTCGGCAAGCCGAAGATCCACGCACGCGACATCCGCTCCGCAATCCTCGAACCCCGCCGCGAGCACTCACGCAAGCCTGAGCAAGGCTACGTCGAGGCCGCGAAGATGGCTGGGCCTTATCCGAAGGCCGACATCTTCAGCCGCGAGCAGCGTCCCGGCTGGGACTCCTGGGGGAACGAGACCTCGAAGTTCAACCCGCAGCAGGAGATCGCAGCATGACTCAGAAAATCACCAACCTCGTCGTCGTAACCGCAGGCCCTCTCGGCTTCGCCGCGACGAAGATCGAGGACGAGGGCAAGCAGCCCCAGCTCAAATTCCGAATGGTCTTCGGGGACAAGATCCTCGCGGACATGGGTGAAGAGGCCGCGCGCTTCTTCATCAGTCAGGTGCAGCAGACCTTCGCGATCCAGAACGGCGACGAGTGGACGCGGCACCCGACCTACGCCGCGGTCGAAGCCGACCGCCAACGGATCGCTGCACGCAACGCGATCTGATCTACCTCAAACGGAGCTACCAAAAAAATGAGAACCCTGAGCACGGCGCTCGTCGGCGCCGCGATCATCGCTTTGTCTTTTTCGGCTGCTGCAGCACGTCCAAGGCATCACCCCCATCATCGCCACCACGCTCGCGTGGCCAAGATCAGCGTCACGTCACCCCGTGTCGCCGTTCGCCAACATGTGCAGGAGTCGTCGTTCGGCGACACCTTCGCTTCTGGCTTCCAGAGCGGCATCGACGCAGGCGTCGGCGTCGTCGATCGCGCCCGCCAGTTCATCGGTGAGACCGCGCACCAGGTCGGCGTGCGCAGCACCTTGTGGTGCTCGGCATTCCTTCGGAAGATCACCGGAGCGCAGGACGTGGATGACCGCGCCCTCTCCTGGGAGAAGCACCAGCGCATCGCCCCGCAGGTCGGCGCCGTCGTGACCATGGGCCGCAGGGGCGGCGGTCATGTCGGCATCGTGTCCGGCTTCAAGCCGAATGGCGATCCGATCGTCATCAGCGGCAATTCTCGAGGCCATCGCGTGACCGAGACCGTCTATCCGCGCAGCAGTATCCGCGCGTGGCTCTCGGCAATCTGATAGGAGGCTCTTGTGCCGTTGATATACCAACAGTGGATCACCCGCGAAGACCTGAGAGCCAACCCCGACAAGGTCTACGTCTTCGGCGACAACATCGAGCGCCGCGGCTACGGAGGGCAAGCCAAGGAGATGCGTGGCGAGCCCAACGCGATCGGCGTAGCCACGAAGCACGCGCCCAGCATGGCACCCAATGCCTTCTTCGACGACACCATCGAGTGCCAGGTGATCGTGTTGCGGGATCTGAAGAAGGTCCAGGACGCGCTCGACGCCGGCAAGGTCGTCGTGGTGCCGGCCGATGGAATCGGGACTGGCCTCTCCCGGCTTAACACCACGGCGCCGAACCTCGATCGCTTCATCAAAAAGTGGTTCTCCGACCGCAAGAAACGCTGAACATCGAAGATACTCCAATTTGCCGGATTGATTGCGGGTCGCATTTTTGCTACCCGCGAGTTGTATCATTTTGAAAAATCGGGGGGATTGCGGTGGAAACAATAACTCGTCCGGCAGCGTTGGTTCGGCAAGGTTCACTCAAACTATACTCCACATCCCTCAAGGTCAGCGATCTAAAGCGACCAAACTTCTACACCATTAGCAAGCTTGACCCCGCCGATGCCGGCCCCGGCTACCAGCGTCTTCTGAACGAAGGGCGGGCTAAGAGGCTCGCGGACTATCTCATCGACGGACAGGCCGAACACGATGCGTTCCTACCAACCTCGATCTTCTTGGCGACGAACAAGGACATCGCGTTCGATTCAGCGACGAATACAATCACCTTCGATGTAAGTCAGATTGGGCCTTTCAATGTAGTTGATGGCCAGCACCGAATTGCCGGGCTCGTCTTGGCGGCGGAGAAGAACGCCGACATGTTGGAGTTCGAAATTCCCGTGAACATAGCCGTCAACCTCGATGAGATCAGCCAGATGTGCCATTTTCTCATCGTCAACACCACGCAACGGTCAGTTGACAGGGCTATCGAGCAACAGATTGTCGCGCGTTTGACCAAGATGATTGGCTTAGAGAAAACGCCAACGATGCCGCGTTGGATACGCCGTCAGGTGGAGAAAGGTGAAGATGCTCGAGCGCTGGCCGTGGCAAACCATTTGAATGACGAGCCAACATCCCCTTGGTTCGGCAAAATTCGCATGGCGAATGATGAAGGTGATGGCGGCACCATCAACCAGAAGAGCTTCATAACATCGCTCAGGCGTCACATCTTCTCTGCTAACAATCCGCTTTCAAACCCAGTCTGGGATGGAAATCGGCCATTGATCCTTTTGAACTACTGGAAAGCGATAATCGAGCTTTTGGTAGATGGCTCGGAGACGCAGACGGTGATCTTCAAAACGAACGGAGTGGAGTTATTCCACACGGTGTCTCCGACAGTCTTCACGCACCTTGCGGCGAAGTCGGACTTCAAGAAGGATACCATCAAAGCGCTCTTGAAACGCGGCTTTGGCAATCTTCCACCGGAGCACATCGGGATGTCTCATTCAGAATGGTGGCATCGCGGTGGCGCTGCATCCGGGCTCAATCGGGGCGCGATCGGCAAGCTTGCAAATGCGCTCAGTCTGGCGATGAACGTTCAGGAGAACGCAAGCGGCGTCCAGTTGTGAGATCGCCGCCATGCGGGCAGACCAGTTATCCCCAAAACCGAGCCAAAGGACGCGCTTCGCTTGGTCGCATCACGTAACGGTGCCTGACAAGCCTGGATGCTACGCGCTGGTCACATATAATGGTGACGTCATATACGTCGGCTTGGCCACGGGAAGCATTCGGAGCCGAATGGGATCGCACCTGGACACAGAAGCGAAGCGGAAGGGAACGCATCTCGGTGTGCCATTTTGGTTTGACTACGTCGTCGGAGACTCTGCCAAAGTTGCTGCGATAGAGCGCGGTTGGATGAATCAGGCCATACTCGCAGACGGCGAGATGCCCTCGTTAAATAAAATTTATAGTCCACTGTAACTGCGAAATCCGTAACGCGCGGCGTGAGGGATTCAAATGCGTTTTGTCCTGCTTTGTGCCACCTTAGTGGCCGCTGTGCCGGCCTGTGCGCAGACTATCAACGAGTTTCGGGAAAATTTTATGAGCACGTTCGGCGATGAGTGTCTCCGGACACAGCGCGCAGCCCCGGGAAACTCCGGTGTCTCCGACGACATCATCGTCAAATACTGTGGCTGCATGAGCAGGCATGCGCCCGAATTCGTAACGATGGACGACATTATGGAGATTGCTCGCACCGGCCAGCGTGGACGCGAGCTTCAGAAGAGGCTTAATGCGGCCGGCGAAGCCTGCGCTGCTTGGATCCGCGGTGAGGTCGTCGACGGGCCAATCGGCCCGAAGGATCGCCGCTAACATAGTCGGGATGGGGATAAATGCTGAATGGTTAGTATGCACGTCGCTCCCTCCGGCGAGTCGTTCATGCCAAGCATGGCACCACTGGCCCCCAAAGAGAACCGATCAGAGCTATTGGCTCGCTACAGCAGTAGTCGCTTCGCTTCCCCGGTTGAACTGTCTGGCCTTTACCATGGCATAAATCGCCAAGCCGATACCGATCGCCCGAAGGACGGCGTGTACGATCGCGGCGGTCGGGCTGACCTTTGAGACCTCGTCGAAGAGGATGGTGCTCATTGCCATTGCCGCCAGCTGGTACAACAGCACGCAAAGACACATCCAAAACGACTGAGTTTTAAGTCCCCACACAGTCAGGGCAGAAACAACGACAAGATCAATGATAAAGTTCGTGAGCTCCGGATCGGGCTTCCCCATGCCAATAATAGTTGCGTGCCCCACAAGCACCCACAAGGTATGCCCGACGAGAACGCCCAGCATCCATACCGAATAGTCTCGCAGCTTCAGCCGAGAGAAGATCCAGATCGAAATCGCGATTAGCAGCACTGGCATCCAGTAGACGCCGCCAAGATATTTACTCAGCGTCACACTAGCGACAACGGAGACCAACCAAACCAATTTTCCAACCCAACTGCGATCGGACGCGCTTTGCTGCGGCGCCTCCACCGGCACCGGCTGCGGCTCCGGCTGAAGCTGTGGCGCTGGTCTTCTTGGCAATGGCGGAGGCAGCGGAGCGGCCAGATCGGGCACGGACCGCGCCTCTACCCAGTCCTGGAATCCTTCCCTCCAGACAAAAGTCTGGGAGGGAGCGGCCTGCCGCCTCAGTGCTCTTTTTAGATCATCGAGGCTAACTGGCCCAACCGATTGATCGCCTTCCGCGTAGTACCAGCCCTCAGACATCGATGCCCCCATCGTGAGCGGTGCAGGCCTTGTAACACAACCGACGAGAGCACGGGAAGCTTCCGCTGGCACAGCTGCCGCCCGAGCACTATTATGACCGTATGAGCAAGGTTTGTGTGTGTTGCGACGACATAGGCTGGGTCTGCGAAAATCATCCCGATCTGCCCACAGAAGGAAACCGCGCCTGCGATTGCGGTGGCGCCGGGATGCCGTGCTTGCGCTGCAATCAGGTCGGAGAAAATGAGACCCCGCGCATGCCGAAAGGATTTAAGGTCATCGTCGATAAGGACGGCTGGCGGCACTAGGCCCCTTAGCGGGCATGGCGCTCGCATCGGCCAAGTCGGCTTTTGACTAATCGAGCGCCTTCATGTGGTGCAGAAAATGACCGGACGTTTCTGCGCCGCCCGGCTCAATCTCAATCACTTCACCGCCCTCGGGACGAACGAATGACCGCAACTTGGCTCGGTCCAGCGTCCATCCAGCAGATCGAAGACTCCTCTCTAAAACTCCTAGGAAAGCGCGATCGGCGTTCTCATCATTTAGGTACGTGCGACGCCCTTGCTTGTCCCAGTCGTCCTCGACCAACTTATAGCCTTGTCGGACGAGGATATCATGAGTTGATGCGCTCATCGGCATCAGCCGCGTCCCTCTCGCAATTCTTCATGCCCCTGAATAAGTGTATCAGCGAATTCCTCGTGCAGCTGCGATTGTAGCCAGCGATGTATCTCATCTAAGAATGCGACTTGTTCTTCCGTGATAGGAAGGCTCTGGCCTTTCGAGGCGTGCATCACAGGCTTCCTTAGATCATTTACTTCAGCCAGCCACTTAGTGCGCGCCTGCTTGTTTCCCTTTCCGCGAGCAAGCGGAGCTTCGAAAAGCTGCCAATTTGCCTCAGCAATATCCCTATAATCTATCAAGTCAAAATTTTCTGCTCTGCCACCTTTTTTCCCTCCTTCCTCGTTTATCCGATCATCAACTTTCTTGCGGACGCCTTTGGGCACACCAGCAAACCACCAGTCTGCTTCCTCTTCACCAAATTCGCTTTTCAATTCTGACAAGATTGTTGATTGTAGCACCCGTTCAATTCCTTGAAGCAGCTCGAATGCTTGAGTTGTTGTTTGAGCTTTCTCTCGAGACAAAAATTCCTTGAGGCCAGGTGGATTGAATGTCGCATCCAGGTTTTGGACAAATTCTTCGGCACGCCTCGTGCCCGTTGTCTGCCCTTGTATGCCTCTGAGCGATCTGAACTGGGTCATCTGTTCGGGAGTGCGCGTGGCAAAAAATTGACCAACAGCACGGCCGAAGGGTTCTAGAGCTTCAACTAGCTCTGGCGCATCAAGTTCGGACAAAGAAAGACGCTTAACAGTCTGGAGATGGTGAAACGCGCTCCGAAGAACGTTCAAGCAGACGGTAATCCCATCGTTCATCGTTAGGCCACCGCCTTCTCCAGAACCCTTTTCCCACAATTCGGGAGCCGCAGACTTTACGTAGTCAAGAAAGCCGATCAAAACAGTTACGGTACGCTTTAAAGTTGCCTGATTTTCACCGTCCCATAACGGGCCGTACTCCAGGACTTCACCCTTTCTCGTTCGCGCGATGAACAGTCCAGTCCGTTCGAGAGCATGAAATATACTAGTCAAAGATATACATCTCGTCTCAGATCGCGGATCGTCAGCCTTTAGCACACGGCCAAGGAGCGGAGACTTTAAATCGGAATCGAGAGCCTGAACGACTTTTGATAAGATCGCCTGCACGCGAATTTCGGGATCATCGGCATCCCAATGCAACTCAGCATAAAGCTCTTGGAGAAGGCCTTGTTTGACCTTCCGCTGCTCGGCATTGATGTCGACAAAAAGGCGCGCCTGTTCACTCGGTTCAAGCCCCACAAAAGCAATCACCGAAATGAGGCTCTTTTTCGCTGAAGGGTGATCGGCATAGGAAAACAGGCGGTGCTGGCCATCTATGATCCAGGCGACCCGGTAGGCTGGGCGAATGGTGAGCCAACCGAACGTAGCATTCTTGTCGTCGCCTTCCTGCTTGCCGCGGTCGAAAGATAGCCAGCGGCTCTCCGCAATATTTACAACAATATTTGTTGGAAAAATTCCTCCATCGCTGATGTACTGCCGGATAGATCGAAGTCGAGATTTTTTCAACAAGCGCTGATATGCGTCGATATCCGATGCTTTCCCTCTCGCTCTATGCGAAACGAACGCAATCTTTAGGAGGTACTCCGGCGAAATGCTAAAGGAATAGCTTGTAGAACCACCCATCCTGGCCCGGATCGCCGGTATTTTGATTTCGAGTCCAGGAATGCCACGGCCCTGCAAAACATCTGCAAGAAATTGATATCTGGCTGCGGTTCCAACCTGAAGAATGAGCAACTCGTAATATTCTAGATCTTTTTCGTCTAAAAGCGTTACGCCTGCCGTGTTAGCTCGTGTCCTATCGTTGTCCGATATGATTATCTTGGATGACCAAATTGCAAAGCGAGTTACGCGCTTGTGGCTGGCGGGAATTTGGGTGGCAACTGCTCGGGTAAATTTCTCCTTCAGCGCAGCATGTTTCGCGAGAACAGTTGAGAAGTCTGCAAACTTCTTGGGAGTTTCGCTCGACTTGCACTCAACGGCAAACGCGACTTCACTATCGATAGCCACTACATCAATTTGGTTGTCGGGCCCCTTTGGATCGTTTGCGTTCAGGAGCTGAAAAGCACCTCCAGCACCTGAAAGATCGTTGAAGCCCATTCGATACATCAATATCCAAACGCGATCCTCAAGCAGTTTGTCATGGCTCTTCGGCTTGCTTAGGCGAGAAGTGGAAGCATTCACTTGGGCCACTGCCCAGCCCTTTGCCAACTCTTCAGCTACGAGAGGTTGGCGGACCGTCTTAAAATCGTCAGCCTTTGCTCTTCTGTTGGCCAGCCCGCGGAGTTCATCTCGGTAAAAAATGTTGCTCAGCATGGCTCACGCCTTTTGGTAATTCACTGTTATGGCAAGTTCAGAGGTTTCCGCTCGAAAGTTTGAACTCGCGGCGAGCACCGAATGCCGTGGTAGCCGAACAAACTGTCCTACGTTGCGATATAGATCTCTGATTGAGCTGTGATTGGCATTCAGTACCAATAGTCGAACACCTCTTTCTCGTGCCCGAACGATTGCTTTCGACAATCGGATTTGATCATCCCAACTAAAGATCGACTGATTGTATTTGAGAAAGCCATTCATGTTATGTTTCACGGTGTAAGGAGGGTCGATGAATGCGAAATCACCCTCGTCAGCGCGTTCGATCGTGCTTTCGAAGTCGCAGCAATCGATGTTGATGGATTTGAGTTGCGCGGAAATCGCTGCGAAATCATCGGATGGCAATAGGACGCTATTTTTTGTACCTCTCGGCACATTGAATTGGCCCTTCTTATTGACGCGATAGAGACCGTTCCAACAAGTACGATTAAGGTAAATGAGCCGCGCAGCCCTGCTTGACGTCTTGGTCGGCTTGCTTGCTCTTACTTCGTAGTAGTATTCGTCCGAATGCTTCTTGCTGTGCTTTTCGAGAGCTGATTTGACCCCTTTTGGATCATCACGCAGCGCTAGGTAGGTAGCGACCAAGTCTTCGTTCAGGTCTGAAATTATCCCGCCGAACGGCCTAACGTGAAAATAGACTGCCCCGCTCCCGAGGAACGGTTCGAAATAGTTTCGAACGTCAGAGGGAATGAGATTTGGAAATCTCTGTATGAGCCATCGCTTCCCACCAGCCCACTTAAGGAAAGGCTCAGATTGCGCGTGGACATTAGGACTTGAGCCGACCGCTGCATCCATTTTCTTCTCGAAATCTCCATAGCGCGCACAACCCAGCTTTCGGAAGATTCTCTATGGGTTGGCCGACTCAATGTACCCTCCTTTATCGTAGACTCGCCCCAGACGGGCAATAGGCTCTCTCCTACAACTCGTTGCTATTCCGACCTAAATTTGCAGGCTGACCACGCCCAAGCACCGTGATGATCACGTCGACATGCGTGCCAACGCCGGCCACCGGATGCGGATCAGACATCGCGTGGGCGCAGATGATAGCCCGCTTGGCGCCGATACACTGGCCTGGCCTGGCTAAAGCATTTAGGTGGCTCGCAGAGCGACAACGACGGCGACAATACCGACGATGACGATAGCGGCCATGATGGCCCAGAGGCCCTCAGCACTGATACTCACGCCCCATAGGCTAACAAGCAACTTGTCCGACATAGGCAAACCTCATGCGTGGCGCGAAACGACATCGCGCAGCGGATTGACAAAGGTGCCTGGGGAGAGCGAGAACTAGCGTTGTGAGGACGGAGAGCCCTCGGGATCTCCTCCAGGCGTCGGGCGGTGCTTTACCAGAGCATCGCCCGATTCACGTTCTAGCCCATGAGCGCATCTTCGCGACACGCCGATTCGGCTGTTTGCACCGATTATACCCGGAAAAATGATGCATGGTCGGAATTGCGGCCTGTGGACATCCTTTTAGCAACGGGGTTTTCTCTGGAAATTCAGAGCCTTGCCCTGTGCGAAAGTAGTTCATCGCAGCATTTGACATTGGATAACTTTTTCGGGGCGCTCCGATGTGGAGCCGGATCACTGTCGGATTTGATCAAACCCACGGGGGGACCGCAAGGTGGCGCGGATGGTCAAGCGGTGCAAGGGATGGGGAACGCCGCCGCGCTTCCATCACATTGCACACTATTCCTTCGCCAACAGCTCTCGCACGTTGACCTGGGGGCGGCCACTCTTGACCGGCCCCGTGAGCTGCAAACCGCAAGCCCGTTGCACGAAGATCTTCCCGATCTCCGCCCACACCTGCTCCGGGGTGATCACCTCAGCGTCACCCCGGGTCAATTTCATGTTGATCAGCCTCATCCCTTGCGTGCCTCGAACTCTTCCAGGGCGAGTTCGATCTGCCGGACTTGTCGGAACATGTCCTTGATCATCTCGATCAACCTCTCCTGGGTGAGTTTCGGTGCCGGCTCGTCGACCTGCTCCGGCAGCGCATATGCGCAGTCGGCGCACATGATCGCCCGCTTGGCTCCGATGAAGCTGGAATCATCCAGCTCATGGCACAGCCGACCGACGCAGCGGGCATGGATGTACTCACCTGGAGCCCATCCATGACGCTGCGGCCTGCTGTCTGTCTTCCAGCGCACCATCGGCATCAGCGCACCGTGGCGCCGGCGGCGAGGGCCAGGCCGACGCTCGCCGCTGCGCTCCGCTTGGAGTAGGCGAAGCTGGTCTGCTTGACCATTTGGTTGTGCTTCACCAGCGCGCTGTCGAGATCGACCTGCAGCTGCTCCACCGAGGCATCGTTGTGGATGATGAAGTCCGGCTTGATGCGATCGATGCGCTCGCTGTCGTGGACGCCCCACATCAGACCGAACCGGTCGTACAGGAACTCGCCGAGCTTGCCCCACTTGAACTTCGCCGGCTTGGTCCCCGGGCGCTTGATCATGATGACCACGCCGCCGAGCTTCCGGATCGCCGCCGCCTCGTTCGGGAAGCGCACGGAGTCGTTCATCACGGACTCGCCCTCAGCGATGCCGCGCCCCCAGGTGTTGGCCCAGAGATCCTGGCTGATCAGCTGCCGGCCCCACTCGGTGCCGATGGTGATCTGCGCGTAGCGCGAAGTGACGCCCAGGCACGGGATGACCTGCTCCTTGAGATCGCCCACCAGGTAGCGCGTGATCTCGTCCGACGACATGCCGTTCGCCTGCAGCAGCACAGCCAGCATCGCCCGCAGCGGCTCGGCGATGTGCTTGCGGCGGATGCCGTACTTCTTCTCCAGGTACAGCGCCGCCGTCGTCTTGCCCGACTGGGCGAAACCTGCGAGTCCAACTACCGTCATTTGTCTTCTCTCTCCTCGTTACAATTCAAGCAAATCAGCAGGCAAGCAGCTGCCGGGTCACATCGCAGGCGTCCCACAGGCTGGTGAGGCGATAGCCGATGCAGTGCATGAGCATCGCGTGCTCGTGCGGATTGGATTTCTCCTCGACCGCCGCAACGATCGGGATGCCCTTGGAGTCGGCCCAGGCGATCTCCATGACGGTGCCGATCGACACGGTCTTCGCGCCGAGCAGGTTCACCAGCAGGACGTCGCAACGCATCGCGTCCCAGCGGTCGCGGATGGTCAGGCCTTTGGGCATCGACATCGACGACTCGAGCCGAGCAGCCTCTTCAGCGGCGTTCGTGAAGATGCCGACCTGCTTCAGGTGTTCTTGCTCGCGCAGCGGCGAGAGGGCTTTGATCCCCCACTCGCCGAGCACTTCCTTCACGCTGTCGCGCCAGCTGGTGGCGCCATCGAAGTTCAGCCCGGAGATCGGGCCCGCCAGGTAGACGAGCGGCTTCATCGTTCCTCCTTTTGCATTCATGCAAACGATCACGCAGCGAAAGACGGCGCCGGCACGCGCACAACGCGCTTCCCAGGCCGCCATTTGCCCTTCTGCAAGGTCAGCAGCGAGCGCTTGCCATCCGGGTACTGGATGATCACGGTGACCGCCCAGCCCGACAGGCCCTTGTTGTAGCCGTGGCGCAGGTTCATGGCGCCGGCCACGTACACGCCCTCCATGATCTCGGGGCTGTGCTTGTCGCCGATCGACATCTTGCGCCCTGCCCGCGCGAAGCCGGCCACGGTGCCCTTGGCGCCGTTCGCTCCGCGGAAGCCGTGGTTGCCGACCTCGATACCGTCGATCAGGTGGCTGTAGCCGTCATGGCACCAGACCACCTTGTCGCCGAGCTGCGGATACTTCATCCGGATGGAGTGTTCGAGCAGCGAGAAGCGAGGCACGGGCTGGTTGTTGTCGATGGCGATCGAGCGCCGTTCGACGTAGTCCAGGTATGCATCTTCGAGCTGCAAGCCGAAGCGGACGTTCCGGCCGTCGTTCCGGTACCGGCCTTCTCGGGCGTACTTCTCCAGCGCGATGTCGTGGTTGCCTTCTGCAACGATGAAGGTCCGGTCGCCGACCGTGACCATCGGCAGCGCGCCCATGCCGATCGCCGTCAGCAGGAACTGACCGCACTGCTCGACCTCTTCCTCCACGCTGTCGCGGCCCCGGAAGGCCATCTCGTAGCTGTAGGCGTTGTCGTGGACGTGGTGGTGGTTCCGCGCCTCGTTGTCGAAGATGTCGTGACCGATGACATTCTCCGGATCGAGGACGTCGACCATGCTCTCGCGGTACTGCGCTCGGCCACCACGCATGTCCCACCCGAAGATGGCCATGCAGTTCGCCTGGTCCATCTTGCGGACGTGGAGATCCGGCATGGTGATCGCGCGAGCCCGATGGCCCGTGGTCACCTCTGCGTTCGCCACGTAGGCGTCGAGGTCGTAGAACGCCCCGGTATGGTCGTCCGCCGTGATCTGCCGGCAGAAGACATCTCCGTCTTCGTCGAACTGCACCACGGTGGCGCCCACAACCTGGTGGAACAGCGACTTCACGCCCGCCTTGCGCGGGATGATCTTTGGCCGCGTGCAGGCGCCCGACGTCATGACCTGGTGGGCCTGGACGTTGGGGTCGTTGGACGGAACGCTCTTGAGCTGGCGCTTGGCGTGCGGGAACACGGCCCAGCGGCCCCGGCTGTACGTGACCAGGTCGGAGATCGGCTGCGACGCGGTCGGCAGCGTGTTCATCTCGCCGCAGAACACGAAGTTGTCGCCGATCTTCATCTGGCCGAAGCACAGGTGCTCAGCCAGCTCGGGGGCGTACTCGCGCGCCTGTGGGTCGTTCTCCGCCCACCACTGGGTCTCGTAGGTCCAGGGACCGACGATGATCTCAGCGTCGATGTAGGCGGCGTAGGCCTTCAGGTTGACCCAGAACTCTTCGTGCAGGAGCGCGTCGTTCTGCGCGCCCGTGAAGATGAAGTTCTTGCCGCGGGGGTCGCGATACGGTGCGACGCGGAGGGTCTCGACCATCCAGGTCCGTGGCTTGCCTTCCTTCTCGACGTAGCGACGGTGCTTGGCGGACCAGCTCCGCAGCATCGGCGTGTCCACGATGACGGCTTCCGGGTTGATGACCGGGTATTTCGATTGGGTGATGAGTTGCGTAACCTCGGCCGAGAGCGTCTTCGCCCGGATCAACGGGTCGACTTCTTGGGCGGACAGTTCTTCGCCACCTGAGGTGACGGTAGCCTTGGGTGCAGGCGGAACGTAGAGCGACCAGTCGATCGCATAGTTCTCTTTGCGCTTGCGCTTCAGCGCCTCTTCGGCGCGGACCCAGTTCGGATAGTTGATGTTCTCTTGGCGCTCGGCCGTCTTCGTCGCTGATGCGATCCCGCCGCGCGACCCCTGAGGGTGATACCCTTGTCTCAGGAGGTCTTCGATGACCTGTTTCCTGCGGGCGCGTTCGGCGGACGGCGTTTGCGGCGGTGCCATGGTTTCCTTCGGAAGGGCTGTGGATTTCTTCCTGAGGCACTACCATAGAACTTGCATTCATGCAAATGACTGCAAATGATCGCATCGATGCCGGCGTGATCTCTCAGTTCAGAGAGGGCGACCTGCCAGGCAGCTTTTGTAAACAAAGTCAGAAAACTGTACCTGCCCGCCCCACTTCTTGCGGTCGGGCGACAGCGTCACGCGAAGCAGCCGAACAAGCGCGTCACGGTATTGAGGTGAGGAGTAGAACGGCGGAGTGCTGGCCGTCCGCTTGTCACCAAGATGATTGATGACGTCGGTCTGAGACGACAACGTGTCGACGTTTGGAATGGGATTCTCGGCCATGTCGAACCAAATGAACCCGTAATTCTTGTAGTCGACGCACATCGGAATGCTTGCATAGATGCGACTGCACTCAGCCTCGTCTGCCGGGTTGTCGCTCTTACAGACTTTCGAGCTGACCTGCTTCGACCAGGCGTCACCATCTTCTTTGGTTTCCCTGCGAGACGTCTGAGCATTCACGCCATGAAGCACCAGCAGCAATATTGCAGCCGTCAAAAGGTACCGCGATTTCACAACCCCACCCCTTCAGTTTCCCGCGGGGATTGTAGTCGGGCCGTCACGAGACTGCAAACGGTGGGCCGGGCTCTCACCGGCTGCCCCTGAGCGCTCAGGGTCTGCGTGTGCGGTTTGGTGTCGGTAGATGGCCGGGGCGTCCCGGCCCGCACAGGGCTTATGCAGATTTCAGATTGAGGAACTTCGTGATGCGGTCGACCACTGCGTCCGGCATGGCCATGACTTGGTTCGAGAGGCCGTCCATCCGTTCGGTCAGGCGGGTCTCGATCGCTCGCACGGTATCCCAGGAAGCATATTCCTCGACGACCTTCATCTTGAAGTTTGCCAGATCCTTCTCGACGGAGTGGATGGAGTCGGCAGCGTCTTTGCGCACGCCCTCCACCTTGGTCTCCATGCGGTACCAGACGCCGGAGATGGCGCCCACGACCGCGATGATGGGTCCGGCGAGGCTCAGCACGTCGGCGAGCGTTACGTCGGCGAGAGCCATTAGAATTTACCGTCCTGTTCTGCCCGATCGAGCAGGGCCATGCAGGCCTTTGTGTCGTCGATATTGCCGTTTGCGGCCACCAGGGCGGCCCGGTAGCGCGCGATCACGACGCGGGCATCCATGCCTGCCTTGATCGGAGGAAGCTCCACGGTGCTCGCCAGGCGCACGCAGGACTGGATGGTCATCCGTTCCTGCGGCGACGCATCACCGAATGTTTTGCAGGCTGCGAGCGTCAGCGGGAGACAGAACAAAACCGCCAGCCTTCGCAGGCCGGTGACCCAGCTGCTTTTCATAGTCCTTGACCTTCTTTTCGAGAGCGGCTTTCGCCGTTTCAGCCTGCTTGAGACGTTCGGCCGTGCCGGCGTCGGGCTCCTGGTCCAGGCAGACGGGAGCGGGCTTTGCTGATGCGTCGGCGAGCTGCTGCTTCAGCTGCTCCACCTGCGCGGTGAACTTGGCGGAGGTCGAGACGACTCCACGGTGATGCGCGTAGGCGATGATCGCCGCCAGGATCAGCAAGGCCGCGAGGGCCTTGCCAAACTTGGTCGCGAGGATCTCCTTCGCCTTGGCAAAGATGGCCTTTGCCTTGGTGATGGCCTTATCCAAGGTGGACTCCTGTCTGATGGTCTGCGAGGCGGCGCTTGATCACGTCGCCGTAGAGCTGCCAGGTGATGAAGCCGACAGCGATCACACCGACCCACCAGTACGGCGCGAGGCCGGCGGCGAGGTCGTGGATCGAGTCGAGGACGGCCTTGGCGGTCTGCGCCTTGCCGACCATGTCCTGAGCCTGGTCGAGGATGCCGGTCTGCTGCGCGCCACCCACGGCGCCCGCACCCACCAGGATCTTCGACACGAGCGAGCCCTTGTCGGCCGCCGCGATCGTCGCCGAGCCGGCGGTCCGGAGATCGTCGACCGTCGCCGTCTGGCGCGCGACCGAAGGCTCGGCAGCCTGATCGGGACCGACGGTATCGAGATGCTCAGTGGTCTCGTCGTTGGGATGGCCAGTGATCTTCAGGCCTTCCTTCCGCTGGAAGGCGGAGGTCGCGCCAGTGGTCAGGTTGCCCCAGTCGCCGTCGACCTTGCCGACCGCGTAGCCCAGCTCCTTCAGCTTGCTCTGGTAGAGCAGCGTGACGGACTTGCTCGGCTTGGCCTCGAAGCCGTTGGCCAGGCGCCGAGCCCAGACAGCGTCAGCGTTGCGCATCCGCGTGTCGTAGTTGTTCTGCTTGTAGCCGGCGCCGTTGTAGCCCTTGGCGAACTTGGCGAAGTCCTTGGCGATGAGATGCTTGTCGAGCTTGCTCGACTTGATCTCTCGGACCATGGCTTCGATCTGCTCGGCGACGCCCTTCGACAGCTCCTCGACCATGGCGGTCGCGTTGTCGTAGTGCAGGCGCTCGGCGTTGAAGCCCATGGTTTGGCCAAGGCCCCAGGACGCCGCTCTGTTGGCGACTTCCTCGTCGATCTGCCTCGCTTTTGCGATGACATTCAATCGACCGGCCGAGGTGCCCTGGTCCTTGTACTGGGTATTCCGGCTCCACTTCGGGATGGCGAGGCCAGCCTTGATGGCGTCCTTCAGCTTCATCGGCTTGTGGGACTGCAGCTCGGAATAAAACTTGTGCCGCTCGAAGAGCAGCGCCGGGGTGTGGTTGTCCTGCTCGAACGGCTTCCCCGAGGTCTCGCATTCGACAACGGCGAGCAGCGCAGACGCAGGCCAGCCGTTTGCGTTCGCTGCCGCCACGATGGCATCAACGATTTCCTTACTGAACATGTTGGAGTCTTTCGTTAGAGGTCTTCGGGGAAGTTCCATTTCTCGGGCAGCACGGTGCCCATGGGCTCTCCCGGGAGGGGACTCAGCAGCAGGTCGTCGGCACGGTCGCTGAAGTCAGAGCCGTTGCCTGGTCCGCGACATTCGAGCGTGGAGCGGATGCCGGTGCTCTTGATGTACGTGTGGATCGCCCGCTGAACGACGTAAGAACCGTTCACGCGGTCGCGCATGCCCTGCACCGAGATGGTCTGAGTGTCGCGGATCCACGGGTCGCCCTTCGCGAGATCGAACGTTGCCTCGACCTGGGCACGGTTGAACGCTTCCATCTTGGAGTTGGCAGCCGCAGTTGCTTCCGCGGCCGACTTGAACCATTCGCCCATCGGATATTCGCCACCAGTGGCCTGCCCGATCGGAGCGGTCGATGACTGGACCCATTTGCGGACCTTGTCGTGCTCGTCCCACCAGAACGCCTTCACGCCGCTGAATGCGGAGCGCTGCATGTAGCGGACCTGCCAGTCACCAAAGTGCTCCGGCTTGAGCACCAACGTCGGTACGGGCTCGCCGCTGGCGTTGGTGACGGAGTCGCGAGGGACGAACATCAGCTTGCCGTCGACCACCTTCGCCACGGCGCCGTAGCGGCGCTCCAGCTCGTTGATGACGTGCAGGTTGCTGGTGATCTGGTTCTTGGTCTCGACCTGTTGGTCGGTCAGACCAGTGGCGCCTGCGACGGCCATACCGGTCTCGCCGGCAATGTCGCTGAGGATCTCGCCGACGGTCTTGCCGATGTATTCCTTGGTCGTCGGCGCCTTGTTCAGGTCACCGAACTTGGTGGACGTGCCGACCAGCTGCACACTGCGCGGCTTGCCCTTGTAGACGACGTCGGTGAGATTGAAGGTTCCGAGATAGGCAAGGCCCACCTCTTTGTAGCCGAGGTAGACGCCGATCTGATCACCCGGATCGACCGTGGCGAGTGCCCAGTCTCGGTCATCGAGAGTGATGGTGCAGTTGTCGCCCTCGCCGCCGCCAGCGATCAGCTCAACTTTGATCTGCGTGGTTCGGTCGTTGAAGTTCCCCGTGATATCGATACCGCCCTTCATGACGCGGTAGATCGGGGTGTAGCCAGTGGCCATATCCACTCCGCACAAAAGAAAAAGGCCGCCCCGAAGGACGGCCTGTCTGGCGAGGCGTGCTCGTCAGGAGAGAGTTATTTCCAGAGGAAGACCTGCTTGAGCACCGGGGGTGCATCCAGCGTCTTCGGTGCGTCCGGAAGGTTGATGGTGATGCCCAACGGGAGCACGATGCCGTAAAGCTCGATGCCAGGGTTCTGTTCGATCACCCATTCCACGATCCCGTTGGACGAGTTGCCGTACCTGGCGAAGCAGATACGGTCGAGCCTATCGAAAAGCTTGGTGACGTAAGTCGACATCAGATCCCCAGACTCGAGTTGTCGTCGGTTGCCGCGGGGATTACGACGCCGCCCGTGTAAACGTCGTCGCCGTACTTCGTCAGCTCGACCGTGAAGTCGACCTTCTGAGCCACGCCGATCGCGCCGATCTTCTGTTCGATGGTGCGGACGCGCTTGATCGCATAGGTCCCGACGAACTCGGCTGCATAGCCGGCCGGGTTCTTCAGCGGATAGAACCGCATCATGTCCATCGGCTTGCCCCGCCTGCCCGCGGCCTTCAGGCGCGAGATCGTATCGAGACCACCGAAGTGGTAGGGATACAGCTTCCCGTCGATCGAGACGTTCTCCTCGCCTGGACCGACAAACTGCATCGCCGGATCGCGAGAGAGCCGATCGTTGGACACCCAGGTGAACTGGTGGTCGCGCTGGATCGTCTCAAAGTTGGGCGTCTCGTGGTTCGGCAGCGGAACGTAGAAGAGGATCGTGTCGCTGCCATCCGTGGGGGCCGTCTCTCCCTTCTGCAAGACGGGAGCCATGCCCAGCAGCATGAATGCCATAGGTACCTCTCGGATTGTTGGAGGAGAGCCCGGCCCCGTAGGGCCGAGCTATTCGCGTTAGGTGTATTCGGAGTCCGTGTCGTGGGTCCGCCAGTTCATCTGCTCGTCGACGCGGCGCTGGACCAGCGTTGCGAGAGCTTCCGGATCATGGCTGTTGCCGTTGATGTGGATCGCGACGCTACCCCGGCCGCTGCCGCCAAAGTCGCCCCTCATCGGGACGCCAGACTGCGGAGCCGCAGGAACGTTCTTGATCGCATCGGCCGGCGACGGCACATCGTTGATGTGCTGCTCGATGAACCTGCGATAGTTGATCGCGCCTTGGCGACCCTTGCCGTAGGCTGAGCCAGGACCGACCCAGTCGGTGAACTCGTTGCCGTCCAGCCTGCCGGTCTTCGGATCCCTGAGTCTGAGCCCGGGGATGCCGGTTCGCGCCGACCCGTTGGGATCGGTCGGCAAGCCCTGGTCGGTGTGACCACCGATGATGTGGCTGCCGGCGAGCGCGCGGTTCGTGAGCGCGTCGTACTTGGCGAACTCCTTCGGATTGCGCTTCAGTCGCTCGATCGTCGGCCCAAGTTCGCCTCGACGGATGGGACCGTAGAAGCTCCTCGGGTTGATCCGGCCATCGGCACTGTAGCCGAGCATCTGACGCATGGTCTTGCCCTGCATGTCCGCACGGTTCATGAGGCTTTCGATCGTACCTCCCCTGCTCGCGCCCTCGGTCGCCTGCATTGCAGCGAGGTGCATTCTCAGGGTCGGATCGTCCTTCAGCTCCTGGTCGAAGCGAGCGCGCCGAGCAGCGAGGAAGGCGTTTCCACCCAAGCCTTGGCCGACGCTCATGTCAGCCGGGCCGCCAGCGGGGACGCTGGTCCCAACATCTGGAGCACTGCCGACACCGGAGCTACCCCTTCCACCACGACCGATGATGCCGCCCGTCCCGACACCGAAGTTCGGGAGCGCGCCGCCCGGCGTGACGTTCTTGATCAGAGCGTCGGGAGTACCGACGCCGCTGAGCAGGCGCATGCCGCCGCCTCCGCCGCCAGCCAAAGAGGAGCTGGCACCTTCGTAGGCGTAGCCGAGACCGACACCGCGCCGCATGGCGCTGAAGTCGGTGCTCATGAGCGAAGCTCGTTCGATCTTGCCGCCGAACTTGTCGAGCTTGTCACCAAGGTAGTTCATCGGGTGGACGTCAGCCGGGTTGAAGCCCGAACCGGACTGCTTCTGGTAACGAGCCGCCTTGTCTTCGGTGATCCGCTTCTGCCAGGACTCGTAGGACTCGCCCTTCTCCCTGATCCTCGACTTGTTGACGCCGGAGTTCTGGAGCGCAGTTGCGACTCCGGCAGCCAGTGCCGGTGAGCCGAAGATGGCAGCCAGAGCACCAACCAGAGTCACGAACGAGGACAGGACCGAGATAACCGGTCCCAGGATCACGAGCGCGCCGACCAGCGCGATGATCTTCGCAGTGAAGCGACCCATCGCCTCCGCGTCGCCGTTGGCGCCGAAGTAGCTGGACAGCTTCGACATGACGTTGGAGATCATCTCTCCGACTTCACGCAGGCCTGTGGCGAAGCCACGAGCGAACTTGAAGTAGGTTTCTGTATTGCCGAGACCGCCCTCACCGGGCTTCCCGAACATATGCTCCAGCAGGTCACGGAACGTGCCAGACTTGCCGAGGAAGCCCTCGGTCAATCCATTCAGGACCGCAGTGAGCTTGTCCTTCAGACCTCCGGTCTTGACTGCGTTGTACCAGTCGCTGATGTACAGGCTGAGCTGCTCGACGAACGGCTTGAAGGTGGAGCCCAACTCGGTCTTGATGACCTTCCAGGTGGCGCCGATGCGGCCCATCAAGAACTCGAGGCTCTTGCTGTACTCACCCCACGCTTCGCTGATGAAGTCGTTGCCTTCAGTCTGGGTTGCCGCCTGCTCTGCCAGCTCCTTCGTGCGCTTGAGCATCTCGGGAGACGCGATCATGTTCGCCAAGAACCGACCGAAGTCGGCGCCGAACATTGCCGACATCGCCTTCTGCCGATCGAGCGGCGCCTTGATCTTCTGGAACGAGCTGATCAGGTCGAAGATACCCTTGTTGGGGTCCTTCTTGAGTTTCTGCTCGATCTCGCCGTACGAGCCATACCCCAGCTGACCGGGAAGGCTCATGAACAGCCGGTCCTTCTCGGACCGATGGTGCTTCTTGGTGATGGCGTTCGCTTCCATCGTCAGTTCGGCGAGCGTTTCGCCGAGGCTGCCGAGGAATCGAGCGGCCTGCTGGCCCTGAGCACCGGCCTGGATGGCCGAGGCGCCGAACGCCAGAGTCGACTGCTGGTTCATTCCGAGCAGCGCGCCGGAGCCCATACCGGTGCGGAGGAACGAGAACATCTGGTCGGGACGCGCGGCAGTCTTCGCCGCCAGGAACGCAGCGATGTTGCCGAGGCGACGGACACCCTGGATGTCCTTCAATCGGCCGGCACCAAATTCCTGCGCGATCGCGTAACCCATGCCGTCCATGGCCTGGTCAGCTTCGACGCCGAAGGTCTTGGCGAGCATGGTGACCATCTCGCCCGTCTGTTCCGACATCCTTTCCGGAACACCGGCCTTGGCCGCCTCAACGACCGTCTGCATATAGCGGGCCGGGTCCTGACCGAGCTGAACGGCTTTCGGCAGAATGCGCTCACGAAGGCCGGCGAAGCCGCCGGGGATATCCTTCTCGTCCATGTTGATGCGGGCGTTGGCTTCCGCACGATCCATGTCGGTTGCCGATCGGATCGCCGAGCTGACGGCGCGGCCGGTGCCGTACGCCAGACCGCCACCGATGAGGCCGGCCTGGAAGCTGCCGCTCCGGACAGATCCAGCGACGGTGCGCATGGACGCTGCGAACGCGGCACGCGATCGAAGCGCTGACGCGCGCTGCTGCCGATCAATGCGCTCCCGATTACGCCACTGGGCGAGATGCAGATCGGTCTCTGCCTTGTGCAGAGACGCCGTCATGCCCAGGACGCGCTGATTTTCCTTGTTGTAGACCGAGCGATAAGCCTGGTGATACTTGATCTTTTCCTTCAGAGACTTGGCGAGGTCGTCCTTCTGGGAGCCCGACGCCTTCTGCCACGCCCGCGCGTGCGCCTGAATGTCTCGCTGCATGCCCTTGTAGACACGCGCGTTCATCTGGCCCAGCTCGCGAGCTTCCTTGGCCATGTCGACGTATTTCTTGGTCAGGCCGTTGATGGCCTTGCCGGTCCCCTGCAGATCCTTCATCAGCTGGGGCGACACGATCGGAGTCGTTATGGCGTTCTTCGCGAAGCTCTTATTGATCTGCTCTTTGAGAGCCTTAATCTTCGCCTGCAGAGCTGCGATGGTCGCCGAGCCGCTGGAGCGAAACTCCAGCTCGGCAATCATCTTCATGTGTTCGTCGGCCATTGCAGCTCCCTGGCTATTCGCAAAAGAAAAAACCCAGGGCGCTATTTGCCCTGGGCAGCTTTGATTGCTTCGGCGTCTCGTTGGTTCAGTGCTTGGACGCCGTCAGCGACGAGGATGAAGTCGTCGAAGTCCATTCGATCCACGGTTTCGAGCGTCCAGTGGAAACGCTCGAAGACCGGGAATGCGTCGGCGATGATGCGGCTTATTCGCTCGCCATGGGCTTCAAAAAATCCTCGAACCACTTCTTCATCGGAGCGAAGTCCTCGACGTCGATCTCGGAGATCACCTTCTCGTCGACCTCGCAGAGATCCGCGAGCACCTTCTCCATCGCGGCGATGGCATCCTTCTCCATGTTCTTGATGAAGTTGCGGAGGTCGCGCACCTTCGGGCGGCGAGCCTTCATCTCGACGTACGTCGCGCCGCGGTACTCGAAGGGATGGGAGAGGTTGAAGGTTTCCTGCTTGATTTCGTTTGCCATTGGTTTGCACACCTATTGCTGGGGGAAAAAGAAAAAGGCCCCGCCGCATGGCAGGGCCTTGAGTTGGGAGCCTGGCTAAGCCTTAGGAGGTGAAGCCCAGGATCCGGCGCGCGTTCGCGCTCTTGTCGACGCCACCGATCATGGTGACCTTGTTGAAGACGTCGATTTCAGCGACGACATTGCCGTCGATGTTGTGCTGGTAGTAGTTGGCGCAGACGTTGATGGTCATTTCGACCTTCTTGCCGGCTTCCGCCTTGCCCGTCTTGATCGCCTTCACCAGACACAGCGTGGTGATCACCACACCCTTGTCGCCGCCGCCCGGGGTGAGCAGGTAGCCGCGGAACGTGATCGGCACGTCGAGCGAACCCGGGCCGTAACCCAGCTTCGTCCAGATCTGTTCGTCCCAGGTATGGAGGGTGAAATCGAACTCGATCTTTTCGATGCCGAAGGGAATTTCGACGGTGCCGTCCATGCCGCCGCCGCGGAACTCTTCCACGGCGATGTTGATCTCGGGCGGCTGGAAGTTCGGCGCTTCGCCGATCTTGCCGACGCCGTCGATCCAGACGGTGAAGTCCTGGAGAATGTTGGAGTCGCGAAGATTGCTCGTGGTCATTTATCTCTCCGGCCACGCCGAAGCGCGCCCGACCCACGAGGGATCGAGCGGCTCGGTTGGCTCTTTTGGGTTGTTGGTGGAGTGCTACGCCTTAGCCGTTGGAGGCGACCGACCGATTGAACTCTTCGATGAAGTCGACGTAGTACTGCGGGTTGCGGCGAGCGCGGAACTGCAGGTGCTCCAGGAGCGCCGGCGGTTCGAGGTCGAAGTCGACCGTCAGCTCACCCGCAGCGAAGGTCGCCGGGGTGTTGATGTTCGCATCGATCCAGCACTTGCCGCCGATCAGCGCGCCGCGCGAGCGGAGCAGTCGGAGGTAGGAGTTGACGTCGAGCTGGATGTCGGCGAGCAGCTGCAGGCTGAACGGCTTGTCCATTCGGCTGCGCTCGGCGCGCTCCAGGCTCTCGTACACCATGTCCGCGGTGCGGCGAACCGAGAGGTGCGCCCAGAGCGGGTCGGTGCCGGTGCCGCGCACACCCCAGAACCGGAAGCCGTCGTCGTGGATGACGGTCGTGACCTGGGAGGCGTTGAGCATGTTCGCTTCGCAGTCGCGGTCGTTCGGCATGAAGTCGACCGGACGCGACGGGCCGCCGATGTTCTGGATCAGCTCGTTCGAGAACGTGTACCAGAAGCCCTTCTCTTCATCGACGCGCGCCTGGATGCCGGCCGCGTAGGCCGAAGCAGGCTTCTGCACGTAGACGGAGTTCTCGGTATCCCAGCTCAGGACGCCCGGATCGACGATCGAGATGCGCTGGCTGCCGTAGTCGCCGCGGTACTCGACCGCGTCTTCGTACGAGGTGCCGGGACCGTCCAGGAACGCCACCGCGCGGAGGCGGTCAACGATGGAGGCGAAGGCAACACCAACCGGGTTGGCGACGTGGCCGAGGGTTGCGGTGACCGAGGCGCCCGTGCCTGCGCCGGTGATGGTCACGGTCGGGGGATCGGTGTAGCCGTAGCCCGGGTCGGTGATGATCGCACCGGTCAGCTTGCCGCCAACCACCTGCGGGACCGCCTTCGCCTGGCGACCGCCGGCCGGGGGAGTCTGGATGACGATGTTCGTGGTGGCGAGGACGTAGGCAGTGCCCTGGTCGCCGATCACGAGGTTCTTGACGCCGTTGGTCGGGCGACCGCCGGTCAAACCCGGAGCGACGAGCAGCTTCGGCACGACGCGGAGCATCGGTCGGGCCTTGAGCAGCGACCAGATGCCGGTCTTGCCGGACGGCGAACCTACCGCGTTCGACCAGCTCTCTTCCTGGCTCTCGCCTTCGGCGACACGGGTCACCACGATCACAGCCGACTTCTGGCTGTAGATGGCGTCAACCGCGTCGAGCAGCGTGCCGGTGGACTTCAGCTGACCCGCCTTCAGTGCGTCGGCGAACACCGGCACCGGAGTGTTGAGCGGGAAGATATCCGGGTCAGCGTCCGGCGCCGTGCCGACCAAGCCGATCACGTTCGACTTGACGGTCTCAACCGGACCGGAAGGGCTGTCGAGTTCGATCGTCTCGAGGCCGTGGAGGTATTGAACAGTCATGGGTTCTCCAAAAGAAAAGGCCGCCCCGGTTAGGGAGCGGCCTGGCTTGGGTGTTGTTGGTGTTGGTCGGTCGGCTAGAACGTCAGCGCCAAATCGAAGAGCGCGGTCTTCTCAGCCTCAGATTTCCCGAGGCCTGCCACGCAGGCCACGATGAGCGGATTGTCCTCGACGAACTCGGTCGCGTAGTTCCAGTTGTCTTGGGTGTTCTGGTCTTGAGTCTTCACCCAGGCCTCGACGTCGGATCGCAGGTTGATCTGATTGAGAGCCAACCTGATCTGCCGCGCAGAAACCACGCGGGCGCGCGGGGGAAACTCCGTGATCTCGCCCGTCGTCGCATCGAACCTCTTCTGACCGAAGTCAGCCTGAAGATCGGCTCCGCTGTAACCGGTGATTTCGAGCAAGAGGCCGCCGATCGGAAACACCTTCGTCGCATCCTTGTTCACTGCCTGGAGCCGCCACGATCCGTCCGCTTCCTTGGTTGCGGTGACCTTGACGCTGTCGGCCGCGCAAAGCGGTGTCTCTCCATAGAGAGCGTCGTACCAGTCCCGCCCCGTGACATCACTCTTCGCGAAGAGGATGTTGGGCGGGAGATCGGCCGGATACGGATCGGGCTCGTATCGCGTCCAAGTTCCGTGGTTGATGATGTTCATGTCAGCTTATGCCACGTTGATGTTGTACCAGCTTCCGGAGCCGACCTGATACTGGATGTATCGATATCGAGCAGCCGTATAACCGCTGTTCCCGGACACGCCGGTAACGACCGCACTCCCACCGTAGGGCTCCTCCAGCGCACCACCCCAACCCGGACTCCAATCGCCCGCATAAACGGTCCGCATGCTGATCACCGGGTTGATGTTGCCCTGATGCCAGATGTAGCCGGCGCTGCCGAGATAGTAGGCCGCTCCGCCCATGTACTGGAGATATCCGGTGCCTCCAGAGTTGAGATAGAGCACGCCGCCATAGGCCCATGTATTGCCGGTCGCGATGACGGCGGGGGCCGAGATGTTGCCGGTGAACGTGTCGCCAGCCTTGTTTGCAGGCGTGAAGCCGAGGTTCGCCTGCGCGCCGATGTTCGTCCTCGCCTGCGCGGGATTGTCGACGTCGGAGAGGTTGTTGACTCCGAGCATGACCCGGCGCCACGGCGTCCAGATGTCATTCGCGAAGACGCGGATCCATTTGACGACGGCAGTGTTCGTGTCGAGCTGGACAGCCTGCTGAACGCAATAGTGCGTCGGGTTGCTGCCGTAGCTGTCGACGGTCAGATACCAATACGTTCCGGTTGACGGCGCGTTGGTCACCCCGGTCGGGCTCAACGTGTAATACGTGCCCGGAGCCATGAGGGTGTTCCAGTTCGTATTCGCTGCGATCGGTTCCGTCTGGAGGATGCCGATGTTCTTACGAGCCTGGACTTTGCTGGCATCGGGAAGTGTCTGAGCCTTGCCGAACGCGACGAACGTCGCATCGACGGTCACCTTAGAGTAGTAGAGCGAAGGATCCCAGGTCTGGGCAGCAGCAGCATACGACTGAGCCGCATCCCGAGCTGCCAGGGCATCACCCTTCATCAGGCCGATGGCTGCCCGATCGGCTGCCGTTGCGGCAGCGTCTGCGTCCGCATTCGACTTGTACTGGAGGGTCAGATCACGGGCCGCCTCGCACTTCGCGAGAGTGTCCATGACCGCCTCTTGGATGGCGGAGCCGACGTAGATTACCCAGTCGATGAACGGTCCGGGATTTCCGAAGATTGCCCGCGGGCGCAGCGTCAGCTGGCCGGAGTTCCTATCCCAAGCGACCAGCTCGGCGAAGGCGTAGTCGGTCATGCTGCCCTTGCGGGCGATGGTGACGAACGGCGAAGGCGCGAACAGCTCGCGCTCCGCCAGATCCGGGATCGCAAACACCTGGGTGGTGTTCACGTCCAGCGTCACCTGTGAATTGGAGTGAGCGAGCAAGAAGCCTTGCTCCGACACCAGCGCGATCTTGTCGAGCGCTGGCGCCAAGACCAGGTCCAGCCGGTTGAGGGCGAGGCCCTCAATGTAGGCGGTCAGACCGTCGATTGCGTCGAGTTCGTCCTCGTTCGAAGAAACGCGGCGATCGATGTCATCGAAACGCCGGTTCCAATATTCGGGATCGCCGAGGTTGTCCCTCGGCTTTACCCGGTAGTACTGATCATACCGGCGAGCCACGTCTTAGACCTCTTCGTAGCTGGTGACCGCATCGCCGTAGTCGGCGATCAGCGAGCCCTTGACGACCACGTCGCTGCCGGGACGCGCCCAAATCTTGGGAGCGATTTCGACCGCCCGAGCGAGCGTCAGGCGATAGCTCTTGTTCGGGTCGATGCTCGGAGCCGCCGGAGCGGCCCCGTTTTCGTTGTCTGCCATGAAGTGGATTCCTTACTTGGTGTAGAAGACCCGCTCGGCGACGTGGTACGTGACCTGCGGAGAGTTGGTCGTTCCGGTCTGGACGATCGTGAACTGCGTGGTGCCGGCCGGGAGACTGAACGTGTAAGTCTTCTGGTAGCGCTTCGCTTTCGAGTCCTTCAGCTCGGTGACGGTCGCGTTCGGCGTGTAATCCGTCGAGCCGACCCGAACCGAGATGCCGTAGGTGTGCGGCGTCGGATCGAACATTTCGAGCAGGTTCACGAACGTCAGGTTGTTCGCGGCGTTTGCCATCGCCGGCACGGTCAGCTTGGTCGAGACGTGCTTGAAGACCGTCTTCGGCCGCGAGACCGTCACGCGCGAACCCGTCAGATGCAGGATCGGCATCATGTCCTGAGTGCCGATGAACCGAGCCCTGAACTGCGCCAGCGGCGGAGCGACGGCGAGGATGCCGGCGTTGTCCGCGATCAGCGGCTGCCACTGACCGGTACCGTTCGGCCGCATCTCGTAAACGAGCTGGCACGAACCCGGAACCCACTGCTCAGCCAGGATGTCGATATCCCGGAAGCCGCCGTCCAGGTTGATCGGAGCGAACTCGATCGCGACCTGAGCCGAAGCGAACTGAGCGCCGTAGACCTGGATCATCATGTCCTTGGTCAGGTCGCCCATATAGTAGATGCCGTCCGTCGAGTAGAAGAACGTGCCGTCCAGATAGTTCTGACCGGAGGTCATGCCGATCTGGTGGTTCGCGTTCGAGATGAACACGAGCGCGTAACGCTTGCCCTTCCCGAGGAAGGTCGGCTGGATCGGGCAGATGTTCCAACCCGTGCCGATCTGGGCCTGCGGGTAGGTCGTCTTCAGGCAGACCTTGGACAGGTCGGGCATACCAGCGGTCACTTCGCAGAGCGCGAGGTGGATGTCTTCATTCGCGGCCTTGGCCGTGATGTAGAAGCCGAGCTGGGTCGCGATGATGTCGTTCGAGACCAGGAAGGTCTGAGCAACCTGCGCGCCCGTGATCGAGAGGTCGGTGGTGACCTCGTACATGAACGGCTCTTGCCAGGTGTCGATCCAGTAGTAGTCCGTGCGCTGCCAGGCGTAGGGATGATCCCACGACGCGCCGTTGTTCTGAACCGTCGTGAAGCCCGTGGTGTTGAAGTCGTACAGGTTGGTGGTGTCGACAGCTTGACCCGGGGTGCTGAAGTTGTTGCCGTTGGTGCAGACCGTGTAGCTGCCGCCGTACCGGACACGCGAGCGGGCCATGTAGCCGACCTGCATCGAATGCACCTGATAGCCGTACTGCGAGATGCCGAGCGACGAGGTGTAGGGGCCCGTCTGGATCTTCAGGACGTTGCTGTACTTCGGCATCAGGTAGCCGCCGGCCAGAGACGCGTTCGGATCGTTCGCCGAGAACAGCGAGATTTCGAACTGGTTCTTGTTGGCGTCGTTGAACCGGATGCCCTCTTCGACCTTTGCGTCGTAGCCGAGCAACAGCGTGTTGTTGTAGTCCGACTTGTTCGGCATCAGGAAGAAGTCAGCGTCGAAGCCGGAAGCGTCGTCCGGATAACGCAGGCTCTCCTTCACGCGCGCCAGGTCCAGATAGACCCGGGAGAGGTCCGACTGGTCAGCCAGGCCCTTCACGCGGTTCGCGAGGTCGGCCAAGTCCGATGCCAGCGAGGTCACTCGCGGCTCGATGATGCCGCGGAAGGTCTCCAGCAGGTCGGTGCGGATGTCGAGGGCGTCGGTCGAGACGACCGCGTTCTGATCCTGCATCTCGATCGAGATGATCTGCGTGGTGTCCAGCGTGATGTGAGCGATCACGACGTGGGTCGCAGGAACGGCCGGAGGAACCGGGTCAGCGGCTTCGGCGCCGGCCGTGAAGACCAGCTGAGCATCGCGGGACTCGGTCATGGACACAGCGCGGGGCTCGACCGTGCCGGTGTCGACGTCGGTCAGATAGTCGCGGGTCTGGATATCCGTCTCCGTCTCCTGGCCATAGGCCGACACGGTGACGATGCGGCGAGCCGCGGCAGCCACGTAGGTGGCCACGGACTGCGTCAGGACGACCCGGCGCCCGTAGACGGCGCCCAAGTCGTAGACCCGGCCGGCGCCAACCGTGACCTCGACCTGGCCGGTCTTGGTCACCATCAGCCCGGAGTACTTCCGGGATGCGCTGATGCCGTCCAACACGATGTTGTCCATCGCCTGCTGCGCATATTCCTGCAGGTTGTTGTGGTCGGTCGCGACCTGTTCCTGATAGTCGCGAAAGATAACTTTGCGGTCCATTGAGGGCCTCTTGTTGACGCACGAAAAAGCCCACTGTCCCCGCGGGACAATGGGCTCATGTGCAATGGTTGAGTTGGATCAGATGACGATGCTGTCGCCAGCCCAACGCGGCAGGCCGGCGATGAAGCCCGGCTTGGTGTTGGTATCGAGCAGGATCTGGTCAGACAGGCGCTTGGCTGCGCCGACCGCTTTCCGGTTCTTCAGCATCTGCGTGCCGTCATGCGGAGTCCAGAAGCGCGAGCGCGGCACGAAGGGCTCGTTGATGCGGGCCTTGAACCTGCTCCACTTCGACGGCATGGAAACCTTCAGCTCGGCAGTCTTCGGCTTGACGCCATAACGCCCCACTCCCATGAACTGGATCGAAGGTCGCTTCGCCGGATATTCGACCGAGGCGTCGTAGACCGGGTAGCGCATGTAGAGGCGATATCCAGCCCGAGAAGGGACGAAGAACTTGTGGAAGTTCACCCGGTTCGAGAAGACGGCGTTTCCGTTTTCGTGTCCGGCCTGAACCACCAGGTCCGGCTGCGCCTGCACCGGCTCCAGCTGCGGACTGATCGAGCTGCGCCAGGGCGCCTTCATGATCGGCTCGATCGAGACGATCCGTTTGTAGGCGGTCGACGGGATCGGAAATTTGCCCTTCTGATTGGTGGGCGTGTTGCAGAAGATCGAGTACGGCAGCTTGGCCTTGATGAAGAGCCGGAAGTAGCTCCCGTAGTTCTCGACCCTGGTGTCGGTCTCGACGCCGTTGACGACCCATCGGGCGCGTCGAGCGGTTCGCTCAGCAGCTCCGTTCGGGTACGGAAACTTTCCATTCAGGAAGCGATGCGCCCGGCCGCCGCCCATGAACATGCGGTAGTCGGCGGTGGCGTTCTCCCACTCCTGCCAGGTTCGCACCTGCGGCAGCTTCTGCAGCCAGGCCTCGCGCTGCTCCTTGGTCAGCGATGGACCGGTGAACAACGTGCTCGGGGGCGTCTGCGCCTTCAAGAGCTTGCTGTCCACGAGATCGAGATAGGTGTCGATACCCTGCAGCGTGCCCTTCAGGCGATGATGCCTGATGGCGTTGGCGACGACACTGCGTCGCTTGGTGATCGGCCAGCTCGAGTCCCACAGGTCGACCGAAAGAGCCCACGCCAGGTAAGGCAGCAGGTTCTCCGGGCATTCCCACGGGTTCCAGAGCAGCCGGATCGGAATGTCCAGCTCAAGGAGGCGATCGACCTGGGATGCCAGCGTCCGCTCGTATTCGGTCGCGTTCGGCGCCAGGATGTGGTCCATCAGGCGCGTCGGATACTTCGCCATGTTACTCCACCCTGAGCTGCTGCGGCGTGATCGCGGCGCTTTCGATGATGACGCTCTGGTCGGTGCCGGCGACGACATTCTCTGCCGGCGAGATCAGATCAACCGACTGGACGCCCTCCTGGTTGAGGGCCGAAATGATCGCGGACCTGGTCAGGTCTCGGCCGATCAGCGATACGTTGTCCCGGACCTTCTGCAGCGCCTTGGCGATGTCGGCCATCACCAGCGATGCATCGGGGCCCGGATAGAGCCAGATGTTCGCGACGATCTGAGCGGTGATCGGCTTGACCGGCACGACGTTGACGACGTCGGTGAGCGGCCGAATGCCCTTCGAATTGATGCGGTCACGGACCAGGAGGATGGTTGCCTTGGTCGGCACCGGATTGGATCCGCGTGCCATGACCGTGATCTTGACCCTGCCCTTGTCGTCCATCTTGACCGCAGTGGCGTCGCGGACGTTGGCCGGGTCGGCAGTGAGCGCCTGGAAGATGTAGGCGCCTTCGGAGCCCGCGGTCGTGAAGGCCTCGGGCGCGAGCTGGGCTCGGCGGCGCACGCTTTCGTCCGTTTCGCCGGCAGCGCGCTCGACGCCGAAGAAGGCGGCCAGGTTGTCGAGATCGCCGCCCTTGGAGAAGGCCAGCATGACGGCACGGGCCGCCGCGTTGATGCGGGCTCGCACCAACATCTCGCCGTAGGCTTCTGCCTCCAGGACGATGTTGGTGGGCGACTGCTCAAGCTTCAGAGCAGCCGCCAGCTTGTCGTTCTTGGAGAGGACGTCGTCCTGGTACCGCTTGAGCAGCACTTCGAAGTCGATGGTCTCGATTACGTCGGGCGGCGGCAGCCGCGCGAAGTCGATGTAAAGCGCGGGAGACTCGTAGTTCGGCATCAGGCCCTCGCCTTAGATTGTTGTTTTTGTTCGCTTGAGCTGCGCGTCGATCAGGTCGACGCCCTCAATTGTGATGGTGATTTCGCCGGATGAGTCGAATGCATCGACTGACACGCGGGACACCTTGAACTCCGGTTCGTAGGTGTTGATGGCGGAGATCGCTGCCATCATGCCGGTCATGAGGGTTTCCTCGTTACCCGGCTTGTCCTGCATGTTGATGAAGTTCGAACCCCACCACAGCCGCATCAGCCGAACGCCGATGCGCGTGGTGAGGATGGTCTCGATGGACTGCTTAATGCGCGGCCAGCCCTGAACGTATTCGCCCGTCTTCCGGTCGATATCGATCAGGTGCTCAGTTGCCAGCGCCATCCGCAGAGGTCTCCGTCACGACTGCGCCGGCAGCCGAAGCTGCGCCAGTCTTTGCCTTCTTGGCGGGAGCGGCCGGAGCCGGCTTGTCCTCGACCTTGGTCAGAGCGTGGCCGAGATACTTGGCCTGCCCCTCGGTGAGGGTCACGACCTTGCCAACGGGCTGCTTCAGCCCGCCCAGCCAGATTTCCTTGTCGACGGTGTATTGCGGCATTGTTCTTGTTCCTTGTTACGCGATCTTGGCCCAGACGACCTGCGAGGGACCGGACTCGGTCATCACTCGTTTGTCGGCCATCTCCTTCGGGCCAGCGACGCCGAGGTTCACTCGGCCGCCGTTGATGTAGACCCAGCGTCCATCCACGCCGCAGGAGCACTCGGAGGCGCCCTTCACTTCGACGTAGCTTTCCTGGATCGTGACCTTGGTCTTGTCCTTGCCCTGGCTGACGACGATCGAGGAGTCATCGAGCTTGATGTTCGCCTTGTCCTCACCGAACGAAAGGTTCAGGTCGTTCTCGGTCCACTTGATGATGGCGGTCTTGTCCTTGAACTGGATCTTGACCTGATCCTTGTCCATGACGACATCGGCCTTTTCGCCATCCTCGCCGTAGCGGAGGTGGACCTTCTCCTCGTCCTGGCGGTAGAACGACTTCTTGTCGCCGACCGTCTTGACGATCTTCTCCTGGTCCGCCAGCACCTGAGTGGTGTCTGAGTGGCCTTCCTCTTCGACCTGCGGGATCTTGCGGGAGGCCTGCTGCTTCTGACCGGCACCCTGCCCGTCAGCACCAGCTGCGCCACCGGGAGCCTGGAAGCTGCCGCCGGCAAGGACGCTCTGGACGGTCTGAACGATGTTGCCGACCGAGGTCAGGTTCGTCAGGCCCTGCAGCTGCGCGAGCTGTCCGAGGTTGGCGAAGCCCGACATGTTGCTGATGTTGATCAGGCTGCTGATTTGGCCAAAGTCCGCGACGTTGGCGAGGTTCAGGTTGGCGAGACCACCCATGTTGCCGAGGTTGCCGATCGCGCTGGTGAAGTTGGACATGTCCAGGCCGTTGAGGCCGGCCATTCCAGCGAGACCGCCGAGATCACCCATGGCGTCCATGTTGGCGCCCTTCTTCTGGATGATCAGGTGGTGCGTGTTCTTCGTGACCCGCTGCCAGGTGCTGTACTTGTCGTTGCCCTGTTGGCCGCCATCAGATGCGCCGCCGGCACCGCCGGATGAGCCGCCCTGCTGACCGCCGTTCTTCTGATCCTCTTCGTCCTCGACCAAGTGGACAACTTCGTCCGGCTTGTCGTGGGGCGACGGGGTCTCGGGGCCGTAGTGGTAGGGCTCGGCGGTTGCCAGCTCCATCATGCCGTTGACGCCGCGGAGCAGCGCGTACTGGCCTTTCTTGGGAGGGACCGACGACTTGATGGTTCCGTGGGAGAAGCTCTTCCACGGCTGCCAATCGCTCTTCACTGTGTCGCCGCGCTTGCCGCCCGAGCCGCTCGGCGTGTCGTCCTGCCCATCGTTGAGCTTGACGTACCAGCGCTGCTTCTCGAACTTGACGTCGACGATCTTGCCGAGCCGCTCTTTGCCTTGGATCTTGCGTTCAAGATCCTGCATTCGCCGCTCCATAGCGAGCAGAGCGCGCATGGCGGTTAGTCCTCTGGGGTGATGTCCAGCGTCTCTTCGGCGTGGGCGCCGCTTGCCAGATTGATCTGGCCGAGCGCCGTGACGCGGCTGCGGGGCACCTTGTTGATCCGTTCACCGTTGAGGAAGAAGTACGAGCGCTCGACCGACCGGTTCCGGCCGATCATCAAGTCACTCGTCCATTCAACGATGCCGACAGCGATGCCTTCTCGTCGCAGCTCTGGCTGGCTGATGCGTTTGAAGATGACCTTCGTGGCGGGCGCTGCGTTGGGGTCGCCGAAGGTGTTCAGGTTCGCCATGATGGCGACCTTCTCGACCAGGTCCCACGCGTTCGCGTCGCCGTCCATCTGGACGTAGCGGTTCTCGTCGATGATGACGACAACCACGCGGAGGCAAGCGTTCAGCTCGCCGGTCGAGTGATGCTCGGTCGGGACGTTCATGACCGCGACGCGAGCGCAAGGCGTCTTCAGCGTCCAGTCTGCAATGTCCTTCTCGTCAAAGAGACCATCGTACCAGTCGACGTTCATCTCGGGTGCGATGGCATTGATGGCCTCAATGACGTTGGTTCGGAAGTTGACGATCGCGCTCATTATCTTGCTTTCAGGTGATCGCGGATCATCTTGCTGATGCGCCGCGCGTTCTCAGCGGAGAAGCCCATGAACGGGCGAGCTGGCGAATGCGGCGTCGATTTCTTCTTGTACTTTCCGCGGCTGTTTTTCACGCCGTCCTGGACGTACGAGCTGTACGGGGCGTCGGAGATGACCTGGAAGCCGTGGTTGTCGACGTCGCCCGTGTGGATGCCACCGACGAGCTTGCCGGTCGCATACAGCGGCCAGTCGGTGCCCTTCAGCTTGATGGTCAGCGCCGCGAGGCCCGCCCAACGCTCTCCGGTCGGACTGGTCTGGGTCTTGTTGATGCGGTTCTGCGTCGAACGGACCATGTACTCGGCGGCTTGCTGCCAGACCGGCTCCATGTGCTCCGCGTCTTGCAGGAGCTGGGTGATCCGCTTGTTCAGCTGAGCCAGAGACTCAGCATTCATCCTGACGCTGACAGAGGGCATTACGCCCTACCGCAGTCGAACGACCCTCCGGAACGCTTGACGTTCGGATTCGTCGTCTCTCCGGTGTCCGGATCGGTCTCCGGCGGCAGCCCGAGGCCAACCTTGCCGGTCGAAATCTTCTCAAGCAGCGCCAGCGCATCCTCGTACCGGACGCGCATTTCGTCGGTTCGGCCGCCGCGCCCGAGCGCGATCTTGTAGACCGCGATGTCGATCGCGCAGTTCTTCACCACGCCGGGCGTGGGATCAACTGGGATCGTGTACTGGGCTGACAGGTAGGCGTCGCAAATCTCGTCGGCCGCCAAGAGCCCCTTGTCAACAACGAGGGGGTCTGGCGTACCGTCACGGTCGTAGTCAGCGATCTTGACGAGGAGGTCGGTGCCGTAAAGCTCGTCGATGTCTTCCTTCGTCGCGTATCCCATGACCACTCCTGCCGATTACTCGGACTTCTTCTTCGCGGTCTTGCCGCTCTTCTTCTTCGGCGTTGCGGGCTTGCCATCCGTTTCCGGGGCAGCTTCGCTGTCGCCCTCGCCTTCGTCGCCGGATTCATCGCCAGCTTCGTCAGCGGCCTCACTGGCTTCGTCAGCCGGCGCTTCGGTCTGCTCGGGCTGCGTCTCCGCAGTCACCTCGACCTCGGCTTCGGGCTCGACCGTTTCCAGCTCGGGCTCGTCGTTGCCGTGCAGGTTGGCGAAGCGAGCGGCCCGGACGTCATCCGGCACGAGCTTGCGGACGCGACGCTTATAGTTCGCGGTCGCTTCACGAGTGCGGAAGCCTTTTGCTCCAAGCATTCTTGTTCTCCAGAGTCACAAAGAACCCTCCCCAGCTTCGAGAGCTAAGGAGGGTCTTGTGTTTCAGCTGTTAACCGTCAGGGGGCTGACGATTAGGCGGCCAGCTTGTGCTTGAACGCCACGATGCGGATGATCTTCGCTTCGTAGACGCGCTTCCAGTTGGCGACGTCGGCCAGCTCGGTGTTCGACGGGGTCACGCCGGCCTGGTTCGTGCCGAGCCACTTGACGCCACGCGGATGCATGACCCACTGGCGACGGTTCACGATGTACTCCTGGCCCATGCCCTTCAGAGCCTGGCGCTCGACTTCCACCGGCACCTTGGGCGACTTCTCGCCGAAGCCGACCGCGCCGGGGCCGAAGATGTAGGTGGTGAACACGCGGTTTGCACCGGAGCCGGTCACCGGCATGCTGTCGTCGACGATGACGGTCTTGCCGAGGTAGGTCGGGATCGTCAGCTTGCCCTGGGAGTCGGGCACGAAGTCGATCAGGTCGGCCTTCACCATCGCCTTCAGGGTCAGCGAGTGGACGGCCACGGCGTTCAGACCGCCCTGCTCGTCGCCGAGCAAGAAGGCTGCGTCGATGAACGAGTCGGCGTCGAAGTTCTCGGCACCACCGGTCAGGGTGGAGATGTCGTTGACGTTGGCCGCCATGTCGGTCGAGCCCATGGCGCCGGCCAGGGTCGCGAGCAGAGCGGTCTGCATGCGCTTGTTCCACCAGTCGGCGAAACGGTTGGCGATCGCGTCGATCGGGTCCGCGCCGGACAGGTCGGCCGCGAGGTCGCTCGAACCGAACGCCTTGCCGCGCAGAAGCTTCACGGCCACGTCCTGGCCGGTCGTCATCTTGCTGACGGTCAGGTCGGTCGTGTCGTCGAGGATCTGCTCGGCGTCGGAGGCGTCGAGGTCGTTGAAGAACGGCATGTTGACCGTCTTGCCTTCGATCTCGGCGTCGATGACGCTAGAGAGGTCGGTGATGATCCCCGACTGGAACAGCTCCGACTTCTGCGTCGAGAGCACCTGGACGTACTTGTTGAACTTGGTCGGGACGATCATGTCCGCGAGACGAGTCTCAGTCATTTCTCACTCTTGAGTTTGACTGGCCTTTGCCCTCTTTGGGTGCAGCTTTTTGCATTCATGCAAACGCCGGGGCGCGAACGTCCCGGCGGTTGCGAATGAATGAGCGTGTTGGGGTTTAGTCCGTGACGCCGGCTGCAGCCTTGAGCTGCTTGGCCAGTTCGGGTTTGGTATTTTCCAGCACCATCTGCTGGGTGATGTTGCGCGTTTCCTTGGCCCAGGGGTTCGTGACCCCACCGGCCGGCGGTGCGCTGTGGTTGCTGGGGTTGGTCCCCAGACCGCGCTTCTCGTCGGGCTTGAAGAGAGCAGCACGGCTTTCGCGGATCTCGCCGACGAGATCAGCGACGGTGAACGCGGCGCCCGTGTGATCCTTGATGCGGGGGTTGCCCTTCTCGTCGATGACATCGACGACGACTTCCCCGTCCTTCATGGACGTGCGGACGAACTTGCTCACCAGGAGTTCGACGGCATCCCGCGCGTCGTCCAGTGGGTTGGCTTTTGCGACCTCAGACTTGATCTGGCTGTCGCCCATCAAGTTCTTCAGTTGCCCCGTCAGGCTTTCGTTCGCCGACTTCAGGCCCTTGACCTCGGTGGTCAGCTCGGTCTCACGCACAGTCCACTGTGCCTGGAGCTGACCCTTGAGGGTCTCAACCTTGGTGTTGGCGATCTGCTCAGCCTCTTTCGTGGGATCGAGTGCAGACAGTCGTGCCGCCGTTTCGACCGCCGTCTTGGCGGCTTCCGGCGTGATGTCTCCGAAGGCGGTGACACGCTCGATCGCGGTGCGAGCCGCGGCGGCGTCGAGGCCTTCGTAGGGCTTCAGCTGCGCCTGGAGCACGGAAACGTTGTTGCGTTCCGCACCGAGCGCCGTCTTCAGGCCCTGGGTGTTGTCGAGTTGGAAACCATCGATCGGCGTGACGTTCAGGAAGAACTTCCCGTCCTTCTGCACGTAGTAGCCGCGGAGGCCCTCGTCGAGTTCATTGAGATCAGTAACGACTGCTTTGAGCATATCCATCCCGGAAATGCGGGGCATCCCGCCCCTCGTGATAAAAGACCCCAGGCGTCCCGCCGTGAGGTCCGGTGATATCCCCCAGGAGCGGGGGAATCGGAGTTGCCAGCAGCGATCGGTCGAGGTCCGTCCCGGAAGCTCGGTTGATCGGTACTGGCGAATTGGTGTTGGCTGGCACGGCAGGTCTCGAACCTGCGACACCCTCGTTAACAGCGAGGCGCTCTACCGGCTGAGCTACATGCCAAGAATTTGTTCAGCGGCGGCGCGGGCGTGCGGCGCGCTCTTTTGGTATCTCTGCCCGTCTTGTGCAGGATGCGAGCTGAGACCGCTGAAATCGCGCTCTACTGGAGGAACCCAGGAGCGCGCGAACCCACGACGTAAAAAGACCCGCCAGGCGATTGATCCTGGCGGGCTAGAAGTCGGAGTGAGAGCTGGTGTGAGCGGGCACCCATACGGTGTGCCTTTCGCTATCTCGCAGGCAGAGCCTAACCGAGCGCTCAGGCAGCCAGAGAAATTTCCTCCACGGGAGCGAAGTCCCGCTCGAAGGCCTCGGGCTTCTCGAACCCGATCGAATTGTCGGCGTAGAAGACGACGATGTCGCCTGCGCTGCAGGACTGCACGCCGAAGGGCGTGCTCATCGTCAGACCGCCCAGGCTGTTCATCTCCAGCTCGCCCGCTTGGATGCGGGTCACCAGCCAATGCGGCGGCGTCTCGTCAGCGACCTGACCCCAAAGTGGCAGGCGGAAGGCTTGGACGAGGTTTTTGCTGAGGAAGAGCTGCACGGTCACTCCATTTGCATTCAAGCAAATCTATACGCATGATATGGGGGTTCTGTCAAGGGTCGATCCAAAGAAAATGCAAATCAGTGCTTGCCGAAGAAAAGCCAGATCAGCCACAGCGCAAACAGGGCGGGAACCGCCTTCCCGAGCAGGAAGGCCAGCCCGACGTTGCGAGCCATCCTGACATCTCCTGCTATCTGCTGGACGTGTTTGTCGCCGGGCGGAGCACCCAATACCTCCGGCCGCGGAAGGCTGCCGGAGGGCATCGGAGGATCGTCGTCAGGTGACAAGTACGGGGCCGGGAGGCCTTTCGCCCGCGCTTCCAGGTTCAGAATGTGCTGCCACTTTGGGATCTTTCGCGCCATGCTTGACCTTCTTCTTGCCCTTGACCGTGAACTTGGGCTCGAAGCAGATCGGGCAGCAGTAGTACTCGTCCCCGACCAGCTTATCGAACAGAACCACGGACTTCGGGATCATCCGCACAAGCTCGCGCACCAGCGTGCCCTGCTTCAATGAGCAGGGCTCGCAGAAATATTGCTCGGCTTTCAGTTCCAGTACGATCTCAGCCATGGGACGCGCCACCTACCATGTGCATTTGCACCCGTCAATCAGATTTGCTTTTTGGGCCGATCCTGATTGTTGGGGAAATCAAACGTCTTCGGGGTACCCCCGGTTCCGTTTGCAGGCGTGTTGCTGTTGGCCGCTGCCGGGTCCGTCGTCTTCGACGGGGCGGCGGCTGGGTCGGTGGCGCTGGCGTTCGGATCGGTGCCGGCCGTGAGGGCCTGGTCGATCGCTGCCAGCGCGGTCAGCTCGTTCTGAATGTTGAAATCGTCGCCGAGCAGGTTCCGCTTGTAGACTTCGCGCAACAGGGTCTCTCGCGAGATGCCGCGCTTCTCGTACATGGCGACGAGCTGCTTCACCTCCTCGATCCGATCCTTGGTGTTCGAGAACTCGGTGTTCAGGATCACCTGGACCTGGCTGTAGTCCTTGCCGGTCCACTGCCCCATGAACTTGATCGCCTTCTCCAGCGCGTCCTGGCAGTTGATCGCCATGTCGTGGACGACGGAGTGGACCCGCGTTTCCTGGATGTCGCGCTCGTTCTGCGGCACGTACTGACGGTGCGTGCCCGTGACCGGGTTGAGCGCCATCATGTCCATCTGCATTTCGAGCTTGTCGAGATCCTTGGCGCCGCTCTCGATCGCCGTGCCGCGGGGCTCGACGTAGTACCAGCGGCCATTGGCTTCCGGCGCGTAGAGCACCTTGTAGGGGCCGATCGCGAACTGCTTCTCGTCTTCCGGGTCGATCTGGACGCCGGAGCACGCCAGCATCGGGAAGCGCGCCGCCGACAGGATCGACCGCTGGTCCGAGCTGGAGATCCAGTGCTCGATCTGCTTGTAGGCGAGATCGATGAAGATCGGCCGAGCCAGGTAGTCGGCTTCCTTTTCGCCGGCATACATGGTCACGAAGGGAACCTCGGCCATGTTCTGCAGCGGGGTCTCTTCGATGAAGTCCCAGTTCGAGCCGCCGGACTGAGCCTTCTGCTCCCAGAGCTGCACGATGCCCGACGTCTTGGTCGGGTCAATCTCGATCACGCGGATCTGGTTGTAGAGCACCTCCTTGAAGCCGTCGCGCTCGGCGCGCTGGCTGCGGATGCGGACGTGGACGGTCTTGGTGTCGCCGCCGACATACATGTCGTAGGCAGCTGCCACGTCGTCGACCTTGTACATCTTCATGAAGGGGCGAGCGCCGGATGCCTTCTGATCGGCGAGGCTCTTCATGTTGTAGGTATCGGGATGGTCCACCAGAAGGTGGCACATGCCGTCGAGCATCGAGTTGTTGAAATACTGGTGCCCGAAGATGTGCAGGTGGTTGCCCTGCAAATCGATGTCCTGGGTCCACAGATCGAGGTCAGGATCGCCGTTCTGGACCTTCAGCAGGGTTCGGAAGGGCTTGGCGGAAGCCGCATCCACGGCCTCCCTGAGCTTGTTGAGAGCGAACGTGGAAGCCAGTCGTGCCTGGTACCGGGTGTCCGACTCCTTCTCGTATTGCGGAAGGAAGGTGGCGCCCTGTGCCCGCATGGTCTCCGTGCCGCCGTAGACGGCGCGGAGCATCGCGGTGCGGGTCTGCATCGTTTCCGCGGCAGACGAGAGCTGCCCGGGATTACCCGTCTTGGGGGACGGGGTGTATTTGATCTGAGTGTCGGCCATTTCTTGGGGACGTCCTGACTTTACCAGTCAAGGATCGCGGCCTTGCGAGGTCCGAGGAGTTCGTTGAAGGCGTCGGACGCTGCGTCCACCTGGTCATCATGGGTGCCAAGCGGGAACATTTCCAACTCATCGGTGAAGCACTCATTCCAGTGCGCCTTCACCATCTTCATGTTGCGACCTTCGCACTGCGCAGCGAACGCTGCAGCGCGGGTCTCCTTCGAGCCTGTGGGGCGGATTGCCTTGATGCGATAGCCGGCGAGCCGGCGGATGAAATTCTGGGCCTGGCTCTTGCCGGCCTGGCCCGGGTCTTGCGGGATGACGATCTGGACCGAGTGTCCGTCGCTGCGCGCGGTGTCGAAGATCTTCTTCTCGACTTCGAGCGCGGAGCCGCGGAAGCGGATCACGTTCTCGATGTAGAAGATGCCGTTCATGTCCTTCGACATCAGGACGCCGACCGTGTAGTCGCCGTCAGCTGTCGCGGCCAAATCCCATGCGCGCACGCGGACGCGGCGGGCCGGCATCTCGCCGGGCTGCTCGAACCAGGCGGCGCTGAACATGCCGCCGTCGTCGGCCATCGGCTGCTGCTGGTAGAGAGCAGCGAAAGACCGTTCGCCCAGAACGTCCATGCGGTCGGTGAGAGCCGCATAGGAGAACCGGTTCGGCGCCAACGGCTCGTTCGGCTTTCGTCCGAGGGCGTCGCCGGGGACCGTGCCATCGTCGTTGAGGATCAGATCCTCGGTGCCGTCCTCGCGCTTGATCTTCTTGGTGTAGGGCAGTGCCGGCAGGTACAGGATGTCCCACGGCAAACCCTTGCCTGACTGCGCCAGGTCGACCAGGCGGCCGGCGATGTCGTCGTAGTGCCACCGCGTCAGCGTGAGGACGATTGCGGCGTCCTCTTCGAGACGGGTGTAAACGACGTCGCGGTACCAATCCCACTGGTCCTGACGGAATGAGGCGGAGTTGGCGTCCTTGCGGTCCTTGATCGGATCGTCGATCAGGAACAGGTTTGCACCCTTACCGGTGGTACCGGTGCCGACGCCGACCGCGAAGTATTTGCCGCCCTTCTCCAGCTCCCATTCATCGGCAGCGCGATTGTCGGAGCGGATCTTGGCGTCCGGGAAGAGCGTCTTGAACTCTTTGCCCTGGACGATGTTGCGGACGTCGCGGCCGAAGGTCGTTGCGAAGTCGCCGTTGTACGATGCCGAGATGACGTTCTTCTCGGGGTTCCTCGCCATGTACCAGGCGGGAAAGCGGCGGGTGGACAGCTCCGACTTGCCATGTCGCGGCGGAGCGAACAGCATCAGTCGCTTGATCTCGCCGCGCTCGACCGCCTCCAGCTTCTGGGCAACCAGGTGGTGGAACGGGTCGGCGTAGTATTTGTGGAGCGTGTACTCAGTGAAGTCGATGAGGTGCTCGCGGCCCCTCCGACGACGCAGGAGTTCGGCCGCCGCCTCCTCCGGGGAGACGTCGATCAGGTTGTTCATTTTGTTCTTGTTGTTGAGATGGAGCGGCGCGGCGGAATCGAACCGCCGTCTTGGCGAGCGACGCAGAAAGGTTGATCAGACCCACCGCTGCCGCCGTTGCGAACCGGTCACCGCGAAAAGAGGACCCCACGCCCTCTGGCCAAGAGGATCGTCCTGTTGATTCAGGACTTCGTATTGCGGTCGATCTGACTGCTCGTGCAGGCTGCTATGTGCGACTTAGTCCGCGCCCTCGTGGAAGGTTCTTTGGCGGATACCCCTTACCGAGACCAGTTTCGGCACAGGCAGTCAGATGCGATCCCGTCAGGGGTCTTGTTTGCTGGATTAGAACTTGAAGCCCGGCGCCTGGATCTCCAGGTCGGCCTTGCTGCTGGAGCGGACGGCGACTTCCACGAAGGCGGTCGGAGCGCCATTAACGGTCGGGTCGCCGTAGAACTTGACGATGCGGAGCCACTTCCCGTCCGTGTCCTGAACGAGGTCGGACACGGTGACGAGACGGGCATCTTCCACCTGCAGTTTCTGGTGGACGATCGAGATCGAAGACATGAGCTGCTCCTTAGACGATGTGCAGCTTGGCTGCGTCGTATTGGGCGAACACGCCCTTCTCCCAGAACCCGACCTTGCCGCGCATGGTGAAGGAATCGCCGGTCTTGGCGTAGTTGGCGAACGACGTCGCGGCTGCCTCGACGTACTCGGTGGCGCGCTCGTCGAGCTTCGGGATGTCGATCAGCGCGGTGCCGATCTTCAGGGCGTCGGTTGACACGTTGAGGCCGGCGAAGAACGCGGCGTCGTTGGTGTGGTTCTTGACGATGAAGTGGCGGGAACCCGTGAGGATCTTGGCGGCACCTTCGATCTCGCTCAGCGACTGGACGGTGCTGCCGACGACGTGCATGACGGTCACGTTCATCTTGCCGTCTTCGACCATGGCGAGCAGACCGATCTCGCTGAGCAGGGTCAGCGTGGGGGTCAGCAAGCCGGCCTGGATGTCGATCACGGTGACCGGGCTGCTGGGCAGCGCGTCGAACACCTTGATCTGGCCGTCCGAGCTGGACAGGTCGATCACTTCCGTCACGTCGGGATGGAAGCGCTTGAGATTGCCCTCGGGCATCTGCGTGTCGATCGCTCGGGCTTCGACGCCCTGAGCCTTGAAGTAGTCGAGCACTGTTCGTGCCACGACGGTCTTGCCGACACCGCCTTTATCGGCGCCGACGATTACCAGGAGGGGAAGTCCCATCTTGAGTTCCTCTTTGGGAGTTTGGATTTGGATCGGCGGAGGGTCCGGCTGGATCTCTCGCTTCACTTCGGAGAAGTTTCGCGCCTGCTGCTGGCTCATCTCCAAAAGTTCACGCCGTTGCTGGCGGATGCTTTCGGAGACGCCCATGGCGCCTCGCCTGTCGACAGCCATCGGTCACTCGCTAGTTCGGGGTGCCGTAGGTGTCGTACAGCTCCGGTAGCAGCCCCATGTTCGAGAGCACCTGAAGGACGGTCTTGGCGGCGGTCTCATCGCCCCGGATGGGGATCAGGGACTCGCGGGCGAACACGTCGTCGAACAGGCGCTGGTCGATCGCCCTCGCCTCCTCCTCGGTCTGCTTGCGACCGTACGGCTGGTACGGCTTCACGCGCTCGATGATGAAGTTGAGGTTGTTGTAGCTGTTGAACAGGCTGCGAGCTGACTGCTCCACTGCGTGGCGCTCGCGCCCATCGGAAACATAGGCGACACCGAGCAGCAGCGGAGAGTCGGTCACGATGAAGTCGACCTTGCCGACGAGGCGCCGCTGCCGGCGTTCCTGTTCAGCCGTGACGTAGAGCTGGCGCTTCAGATCGCTCCAATTCTCGTCGTAGGTCAGCTCCTTGGCGAACTCCGTCACCAACTCGCAGCGGACGTTGAGGAGCTTCAGGAGGAAGAACACACCTGCAGCGGTGGTGCTCTTGCCGGCTCCGGGGCCGCCGATGAGATTGATGACGAAGCTCATGTTGCCTCAGTGAACGGTGTCTGACTTCTTTGCCGGCGGCTGCCGCGGTGATGCGGCCTGGCCTGCGATCTCGAGGAGCTGGTCCTCGGTCATCTCGTTGGCCGGCTTGGTGACGTTGAGGTTGGTGGTGTTCTCGTCCTTCTGGCCGAGGTAGTTCTTGCCCAGGAAGATCGCGGCGGGCGCGTTCTTGTCGGCGAGTGCCAACTGCTTGCGGCGGAGCGAGACCTTCGCGTGCATCAGGCCGTCGTCCCAAACCTCACGAGCTTCGGGATATTCGCCGAGGAAGGTCGAGAAGGTCTTCTTGCAGACGCCCAACACGGCGGCGGCTTCTTCCTGGGTGCAGAACAGCTTGCCCAGCTCGCCGAGCGTTCGGAGCGTCACTTCGTCCGGCTGGAGCTTGGTGTTGCGGCGCTTGATCGGCTCGGCAAGCACCTCGTCGAGGAAGGCAGTCTCCTCGCCTTCCTTCTTGGCGGCAGCCTCTGCAGCGGCCTTGCGCGCAGCAGCTTCCTCCTTCGTCGGGCGACCCCGACGACGCGGCGTGTCAGTCATGTGCTTTTCTTCTTGTTATTGGAGCGTCGTGACGATGTCGTCTTCGTCCATGTCACGCAGATCGAGAGTGACGTACAGGCCATCCGGTGGCATGACCAAACCGATCACGACAGCCTCCTCCGGGTCCTCTGTGTAGTCGCCGAACTTGTCGTAGAAGTCGGTGATCGGGACGACGAAGCCGTGGTCGTGGACAGCGACGCGGTTCTGCAGATCGAACCGGTAGCCCATCAGTCTCGCAGGCCGGGGAAAGCCAGGTCGACCCACTTCAGGATCTCCTGCTTCGGCGCAGCTCCCGTCTTCATTGATGTGACGATGCCGTCCTTGACGGCGACGAGCGCCGGCACCTGGCCGACCTTGAAGCGCTGGGTGGCGGCCACGCAGTGCTCGACATCGGCCTTGACGAAGGTGACCTTGCCGGCCAGCTCCTTCTCGATCGCGTCCAGCGTCGGCGTCATCGCCTTGCACGGCTGGCACCAGCGTGCCTCGAACTTGATGACGACCGGCCCCTCGGCCTGGAGAACGTCGGCGGGGAACGAGCTGTCGGTAACGGATTTCATCGGGAGAAGATCTTCTTGAGTGAGGAGATGCCCGCCACACCGCAAATCGTCAGGACGATTTGTTCCTGCATGGTGTTGTAGGGCGCGGGGAGCGCGGCAATCTTCCAGCTGCCGACCTCATGGCCGAGCAGCGGGATCGAGTCGAAGACGACTGCCGCAACGTGAAAGAACAGGACGGCGAAGGCGACCGGCACCATCCAGGCGGTGAACCAGTGCTCCCGATCGTCCTTGCGCATGTCGGCCGCCATGCGGGCGACCTCGACCTTGTAGCGCAGCTCGGCGACATTCAGCTGGACGTCGCCGCCGACCGCGGTCTTGAATTTCTCAAGGTCTGCGTCGGTCTTCTTGTTCAGCCAGTCGAGGAACGAGGTCCCGAACTTGGGCAAGAGGCCCATGATGATTGAGAACAGCATTGCGGTCCTTGAAACGAAAAAGGCCGCCCCGAAGGACGGCCTGGTTGGTGTGCGTTGTGCGGTCTCAGACGATGGACGCGGCCAGGATGAAGAGCTGGTCCAGCTCCTCATCGGTTTTTCCGAGAGCTGACTTGCAGGCCAGGATGAGCGGATTGGTCCGCTCGATCTGGGTGGCATAGTTCCAACTGTCCTGAACGGTGATGTCCTGACTGTTGACGTAGTCTTCGACCTGTTGGCGCAATCCGAATTGGTAGAGCGCCAGCCGGATCTGCCGAGGCGTCACCAACTGCGGCACGACTGGGGACGCGAGGTAGGCGTCCACCTCCGCCTGCGTCGGCACGACCTGCTCTGTGTCGAGCCATTCAAGGTCGCCGATGGTGTCGCCGCGGAGTACCCATTGGGCTCCAGGGCGAAGCTCAGACAAAGCTGTAGCAAGAGACGTCATCGGCGCACCGTCATGATGGAGTTAGATTTGTAGGCATAGGAGCCAGTCCCGGACCCAACCTGTCCCCACATCGAGAGGATTACTGCCTGATCGGTTGAGTTCTGAAGCGTCCAGGAATTGCTCATCGATCTCGCGTATGAGACCGTGTCCTGGTGCATGTACTGCTGCAGTCCATACCAGCTGCCGAAGCTGTTGCCCCAGCCAGGGATCAGATACGTCAGCGACCCGAGCGTATTGTTGAAGCACGAACACGAGATCGTCTGATGGAACTGCTCATTCGCCCACAGCAACGCAAAGCATCGGACTGCCGAATCCAGCTCGATCGGCGTGCCTGATGTCGTCGCCACCGTGGTCGACGAGTACCTCGCCAAGATAACGCCCGTCTCATTGAACCAGGACCGGACCCAGCGCGTGTCGGGCTGGTCAAAGAACTGGCTCGATGCGCCAGTGAAAACCATGCCGACGAGCGTGTACACTTCGCCGCCAGCGGTATTCATCACCTCGACGCCGACGCTGCCGGCCGAAGAACTGGTGATGTGACCAGTCAGGCTCTGCTGCAGCGTCAGGGTGCTGCCCACGATCTTGATGTAGATGTAGTACAGCGTGTTCGCCGCAAATCCTGAGTTGGTCAGCGTGACGCCTGCCGCAGGGATCTGGTATAGCTGACCATTGATCTTGATCAGGTTGCCGTTGAACGGGATCAGCTTGAGCGTGGTCGAGCTGACCATGGTCAGCTTGCACTGTCCGATGGCGCCAGGCAGCAGAAAGTCGACCCACACAGCGCCGTTCCAGTACCGCATGGTCAGCGACGTGGTGTTGAAATAGAAATCACCAGATCCCTTCGCCGCGCCAAGAGGATCGGTCGCAGGATCGGTCGCCTGAGCGCCGTAGTAGGTGCCCCTGAGGTTGTTGTAGGCGTTCAGCGCATTCGTGTAGCTTGCCTGCGCGTTGTCTGCAGAGGTGGATGCATTCGAAGCGGACGTAGCCGCCGCCGTCTTGCTGGTCGCTGCATTGGTTTCCGACAGCGCTGCAGCCGTGGCAGAATTGGATGCGGCGGTCGCACTGTTTGCGGCATTGGTCTCCGACGTGCCGGCATTGGTGGCATGAGTGGCAGCGGACTGCTCGCTCGTTGCCGCGGCAGCCGCTTTGTTGGTCGCGGTCGTCGCGCTGGCAGCCGCATTGCTCTCGCTGGTCGCCGCGTTCGTCTTGGACGTCGCCGCCGCAGCAGCAGAATCCGATGCGCTGGCCACCACGGTGGTGGCGGTCGATGCCGCCTGCTCCGCCGCTATCTTGCTCGTGAGGGCAGACGCTTCGCTGGCGGCAGCCGCTGTGGCACTGTCGCTGGCGTCCTGCTTGTGACCGGCAGCCGCATTCTCCGAGGCCAGCGCCCTGTCCGCAGCGTCGGAAGCCGTGGCCGCTGAGGCCGTCGAGCTTGCCGCGTTGGCAGCCGTCAGCTGCGCCAGCGACGGATCGCCAGGGTCGCCCGGAGGCCCCTGCTCGCCTGCCGGGCCCTGCGGACCAGCCTCACCCTTCGGGCCTGCCGGACCTGTCTTGCCTTCCGGACCTCGGAACGGGCCGATGTCGATCCAGGCGCCATTCGTCCAGGCCCAGCCGTGTCCGGTGTCCTGGGCGAGGTAGACGTCATTGCCTTCGGCGGCGGCCGGAGGAAGATCGAACACGGTGGCGACGATGCCGGCGAGCCTGATGCCGCGTCCGACGTCGCCCTGCGGCCCTCGCGCCCCCTGCGCTCCAGCAGGTCCACGGAGGCCTTGCTCGCCGGGATCACCCTTGAAGCTCGGGAACATGTCCCGCAGCTGGGTGAGCGAAACCGTCTTGCCGATGTTGTTGATGTAGATCTCGATCTTGACGTCGTCTTCGCTCGGACCGCCCGGAACGCCGACCGGCGGCTGGCTGTCGGCCAGCGCGATCTGCTTGTTCAGGAGGAAGTACTTCGCGCCTCCGGGCGTGAGCGTGACGATCGAGTTCACATCGTAGAAGTCAGTGCCGATGGTGATCCCGCTGAGGGAGATAACGCGATAGCGCGACGTGCTCATCGTTTCTTCTTTTTGTTGATTGGCACCGGTGGCTGGAGTCGAACCAGCGGACTTCGGTTTTGGATACCGTGCCACCACCACTGGCTCACCGATGCAGAATGGAGCCCCTACCCGATTTCTTCACGCGACGGATTGCCCAGTCGTCGGGACGCCTATCTTGGGGATGGCGTGCGCCTTGCGGCTTTTGGTTCGGTCGGCGGGTTGCCCATGTGCCCGCATCTCTTCCGATTGCTCGTACTTTGCCGCCTTCCCTACGTGCTTCTCAGGATCAGCGGCGTGGCGGGAGGCCGTTCCGCCCTCGACCGAATTAGAGAGGATGACCTTCGCCAGGCCTTGCCTGCTGCTCCTCGACAGCGCCCACCCTCCCGCGAGATCACGAGACCAGCTGTGATCCGGGTGGCCCAGGGGAGCGTCACACGCGCGCATGGTCAGTGCTGGCGTTTATCGTGAGCAACGATCCTGGGGCTCAATAGGTGCCCGCCACAACAGACGGTGGCGGGCTGCGCTCGCAACAGCGAGCACTCGGCTTGGCACATGGCCCCATTTAACCAGCCACCCCTATGTCATTTCATTTGACGTGTCGGCTGGCACCGAGAAATTAAGCAGCAAGCGCGTCTTCAAGAGGCCACTTGTAAACGTAGAGACGTCGCTTCACTCTGGCCTCCGGAAGGCCAGACAGTTCGATCGCCTCGGCGAGCGACATTGTTCGCCCGCGGAAGTCTACCCAGCGAGTTGATCGGCGGTTCCGGTTTTGCTCCTTCACCGTTGACCACTTGCAGTTCGAAAGCTCGTAGTGGCCTTCGTTGTCGATCCTGTCGATCGAATGCTTCAACGACGGGCGCTCGCCAACATCCGCTAGAAAGTTTTCGAAGCCATCATGTCCGCGCCAGCGATCACACACAGTGATGCCGCGCTGGCCATAGCTCTCATAGGACGTGCTGGCCGGATCATAGCAGCGCTGGATCATTGCGACCCAAGACCGGTATGTCGGAGACTCGCCGCTGTCGCGGGAATGACCGTGCTTGAACATAAGAATACTCTCGGTTGCCCGATACCCATGAAAAGTTTGTAATGAACCGCCCCTCTCTTGAACTTCCGCTGGTGGAACCAGAACTAATAAGAGCGTCAACCTGAGAGGTGCTATATGCGCAAGATCCTGGTGGCCGTTGCACTGATGCTCGCCGTGATTGGCGGGACGGCCGGCGTCATCATCCACTCGCAGCCGGCCATCGCTGGCGGCGGGCATGACCCCGGTGGTGGCGGCAAGTAAGAGATCTTGGTCGAGGGCTTGCGGTCTACGCGAGCCCTCGACGGCTAGCACCGAGGAAAAGCTCTGGCTTTGTTCGACCCGCACTTCGGGCCACCGCCCCTTGCGGGGTTGGAGGTTACCAGCAACCAAAAGGTCGATCGCGCGATCGACCTATCACGGCCTGCAGTTCGGCTTACGGGGTCCAGGCTACTGCGAGCAGAACTGGTGAGCCCACCGTGGGGGAAAGATAAACAAGAGCGGCGCACCTCGTGTCGGATTACAGGGCTCGTGGGGCACCATCGCCATCGCGCAGTTCCTGCGCTGGACGCATGTCGCGTCACCGCTCTTGGGGGTATAATAGTTGGCTCGTGACCGTCGTCATCCCACAGGACGACGACTCGGATCCTTTCGACCTCGACCTGCATCACGCTGGCCTCAAACGGTCGTCGGCGACTTACCATGGACCTCTTCGCCGATAGGCTGTGCGTATAACGCCGCCGCGTGTCATCACGAGCCAAACAGGTGGGGCGCGTCCAATCCAGAAGTCGACGAGCCTGTGCCTCAACTGCATCGCGTTGACGGGGATCAGCCGTTCCCCTCAGGGGCCGCTTTGAAGAATTACGAGGACTACGGGCTACTGGCTTACCCGTTAGAGCCGACACCGTTGCCGGTGCGGTACGCCACCTGTTCGTGGAACGTCTCATGCCCGGAAAAGTCTTTCCAAAAACGGGCAACTTTTTTCCGCAAGAGAACGTAAAGAGAATGTCAGGTGCCCGATGTTTTGCAGCTGAGCTGATTTGTCATCGGGCGCGGCGGGGTAAAGGAGGAGAAACCCCCGCCGCAGGCCGGGCTGAGCAGTCGGTCAGGGCTCATTGACCCTGCTCCCTGTTCTGTGCTCCGGGGATGGTTGTTCGTTAGCCAGCTGCCTTGCGCTTGCGTCGGCGCTTACGCTCCAGCCGCAACTCGGTCAGCTTGGTGTTCTTGGATACCTTCCTGATGTGCTTCTTCTTCATGTTCTCTTTCAGGAGACGTGTTCCTGCGGAATGCGCCAGTTCAGCGGCACCGTCGTGCAGGTCAGACAGATGTACGGAACGAGCTTCTCCAGCACCCAGTCGGTGTGAGCCTGGTCGACGCCTTCGCTCGGGCGCACCAGGCGCACGTTGGCGAACATCTTATGGATCGGATCGCCGTAGGCGATCGGCTCCCACTCTTCAGGCTTGAGACCGAGCCAACGGATCATGGCTGCGGCGTGCGTCTTCGACGACGCGACCATGGCGTTGAGCATGGCTATTCTTTCTGGGCGATGGCCTGGTCGATCCAGGCGTAGATTTGCGGGTTGTCGCGCCGGGCCATGATCATCACCGGGGTCAGTCGGTTGATGACCGTCTCTTCGGCCGCACGGCTCTTCAGCTTTGCGGCTTCCCAGCAGGCGTGGTTGATCTCGTGTTCGAGCGTCTCGGCGAAGCCTGAGTCCGGCAGATCCTCGCGGACCTTGATCCAGAACTCGAAGATGTTGCACATCCCCTTGCAGCCTTCTGCGTCGGCCTCCAACGGATTCCAGTGGAGCAGCCGATACTCGAAGATGCCGATCTTGATGATCGACGGCAGCTTGCGGCGGTCGAGCGGGCGGCGGCGCTTCATGACATGTCTGCCTCGGTGCAAGGCCGGATCATCTTCCGGAGGTTCTTTCCCCTCACCCAGATGATGTCCGGGTGTGCATTGGCACCGCGCCAGCCGCGCGCTTCGAGGAACGAACGTACCTTGGCCGGATAGCTGTTGAAGACCAGCAGCGAGATCTCCGGAGCGTGCTCGATGACGTCTGGCTTGCCCGGCTCCTTCGTGATGGTCGATGCTGAATGGAAGCCGAGGGCAGCCTCCGGCATCGCGCACACCAGCTCGGGCCGCAGGATGCTCAGCATCAAGGTGCAGGCCGAGACGCACTCGCCGGTCAGGACGACCTTCGTCCTGGCGTCGCGCATGTCGGAGTACTTCTTGACGAAGTCCACGATGAGCCCGCCGGGATCGTCCGTGATGAACGTGACGTTGCGGCCCGACTCGACCTGGACCGGCACGTCCCTCGCTGACGCTGGCGCCAGGGCGCACAGCATCAGCACGCCCGCGAGGGCGAGTTGCAGCAGTTTCATTGGCGTGGCTTTTGGTGCGCGCCGGCTCAGCCGATGGCGAAGCGCGTGGCGAAATAAACGAGCCAGATCACCAGCGTGGCGATGATGCCGACAACGGCGTGGAGCAGATAGTCGAAGGCCTGGCTGAAGCCGAAGCCGCCGTTGTTCTCGGAGACCGGCCAGAGCTGGACGGCGAGCCAGAGCAGCGCGGTCAAGAAGACCGGGATGGCCCAGGAATTGAGGGTGATCGTCACGGGCGCAGCTCGACCGGGTTGAACGTGAAGGCGCGCTCGATCGAGGCCTGCCAGATCACGTAGCTGAACAGGAAGATGGACAGCGGGAACGGCATCACTTGCCCTCCTCGTCGTCTTCGTCGTCCTGGAAGAACGCCATCTGGTTGAGCGAGGCCTGCTCGATGCCGACCGCGACATTGTCGATGGCGTCGCCGATCGAGGAGAGGCCGGCGTAGAGAGCGACGCCGAGGATGATGGCTTCGATGATCATGTGCTTTCCGTGAAAATGATCTTGGTGCCGAAGCCGCCGCTTGCCGGCCGCCAGCCCAGGTAAAACTCGAGAGAGCCGTTCCAGTAGTTGACGAACGGCAAGAGACCGGCCGCCTTGAACAGCGAGATTGGGAGGACCACGGCGAACGCCGGATGGATGAACCATGCGAGCGCGGCGGCGATCAGCGTGACCGCGATGGCGCCGAACGAGACGCCCGGGTCGAGCACCGCCCAGCGGAAGCCGAAGGCCTGCGGGGTGCAGTCGCGGCCGGTGGTGCGCAGCACCTGGTCCGAGCCGTAGACCCAGTAGTTCTTGTCCTCGACGCCGAGCACGTAGCCGACGAAGTTCATCAGCGGGTTGCGGCAGATGAACCAGTAGAAGCGCCGCAGCCAGATGTTGGTCACCTCCGGCAGGTACGGCGCGCCGTTGTTGACGTCCGGCACGTTCCAGCCGTCATCGCCGACGAGCCACCATAGCGGGTTGAGTTTGTTCCAGATCGAAACTGGCTTGTGGTCGGTGACTTCGGCGGCGTCCATGATGTCCTCAGATGACTTTCAGTTTGCCGTTCGGCGACAGGCGGGTCAGCCACATCGGCAGGACGTTCCTTTCGAAGTGGGCGACCTCGGCGGGCGCCATGCGCCAGTGCGGCCGGATCAGCACGATGTGCTCGTACTGGGCGCCGAGCGCCGTGTCGTGCTGGCGCGCATCCCAGATCTCGGACGAGAGCTTGAAGGCGTCCATGTACTGCCTAGCGATCGTCTCGCTCGCCGCAACTACGGCGCACCACGGGGTGATCGTCTGCAAGCTCATCTTGTGCCTCGCGCCACTCGATTTGATGGTTGATGGTTTCGCGACAGTCGATGCTGTCGCAGCAGCCGCAAGCGAGCGGTCGATACCGCTTCGCCGGCTTCCGGGTTTTGGTCTTCATCACAACGGCGTCTGGAAGACGCCCTTCTCTGCTGCGACCGCGCGCACGGCGCGCTTGACGTCGTCGAGCCGGCCTTGCTTGATCGCGGTCACCGGGGTGATGCCGCCGAGCATTTCGTTGCTGCGGTTCATGAAGAAGGTCGCCTCGGCCACACCGACGAGCGGATCCAGAACCTTGATCAGCTCGTAGGCTTGCAACGCGAACGGGCTGGTCGAGATCGGATCAGGCCTTGGCTCGGCCGGAGACTTCGGCACCGATTTCTTTTCCGGTGATGGAGCCGGCGCATCCTCCGCAGAGGTTTCCGGGATCAGGCTTATCTTTTTTAAGCCGTACCTTTCGAAAGGCTGCTGCGAACCAGGCGACGCCTTCTTCCGTTTTGCCGCAGGCATCGCAGGTATCGCTGGCCATCAGCGATAGAGGTAGCGCGCGGTGAAGCGCTTCGAGAACGCCTTGCCCTCGAACTCCAGGAAGTCGGCCTGCTTGCGCATCCACTCGGCGACCTGGCGCCGGCCGCGCTTGGTCATCTCGGGCGCGTCCTTGACCGTGATGACGGCTGCGGACTTCTCGGCGGTCTTCTTGGCGGGCATGGTTCTCTCTGAAGGGTGGACCCGTGCTGCTCGGAGCAGATCACGGGCTCTTGGAAACTGGTTTGCGGAGCTGCCTCGCCTTGCGGCGCTGCTCGACGCGCTCCTGCAACTCGCGACCGCGGCGATCGGAGATGTCCTGCTTGCGGTTCATCTTGTGCTGGTGAGCGCGAAGCGCCTTGCCCTGGCCGACGCTCACGCGACGGGCTCGATCAGCTGGCAGCCGTAGTTCTGGCCGCGCTTGACGAAGATGAATGTGCCGGTGACGGCGCCCCCGCTCAGGTGCGGGACGAGCTTGTCGAAGTCCTTCATGAAGAAGGTGACCGACTTGCCGTTCTCGTCGGTGAAGTCGAGGTAGGCCGCCGACCGGCCGCGGTTGAAGCCGGTGTAGGTCAGCTTGGCCTGGAACGGCACGTTGTCGCGCCAGACGACGTCGCCGCGCTTGCCGTTCACGAAGGTCCAGACCTCCGGGTAATGGAGCTGGTTACCGGCCTCGTCGAACGGGATCTGGTAATTGCCAGTCCGCGCCATCAGTGGATGTTCCGGGCGATGACGTCGATCGCGGCGATCACCAGGAAGGCGATCAGCATGGTCTGCGTCAGGCCGTCCCGCATCTCGGCGTGGATCTGATCGCGGATGATCTGCAGCTGGCGACGACGGCTCATGACGGCTTCCTCAGGATGATCGAAACGGCGAGCGGCGTGTACCGCCGCCACATGAACTCGGGGGCGCCTGCCCGGACGGCGAGCTGCCGGGCCAGGCGCTCGTGCGCCGGCATCGTCAGCAGCTCGGCGTCGGCTTCGCTCCAGCCATGGACGCGAGGCTTCGACCGCCGCCAGTTGTTGGCGATCAGGGCCGCGATCGTGAGGCCGAGCCCGAGGCCCAGCAGGATGTCACCGAGCTGCTTCATGCTTCCAGCTCGCGGATCTTCTTGATCGCCGCCTCCATGCCGCGATAGCGGAGGAAGAACGGAACCTCGTTTTTCTGAAGATCGATGTGCTCGATGGTCTGCATCGCCTGAGCGTCGACCTCGGCAGGACCGATTGGTCCAGCAATGCGGCTGAGCGGCCAGCGCGTCAGCGTGACCATGTCGCCGGAATACGGCCTCTCCCGCTGCTGCCAGCATCGGATCTCATCCTCCAACGCCTCGACGGCGGCATGAACGAGATCTTCTTCCTGGCGTCGGCGTCTGCGAGGCATGGTCGCTCCGGAAAGGGTGCCCCGGTCTGCCGTGGGCGAGACCGGGCTCTGGGTAACTTGGTGTCAGCGTTTGCAGACGGCGGTGATCACAAACGCCATCGAGGTGATGGCGAGCGCCCCGAAGGTCAGGACGAGCAATTTCATGGTGAGCACGCCGAGTGCCGCCACGAATTGCAGGTCCGTGAGGGTCATTGGGTTCCTCTGCCCGCGCCGGCCAGTCCGGCGGGAACCGGCTGGCTGGGTTGGGGGCTTGATGATGGCCGTTTGCACGAATGCTAACGTAGCGCAGTAGATACCCCCATATGCAGTTTCCGTCAAGGGTCGATCAAAAGAATGCAAACGAGGGTCCAAGTGGTGCAGAAATGCCACTCAGAACAGCATCCCTCCCGCCGAGGCGAACTGATCCGGGGCCGGCGGCCGGACAGGCTTCGGCGCTGTCTTGAAATTGTGGGTGCCGGAAGTGCGCTTCGCGGGCTTCGAGCACTGAGCCTGGCCGGCGAGCGCGGCTCGCTCCCTTGACGTCAGTCCGTCAGGGTTTCCGCGGTGCGCCGCGATCTGCGAGCACATCGCGATGAAGTATTCCTCGTCATGGTCGCTCTTCATGATGTTCACGACCTTGTGGATCCACTGCACGTTGCCCTTCTCGTAGCCTCGGTGGCTTTCGATGCGGTCGAGCGACGCGGTCGGGTGCATAACCTTCCGGTCGGCCGTCAGCGGGAGGCCGCTGATGCGGCACCGGTCGTTTTGTTCAGCAAACAGCTGCTCGATGTAGCGGGCATCGATTTCGAACTTCAGTCCCCTGCTCTCGGCGCCTTGGCGGGCTCTTCCGATGTACTCGTCCCAGACCGTCGCAAACGGCTCTCTGCGCTTGCGCTTCTTCTCGGCCTGGTCCACTTCGATCATCTCCGCCTATGGTGTCGTTTGCTTTTCGCTATCATGACGCTCCAATTAATGCAAACGACAGGCCAGCCAGCCCTCTTTGGGTTCAATGTTGGTTCAGTGTTGTTTCTTGATAGGTTAGTAGGCACCTGGTGCCGGTGGTACCGGCAGGAGATTCCGGTGGTACCGGCACCAGATGCCGGTGGTACCGGCACGAGATGCCGGTGGTACCGGCACGAGATGCCGCGGCACCAGATGCCGGTGGTCCCTTACAAATCCCGGTAAGGCCAGCCAGCCGCCCTGTTACGGTATGGACTGAGCGCGAAGCGCTCCACCCCGCACCGAGTGTCAGAAACCACAGGTTCGTCCCAATTGACCCAGCTTACCCGACGCCGGGACAACGACGAGCACCGACCAGGTGAATGGTTCGTCTATTGGGGTGACGTGGGTGTCATTCTGCAATTCTGCCCCCCTAAGCCGGGGGATCGGCGTCCAAAATTTGCAAGCCGATTCAGCAATAGGCGTCTTAAGATCAATACTGAATTGTAAGGCACCAAAAGTGGTTGCGTTTCGATTTTTGCCTCGCGCGTTCAGCGCATCCTGTCAAGATGTTGGCTGGAGCCGCGAAAGCTGGCCGTACGCCTCACCGATGAGAAGCAGTATTTTGTCTCTGAATCTTCGGTATCTTCGGTCTCTCGGCTGTTGACGGCGAAGCGCGCAGGCACATGCACCATGCTGTCTTGGCGCGGCAATTGTCGTCATCAGGTTCTCGACAGCTTCCCCATTTAACAAAACATACAGGGCTGGTCGCCTTGCAAAAACATCGGCTGCCGATGCTCACGGTGCGCGCCTGTCGAGGGCCGTAAAGGGTGGTTTGTTGCTGATTCCCAGCATGTCAGATCGAAGCCCATGTTCATATTTTGAAGGTGAGAACGGATGGATTTCCCCTCGACCAAGTCGGTGCATGAACAATCGGACAGCACGGGCCCGCAAGAGAGCTCACCCGCGGCTCCGTCCGCAGCCGCGGCGACCTTTGAGCGGCAATTGAGCGAGATCGCCAACTCAGATGGAGGTGGTGGAGCAATGCCGGCCGCCTCGGCGCTGCAGTCGGCTCAGTCAACTTGGGTTTTGATAGGACGGCAGGGCAAGCATCTCCTTTATTCCGAGGACGCTCGCCTTATTTCGGGGCTTGAGAAGGCCCTTATCGGCAACCCCACCCACCGCAACGCTGGGGACTATCTAACTTCACTTCGCAGCTTTGGCGGCTGGCTCTTCGCAAATAACAAAACGAGCATTGTTGCTCGGCTCAACGACCCGTCGCTGACCCATGATGCACGCGAGTTCGAAAAGAGGCGTCCCTCGAATATCCTTGCGGCATTGAACCATCTCCGGACCTTCCAGTCGACGGGCGGAGTGACGGTCACAGCCCGCACTGAGCTAAATCCTCACCCTCAGGACGCGGATCTCATCAACGAGTACAAAAAAGAAACAGCGACAAGTACCGGCAGGATGTATGCAACTGCTCTTCGCAGTTTCGGTCACTACCTGCGTGAAAACAACAAGAAGGGCATTGCTACTCGGCTTTCCGGCGGGGCGTTGGATGAAGATGTCAATAGCTATAAGAAGGGCGCCGGTGCTGATTCGAGGATCGGTGCCGCTCTGGCTCAACTCCGAAAATCGCAGGCCGGCGCTAAGGCGATGGAGCCCGAGCGCCATTTTGATCCCAAAGACGCGGCCCTGATGGAGTCGATGCAGGTCGGCGACGCCGCTGCGCAGCACAGTGCGTCGCAGCAAGCTGGCAGTTGGTCAGAGGAATTGAACCATCTCCGGACCTTCCAGTCGACGGGCGGAGTGACGGTCACAGCCCGCACTGAGCTAAATCCTCACCCTCAGGACGCGGATCTCATCAACGAGTACAAAAAAGAAACAGCGACAAGTACCGGCCGGATGTATGCAACTGCTCTTCGCAGTTTCGGTCACTACCTGCGTGAAAATAACAAGAAGGGCATTGCTACTCGGCTTTCCGGCGGGGCGTTGGATGAAGATATCAATAGCTATAAGAAGGGCGCCGGTGCTGATTCGAGGATCGGTGCCGCTCTGGCTCAACTCCGAAAATCGCAGGCCGGCGCTAACGCGATGGAGCTCGAGCGGCATATTGATCCCAAAGACGCGGCCCTGATGGAGTCGATGCAGGTCGGCGACGCCGCTGCGCAGCACAGTGCGTCGCAGCAAGCTGGCAGTTGGCCAGAGGAATTTCTTCCTGCGGAAGGCCACGATCAGGATTTGGGCCGGATGGACGAACCCGGCCCGTCGTCGTCGGCGCCGCAGCCGGCTCAGTCAACTGGGATTTTGAGAGGGCGGAGGAAGCCTCTTTATTCCGAGGATGCTCCCCTTATTTCGGGGCTTGAGGAGGCCCTCCGCAGTGGCAACGCCGCCGAACGCACCGCCAAAGACCTTGTAGGCCCGCTTCGCGCCTTTGGCCGCTGGCTCTTGGCAAATAACAAAACGAGCATTGTTGATCGGCTCGAAAAAGAGTCGCTGACCGATGATGCGCGTGAGTTCATCGAAAAGGGTAAGGGCAGTCGCCTCCTTATTAGGTCAATAGGTCTTCTCCGGACCTTTCAGTCGACGGGCGGAGTGACGGTCACAGCCACCACTGAGCTAAATCCTTACCTCCAGGACGCGGCTCTCATCATAGAGTACCAAAACGAAGCAGCGACAAGTACCGGCGGTGTGTATGCGACTGCTCTTCGCAGTTTCGGTCACCACCTGCGTGAAAATAACAAGAAGGGCATTGCTACTCGGCTTTCCGGCGGGGCGTTGGATGAAGATGTCGAGGCCTATAAAAAGGACTTCGGTGGCATCCGGACGATCGATGCCGCATTAGGTCAACTCCGAAAATCACAGGCGGGCGCTAAAGCGATGGAGCGCGAGCGCTATATTTCCCCCGGTCCTGATCCCGAAGGCGCGGCACTGATGGAGCCGAGGCGGGCCGGCGACGCCGCAGCGCAGCACAGCTCGCAGGAAGTTGGCAGTTGGCCAGAGAAACTGCTTCCTGCGGAACGCCACGAGCAGGATTTGGTTTTGGGGCTGATGGACGAACCCGGCCCGTCGTCATCTCTCGAGCCAGTCGCGCGGCACGACCAGGCATCGGATCCCGGAGATTCCATTCGTCCCCTGAACTGGCGCCGGGACGGCCAGCAGTTCTCGGAAGAGCCGATGGCTGCACTTGCCAGGAGCAACCTCCCGCCAAGCGAGGAGATCCTCATCAACGATGAACAGGATGCAGCTGAGTTAAGGCCAGCGAAGAGGCCGAGGACCCTAGACAATCCGCAAGGCCTTGCTATTGAGCGGCTGCTGAGCGAGATCGCCGCGACCCCGGCCCCCACCCATCAACAGGGTGCATCGCCATGGCATGCGCAGCCGATGATGCAGGCGAGCGGGCACGAAGATGCAACGGCGCCGCATGCGGCCGCGACGTACGTCGCGGGCGCCGCCGCGCAGCACAGCGCGCCGCAGGGAGCTGTCAGTCGGCCATTGGTCCTCCCGGAAGGTTACGATCGGGATCTGCGTTTGATGGGGAAAGACGGCCCATCGTGGCCCGAGGTTCCCCCTGGGCAGGCGCAGGACATAGTCCAAGCTGGACGGCAGCAACCTGCGTGGTCCGCCTCAACCTGGTCGCCGCAGATGCCGCTCGACTTTGATTGGAGTATGTGGCCGACGCTGGAAGCAGCGCCGGCGCCGGCTGCCAGGGCTCGCTCAGGCACCTACGGCGGTCTTGAGTCATTGGTGCATCTGGATGCGCCCACGCCGTCCGAGTTGCGCGACGATGCTCACTTTGCGGCGGCGCCCGCTGCCAGGGCTCGCTCAGGCACCTACGGCGGTCTTGAGTCATTGGTGCATCTGGATGCGCCCACGCCGTCCGAATTGCGCGACGATGCTCACTTTGCGCCGGCGCCCGCTGCCAGGGCTCGCTCAGACACCTACGGCGGTCTTGAGTCATTGGTGCATCTGGATGCGCCCACGCCGTCCGAATTACGCGACGATGCTCACTTTGCGCCGGCGCCCGCTGCCAGGGCTCGCTCAGACACCTACGGCGGTCTTGAGTCATTGGTGCATCTGGATGCGCCCACGCCGTCCGAGTTGCGCGACGATGCTCACTTTGCGGCGGCGCCTTTTGCCAGGGCTCGCTCAGACGCCTACCGCGGTTTTCCATTGGTCGATCTGACTGCGCCCACGCCGTCCGAATCACGTGACGATGCTAATTCTGTACGCCCGTTTCCGAGCACCTCCGCTAATGCTCAGATCGGGGCTTTAGATCCGACAGTCTCGTCTCACGGCCACGGGCTGGTGCTCGATGACACAGAATGGCTGGGCGACCAGCATATCGACAGGGATTACGGGCTCCAGGAGCAGGATTTGCAGAGGAACGATCCGGATCTCGCCGCCCGGACGCGGTTCGTGAATCCCCTCATCGCCCTAAATTATCTGCGCTCTAACGACGATGGCGTCGTGCTAACCGAGTTCCAGCGCATCGTCTATGACGATAATGGTAATGATACAGCCGACTTCCTGTTCCTGCCCGTGATTAATGGCAATCCTGAAGATCCTAATAGCCGCGGCAACCATTGGTCGCTGCTGTTCGTAGATCGCAGCGACCGGTGGCGGCCGGTCGCCTATCACTACGATTCCTACGGCGGACTCAACAACAGAGATGCAGCACATCTCGCAAGAAGGCTGAACCTCCCCCTGGAGCTAGCCGACATGGCCCAGCAGCAGAACACTTATGATTGCGGCGTCTTTGTCGTGGACGGCACGCGGGAGCTGGTTAGGCAATTGGCGCAAGGATGGGAGCCAGACCAGCTGAACCTTAGCAACGTCGTTGCCAATCGGCAGGCGCTGCAGAACCGACTCAGGGGTTGATGTCGCCGTGGGCGGATAGCTCAGGCTGGAGCGGCTCACGCCGACGGCCTGGGCCTCGGGCACGAAGGACCGGAATCAGGCCGCAGCCCAGCAACACAGCCCGGCGCAGCCATCCGACGAGCGCTGTCTGGGGAAGCGCGGCGACTACAACGAAGAACGCTCCCATGGGGCAATCGGACTCCTTCCATACTTCACTTGATCTGCTTTCCGGTTTCCTCGGCCACTTTGAGCGACAGGTCGGCGATCCGACGACTACCCTCCAGAGCAATTTCCACAGACTCCCGCACAATATCACTTTGTGCGGCTACAAATTCCTGAGGGGTCCGCGAGGTCCACAGCTCGCTGATGTAGTCCATGTTCTTCCCGACTTGATGCCGAACCATCTGGCTGTACTCTTCAGAAATTCCATTCATCACTTTGGCAGCAGCATTACTGGTGGAAAGGATCTTTTGCGCATTGCGCGCCGACCGTTCCGTTGCCTTTTTTGCCTGTTGCACCCCTTCTCCTGAGACGCCGAGCGTGCGTCCAAGTTGCTCGGTAGAGCGTCCCACGGCTAAGGTCGTCGCTTCCAGGCCGATCCGCCATGCGTTCTGCACCGTCTCGAGGTTCTGCTTAAGAAAGTCGGAAGTTGATCGGGCCGTTTCTTCTCCGGCTTGAGCGGCACCTTGTCCAACATGCGCGGTCTGATCAGCTGCAGCTTGTCCGGTACGGCTAGTCTGCTCGGCAGCCCGCTCGCCGGCACGGCGAGCTGCATCATCTGCTCCTGGTGTAGACTTGTCGTCCTGGCGTAAGTTTGCCATGCTTGTTCTCCATTTTCTGCGAGTTCCTGACTTGCTTAGCACCGTCAATTGCACTTTTCAGGTCCTTCTGGCCTTATGTTCAGGACAGGTTTCTTCCAAAACGGCTCTACTTGCTTAGCTGGGAACTGAGAACAGCGAACCTACTAGTTCTAGCAGTACAGTGATTATGGCTTTGGAAGTGGTCGGTTAGACGCGGCCCTAACCCGGTCGCGGCCACCACCACAAGATCGTCGCCGGGATGCACCCCGTCGATTTCGACCACCAGAAGGTCGAGCGCGGACAGATCCGCAGCCATGAAGTCGGCCAGCCGCGCCGATGCGCGTTGGCAATGTCGTCCATCTGTTCGGCAGCCAGCCGAGATTTCGGTAGCGCGAAGTGCTCGCCGGCCGCGGTCCGCCGCGCCCAGGCTTCGTGGCCCAGGTGAGGAGAGCCCACCGCACGAAGGGGGGCCGCTCAAGCCAACGGATCGTGAAGAGCATCTTCACGTGTAATAGGCCGCCGCTTTGTCGTGGTCGATCAGCGTGGCGATCGTCGTGGTCATTCCCACCCGTAGGCCGCGGCTCAAGAATGACCCCATGCTCATTGACGTCTTGATCCACTTCCGAAGGAGGTTCGCGTTGACCCCATGTTCGAGTGCAAGCCTCGATACCGAAACCCCAGGCTCAAGGCAGGCCGCGACAAGACGCTCTTTCGAGGCCGCCTCGTAGCGCCGGCGACCGTTCCGGCCGACAAGCCTGACCCGCAGTTTCTGATCATCGTCGCTCATCACAAGGTGTCCACCTATTTTGGTGGACACCTCATGCATCAGGGCACTCAAAAGCAAAAGGTGCGGAGAAATTCGCGCTTACCATTGACGAGCGGCCTGAATGAGCGTTCGATGAAGACCTCAGCTCCTCCAAGGCTGAGAACCCCAACCACCCCACGACGGCGAGATCTCACCCCATGGCCCCCAGCCCGAGGTCTCGCTGCCGCGCGCCGGCCGCGGCGGTGACTGGTCTGTTATTCCAGGGCGAAGCCCTCGCTACCCATGCGGCAATTCAGGTCGGCTGTCCCACGTCCCAGGACACGGGACAAATCCCCTTTTGCCAGTGCGGCGGTGGCCGTGGGGCCCCAAAACAGGGGGGTCTTTTGGAAGGGCATACCGCTTTTCGCGGCCTCGGATTTGTGGTAATGTAAACGCCCCCCAAAACCCAGGGAAGGCCCAGGAAGGGCCGCCCGTTTCACCCCTCGGAACCTACATAGGCGGGCCGCAGAGCCTCCCACGGCCCTGGATTTCAAAGCTCAGGCCCAAGTTTCATATCATCGCCCAGTCGATTGGGGGAAATGGCCTTTTAGCGGTGCGAAGTTGATGGGTATTGGCCAACCCAGTCCCATGTCCAATAAAAAATTAGACTTTGGTAGGGGTATCGATTCGAGTGCTGGGAAACCCTTGTCAATCATACCATAGTTGAATGTTTGTTCTCGTTTCGATCTCAATCTTTCCATTGTCTAGATCTATCATTTTTCTGAATTGGAATCATCGTTTGCATACATGCTAACGAATTGATTTGCTTACATTTTCTTTGCTCGATTTTGTTTCGAGGGAATACAAAACCCCGATTTTTTCCTTGCAAACAATTGATTTTACTACTGTTTTTTCGTGCTTCTAAACTCAAGTCTCGTTTCGTATGGTGATTTTGTGCCCGCATATAGCGGGAGAGGCAAGCGGGCTTTCCCGCGCGTTTTTCCACCTCGCGAATGACCTTCGCAGAGAACGGGAGAGCCATGCCAAAACCTCGGATTTTTCCGGATGGTCTGGAAAAGACGGGGGCGAAACGAGAAAGGCGAAACGAAAATGGCTACCGCTACCGATACCCGCGCCGCTACCGCGCAAGAGATGGCAGAAACCAACGTGTTGCAGTCCGCAACGGAAAAGTATGCCGATACGATCCAGACTCGTGCGGCGGACCTTGCGATTAAGTCGCTTGGCGCGGCCGAGTCGTCGACCTACAACGCCGTCACCATGCTGGCGCTGAACCTTTGCGGCGAGCAAATCCGCGCCGTTCTGACGGATAACAACTATGATCCGCAGAAAGACGCGTGGATTTTCACCCGCGACATTTTGGTTCCGGTCGCCAAGGCTGGCAAGATGATTTGGCGCGGCACCGAGTCCCATGCGGCGGCGATCATGTCCGCTACCGCAAGCTTTGACCGGCTTTCGGGCGATGCACTCAAGGCGGCCGAAAGCGAGCGGAACAAGCTGGCGTCGGAATACGTGAAACTGAAGCATACCGGCGCCACTGGCAGCAACGGTAAGCCGGTCAACGTCAAGCTTATCGACTCCCTGCAAACGCTCCGGACCTACGGAACGCGCCTTGCCTCTTTCATGCGCCTGAACCACGCGCCGGTCATTCTGGAATGTGCCCGCGCCGCGTCGGTCGAGTCGGCCGAAACCATGTGGAACGCCAAGGTTGGCGAATTGCTTTCCGGGCAGTGGGGTATCATGCAATCCCGCTTGGCCGAATGGCACGACATGGCCAAGGCGGACAAGGCGGACAAGGGCGGCGACGACAAGGCGGAAGCCAAGGCGGAAGCCACTGCCCCCGAGTCGGCGGAAGCGGAAGCCCCCGCCCCGTTGACCGAAAGCGAGAAACTGGCGGCCATCATGGCGGCGGTTGATACGCTTTCGATCGATGCACTAATGACGCTTCAGGCGCACATTAACGCCAAGGTCGGCGCGTCGGTTTCGGCGGAAGCCCCCACTGCGGAAAACGTCATTCTGCTCCTGCCCCGGCCCGCTCCGGAAGCCCCGGCGGAAGAGGGCAAGGCGGAAGAGACCACGGCGGAAGCCCCCGCAAAGAAGTCCCGGAAGCGCAAGGCGGCCTAAGCCCCCGCCACTCGCCCCCGCAAATCGCAAGGTTCCCGGCCTCACCGCCGGGGGCCTTTTTTGTGCCCTCCACGGAGTGTGAGCATGCCCCGGAAAAATCGTGCATTCGCCAATGCGAAAACGACCCCCCGCCCCCTGTCTGACGCGGACTGGCTGGCTTCAAATTTTCCGGGTGGTCGGGAAATGCTGATCACCCCCAAGAGCGGCGACGAGGCCAAGACCACACTGGCTGAAACCCGCCTCATGATCCCGGAGGCGGACGTCAGCCCGGACACACTCGCCGGCATGCACAGGATCGAGCTGGCACGCCGCACATGGGCTGAGACGCACTTCGAGGCCAAGGAGCCCCACCTGCGTTACACGCCCTTCGTAGGCCCCCGCTTCCAGCCTCCGACGCCCGGCTATGCCCGTCGCAAGGCTCGCTTCGCTCAGCGCTGAACGCGCTCCACCCCATACCCACCGGAGACCACGCCATGCTGACCGCTCGTCAGACCGGATACCTGCGCTCGCTCGTGACCGCGACCATCCAGAAAGCGGACGCGACCGCTCCTCGAGTTTTTCCTGACCCTCGGGAAAAACCCGCGACCCGCCCCACGGTCACACAGGCCAAGCCCCGTACCGAGGTGCCCCGCTTCATCGTTCAAACGTTCCGGTCAGGCCGGTCCGAGTGCGAACCCTTCGGCGACGTCACCTTCGCCATGCGCCACGCCTCGCTGAACGCCCCCGCAACCGTCTGGTCCGCCGATCGCGTGACCATCAAGGACGGCACCGTCCACCACCCCGTGAGCGAGAAGCCCCTCGCCAGGTACGCCTGAGGATCCGCCATGATGAAGTTGCTCAACACCCGCGTGGATCTCGCAACCGGCGCCCTGATACTGATGGCGTTCGCCTTCGCTGGCATCCTGATGGGATCGCTGCACCCCTGAATATTCGACATCTAGTGGGTGGACCCCTGAAAATGGGCTCTCCACCCCCTGATTTGCGGACTGAGGTACCGATTTTGGCATGTACGGCACTAGATTTAGTGTCCGATAGGGCTGGAAATCGGGAAAATGCAAATCCCCTTTTATGTTTGGGGTAAGGTCGACGCGGCCAACTTCTGCGGTTTGCAGGCCGTTTGCATCCGAAAGTCGAGAATCTGCGTCTGACCGGCGAGGTCGATGAGGCCAGGTACAGTGCCTCTCCCTCCCTCTCTGTCCCCTGCATCTCTCCCTGCCTGAGTGTCACTGGCTTGGGATTGAGTTGCGCCGGCGGCCCTCGATTGGCGGCCCCGATCTCGTTCGTCGTCTTGCTGGGAAGTGCCTGTCTCGCAGGGCTTTCCGCCCCGTCTCACATCACCGGAGGAACCGATGCGTGCTCGTCTCGATGCGCTGTACCGTGCCTACTCAGGCAGGTCCGGCATCACCCCCGTCCAGTCGGCAATACTGGCTGAGGCGGCCTGTGTCCTCTCCCAGAGAGGAGCCTCGGTCCCCGTGCTCATGGGCACGATCGAGGAGCTGGAGGCGGCCTTCGAAAATACCCCGGGCCGTCCGGTTATTGTTCCGCGGCCCATTTTCTCGGGAATTATTCTCGAATTTCCGGGGCGCTGAATCTGCACCTCAGAACAGCCTCCTTATCTCACGAGAAGGTGGCCGCATTATGACCCTAACTCACTGAGTTAGCGGACGAAATCGACGACTGGGCTCCCCAAGGAAACGGGAACGGTGAGGCGGCGCCCTTTGATGGGATTGCCAGCATCGACGCTGGACATGCGACGTGCCGGAGGTTCGAGCCCTCCCCCAGTCACACCGGAAAAGCACGGAACGGCAAATTTGCGCTTGCCTTCCGCTTCGCTTGAATGCAAATAGCGCAAACGCAAACGGAGCGACAATGCCCCACCTCTTCGACAAGACCCCGACCGCCCAGGAAGTTTTCGACGCCGCCTGTGCGTTCTTCGCTTCGTCCGCCGGCCCGTCGACTGGCCTCGACGACATCTGCCTCTACAGAGACCCGACCGGTCGCTGCTGCGTCGCCGGCAACTTCATCCCGGACGACAAGTACGATCCGCGGATGGACGACATGTCCGAGATGCCGCTCTACAAGCCCAACACGGGCGGCAACGCGCTCAACAATCTGATCGAGCACTTCGGTCAGGTCGTGCCACCGTGGTTCAAGGAGCATCAGCGGCTGCTGACCCGCCTCCAGAGCGTTCACGACGAGCGCGACAACTGGTTTCACCGTGGCTGGGACTACGACAGACTCGCCGATCACCTGAAGGGCGTCGCCAGCCTCTTCAAGCTCGACGTGTCCGCGATCGAGCCGGTCGCCGAGCGTGGTCGCATCCCGCACGGCTGGAACGTGGTGGAGGTCTGAGCCGTGCGCGGTCAGTCCTACGCTCGATACAACGCGCTCAGCTGGGCCACCGGCAAGAGCGCGGCCGAGATCGGCGCCGAGATCAAAGCGTCCGAACATAAGGCCCTGACCCACACGTTCCAATGGAACGAGGTCGGCAATGTGTCGGACTGCTGGACCCGCGCCGACACCCTTCGCGAGTTGCTGTCCCCCATCAGCACCTGATCAGGAAATCCAATGCCAAACGCATCAGCGCCAGCGCCCGGCGATCGGGTCGCCTATGCCGCAGCCTTCCTCAAGAACACCGGCCAGTTCACGGGGGCCGGCCCGCAGCGGCGCGGCACGTTCGTGAAGTTCTGGGAGAGCAACCCGGACTTCGCCCGCGTGAAGTGGGACAACTTCGAGGAAAACGCTCCGGCGCTCGCCCTGCAGTGGGGCGAGGACTACGTCAAGGACGCCCGTGAGCACGGACAGCTCGTCCACGCCAAGAACATCGCGAAGGTCGGGTCCGCCCGCTTCGCGCTGACCTGCGCGGGAGCGTGACATGCGGCGCAATGTCCCACGCCCCGTCCCCACCCTGTTCGTCGTCCGCCGTGACGGCGTCATCGAGTCTGTCGGCATGCGGTCCATGAGGATCGCCCGCGCCGCTGCTCGCAGTTTCAACGATGCCCGCGCCTGCCGTGCGGCATTTGCCAAATGGGTCTGAGATGAAGTGCCTGAAACACATCCTTTCGGATGAGGTGGTCCGCGTCACGGACAAGGAGGCGCAAGCCCTGCGTGACGCGGACCCGCTGGAGCCGAAGTGCTGGCAGTACTGCCCGAAGCACGAATGGAAAGCCACGGGAGCAAGCCGATGAAGTTCCCTGAAGGCTTCCGGCCACCGTCCCAGGCAACGATCGACCGCGTCAACAATCCCGACACGTTCGTCGTCGTGTGGTGGAACGGCATCCCCGCCGACAACAGCGGCAAGCGCGAGGTGCTGTACCTGACCGATCGGTTCAACCCGATGGGCACGGCCAACACCTGGGACGTCTGGCGCAGCAACGCCAAGCAGTACGCCACCGAGCGCGAGGCCGAGCTGGCCCGCGTCGAGATCATCATCCCGCACATTCGGGATCAGGCCCGAGTGTACCCCAACTGCGAAGCGCACGTCCGCACGGGCGGCCTTCCCGGCAAGGAGCTGACATGAAGCGCACCAAGAAGCAGCAGGCGCTCGACGACGCCCGCATCCAGCGTGCCGTCACCGGCATGATCATCCCGATGATGTCGATACCGGCGCTCCACAGGCATGCCGAGGATCTGATCGCCAAGGGCGTCGACGACGCTGGGCTGGCGGCCGGCGTCCGCAAGTTCATGGGAGCGAGCCGTGACTGACACCGCGAACGGCACCGTCCGCAAATCGGCCAAGGTCACGCACGTCTCGATGACCGAGGCCTACACCGACACCTACGCATTCGAGGCGGACGCCCGCAAGGCGTTCGAGGAGTGCAGGAAGTCTGACGTCATCGTCTTCGCCTCCCTGCACATCAGGGACGGCCGGGTCTATCGGCTGATCGCCACGTACGAGAACACCGACACTCGATCTCGAAATGGGAAGGTTCGGCGGAGCATGAAGTTCGAGAAGGATGACTGGGTGCGCTCGGTCCGCGTCGGCTCGAAAGGGTCGTTCGTCGGGCAGGTCAAGGAAGTCCTCGACGGCGACGAATACGTCGTCCGCGACGACGACCGCAAGCGCTGGCTGCGCAAGGGCAGCGAGCTGACCAAGGCCAATCCGAAGGCCGACAACGACAATGAGCGTGCGGACCAGCGTGCCCGCATGCAGCACTGGAGGCTGTGATGCGGCTGATCTACGAACCGACCGGCCAGGAACTGAAGCCCGGCGACAAGGTCCCGACCTTCCGCAAGGAGATGGTCACAGTCGAGTCGTTCAACGAGCGCCGCGTCTACTGCAAGGACGATCGGGGCAACGTGAACGAATGGTTTCACAGCGTCATCCATAGCCGCGTGGTGGACCCATGACCGAGAAGCAGCGCAAGCGCCGCCGCATGGCGTTGATCCGTATCCTGTCAAACATGTCCCGCAACGGCTGGGCCAATGCCCGCTTCGAGGACTACCACCCGCTCGAAACTGAGCTGTCGCAGCTGGAGGCAAGCCATGGACGCGCGTGAAGAGCCGAAGTTCGAGGATTATCAGGCTCGCATCCGTGCGGCCGAGCGCCGTCACTGTGAGGCCGATCTCTACTGGCGGACCAACCGCTGGGCGATCGACGGACGCGGCATCAATCCTCGCTGGGCGAACACCAGCGAGTCCTGAGGTCCCTGTGTGTGGTTGAAGCGGGTCTGCACACAAAGGCAAGGGAAAATCCCGCAGGACGAGGCGAGTAGCGGTTTCATCCCGTCTCGCATTTTCAAACGGCCTAGCTTCGGCGTTTCGTCCGCGCCTGGCGATGATGGCCACCCATGACCATGATGAAGAAGTTTGCGGCCCGGAGAAATGGGTACCCGCTCATAGGTTGCTGCGACCCAAACGCAGTGGCGAGGCCGGCGCTATCCGGCCATTCAATTTCACCGGAGTTCCAGACATGAAGAAGCGAAAGACGCAGAGCCGACGCTCGCCGATCGCCCGTGATCTGCGGACGCCGAAGTACAAGCCCCGCGTTGTGCCCAACAAGAAGCGCAAGGCGAAGGTCCCCGGTTACAGCAACGACGACGGAGCACGGCCATGAAGTAAGCGACCCCCACTGTGACCCCCGAACGAGAGTGACTGAGTTTTTGGACCGGTGAAGCCGCGAGCGACCGGACGCACAGCCCGACCAGCGGCGGGCAAACCAATCCGCTGGTGCAATTCGATGTCCTCGCAGTGTAGCGCCTGCCTTGCGTGATACGGCACGCCGCACATGCGGACACTGTGAGGTCTGCTGCTCCCCGAAGGATGCAGCGTGGTTGGAGGGAAACCTGCTCCGTCGATGCCGTGTCCCCCGCGGCTACAGGGCGAAGCGGTGGAGAGAGCACTCGCGAACCACACTAATTCGAGGCCGAGTTTTTCCTGAGCCTCAGGAAAAGCGGAGCCGTGCCCAATCGCTTGTTTGAATGCAAAGGAGACGAAATGGCGACGACAAGACAACAGACGAACACGGCGTTCGTCCGATCGCTGATGGAGCACAGCAAGTACGGCGCCCTCGCCCAGCTGTTCGTGCTCGACGCGCTCGACAAGTGGTCGGAGCTGGTCGCGAAGGCCGAGCCGGCTGCGGTCAATACACCGCTGATCAACGGCCACGCATGGGTCGGCGTCGCAACGGAGATCCAGGAAAAGCTGAAAGCGAGGATGGGCTGATGGCTGACCTCGAAGGCGACACCTACTCCGCCGAGATCGCGTTCATGAGCGCACCCGACCAGCTGGTCTGCTGTTGCGGCAGCTGTGACTGGTCCGGCACCGCGATCGAGTGCGCCGAGATCGACGACTGCAGCCTGACACCGGGCGACGCATCTCCGTGCGGACGCTGCCCCGAATGCGACTCGCTGGCCTACCTCGACGGTCCGCTCGATCGAGCGAAGGACCGGGTCGAGCGGCTGCTCAAGATCGTTCGCGCTTTCGTCAACCCCGTCGAGGTGATGCACGGCATCCCCGTTCGCCTCGACCTCAACGCCCTGAAGGGCGACGCCGTCAAGCTGCTGGAGGAGATCGACAATGGCTAGGAAGAAGAAAGAGCCCGAGACCTATACCGCCTTGCAGGTGGAGGCCGCCCTCTGCGTGTGGGAATGCCTCAACGAGTGGACGCTCGGCACCGAGGCGCAGGTCGCAAAACTCGAGAAGGCGGCCAAGAAGGACCCGCACTCCATGGCCGCGATCCGCGTCGAATGGATCGAGATGCGGGAGCAGTGCGGCTCGGCCGAGATGCGCTCGCAGTCGATCGTCCTCGGCCTGTGGTGCCTGGAGATCTACAACATCCTCACCGCCAACGACGAGGAGTTCTTCAGCTACTGGTCTTACGACTGGGAGGTGATCCCGGCCATGCTGAAGCACGCTGTCTGCAAGGACGGCAAGGCGTCGATGTATCGCGGCGACTACATCTATACCGGCGGCGGACTGATCGACGCACACAGCGCGGCCCAGCTGGTGGCACAGGAGTTCGCGTGGCTCCGCTACGAGGATGATTGCAAGAGCCAGGCTCGCCAACAGTGGGCTTACGAGGAGCTGGTCACCGACGACCGCAAGAGCAGCGGTGATCCAACCGATAGCCGGATGCTCTCCGCCTTCGAGCAAGGCGAGACGCCGCCGGCATTCGTGAAGTGGCTCGGCGAGAAGTACGACCTGACGCCAGTTGGTCCGGGCTTCCGATGAACCCGTTCGACTACTACGACGCCGGACTCCAAGCCGGCCTCGAAGGGAACGATGCATGCCCGCATCTTCCCTTCACCTTTCAATGGCTGTGGTGGCAGGCGGGACAGTTCGTCGGTCATCACACGCTCTGCACGCAGCTTGAGGCGATCGCCGTCTACTTCCCACAGGACTGACCATGCAGCCGCTGTTCACCCACGATATCCGCCATGTCATCCAGTCGATGCATGGCATCCGCCGCAGCCAGGTCGCCGCCGCGCTGAAGGGTCTCGACCTGATCGAGAAAGCTCACCGCATCCATCAGGCGGCAATCGATGCCGGATGGTCGCTCGACGATGACGAGTGGTGGTGGCGTCCGTTGCGAAAGGGCGACAAGCACTTCGACGAATGTCACTTCGGCTTCACCACCGAGCATGACGAAAGCGACTCGGACGAAGAGCCGTCGAACTGCGTGTTCGTCCGCTGCCCGACCTACGCCCTCGCCTACGACCGTGGCGAGATCACCCCGTATGCGAAGAGCCATCTCGCTTTCCGCAAGATCAAATTCGAGGACTGAGATGACCGAGTATCAGCGGGCCCCCTGCCCGCAGTCGTCGCCGTGGGGCGCCATCCAGGAGAAGCGCGAGTTGGCGCCCGGCATCTGGACCGTCTCAACTGCGAGCCACGGCGGCATCAAGCTGTCCCGTGAGCGCAACGCGGCGGTCCCGAAGTACATGCGGGCCGAGGCTGGCTGGTACGAGGAGGATTGCCAGTGGTCGATCGCCGCCGTGATCCACCCGATCGCCTTCCAGCGCACCATCAAGATCGAGGGCAAGCCCGACCGGAGCGAATACGACATCGCGGTCGAGACGTTCCGCAACTGGCACCCGGAGGAATACGAGCAGTTCTTCGGCGTCACGCTGGAGAAGGGCCAGTCCCTGATCCGCGACGAAAAGCTGTTCGAGATCGAGAACAAGGACAAGTTCGTCGTCACTTCCGCGTGGGGTGACTGGGCGCACTGGGTGCCGAAAGACAAGGTCGGCGTGTGCGCCAAATGCCAGCACGTCGAGAAGTGGTTCCTGATCGATGCCAGGCTCTACGCAACCCGCGGCCGGGGCGGCTTCGTGATCGACGCCATCCGCGACACCGAAATCACCAAACCCGAGAGGCCGTAATGGACGACCATCAGGCAATGCTTGCCATCCAGGAACAGATGGATGGCGTGGAATGGGACAGCGACACGCTGTCCGCGATCGGCGACATCATGATCGGCGCCGGCTATCGCATCCGCGACATGAACGACGTGGATCTCGAAACCCGCACCGTGCTGGAGTCGCTGCCGAAGGCGCAGCTCGACAAGGCGTGGATGCTGGCGATCGGCAGCGCCAGCGAGCTGGACGACCTGATTACCTGGATTGACGAACATCCGTCCGACGAGGAGCTGGACGAGGAAGGCATCCCGGTCACCAACCGCGCCCGCCTCGATACCTGGCTGCAGGGAATCGCCGAACACCAGGAGCAGGACGCCTACTCCTGCTACGTGCCGGTCCCGCTCGAACTGGTCGGCATCCTCAACATGCTGATCGAGGACTGGTCCGACGTCGAGAACGCCCACGGCTCGACCTTCACCACCGTGCTCGTTTCGTCGGAGGGCTGACGTGGAACGCATGCTGTATCTGGTCGCGCCGACCAACGATCAATGCAACTCGGACGAGGACGGCGTGGTCAATCAGGACTTGTTCGTCTGGGCCACCGACGCCAGCGAAGCCGTGAAGCTGTGGCGCGAATACTTCGAAATGGACGCCGAGGATACCACGAGCGAGAGCAAGCTCGGCCTCGACGAGCACGTCCGCGTGTTCGAGGTGCCGATCATGCCGGCCGGCGCGCCGTCTGCGGTCGTCGGCTGGGACGACATCCACACCTACAGCGCAACCATCACCGAACGGAGCGAGTCGTGAAGGAATACGTCTCACCAACCGGCTCGCCGATCAAGGGCACCAAGGAGCTGTTGACCGGCCGCTGCGGGATCAGCGGCATCGAGGACGACGGAACGCCAGTCCACGACGGCGACGGCACCGTCATCTTCTATGACGATCAGGTCACCGAGACCAAGGACGGTAAGACCGTCTTCCTCGACGACAACGGCGCCGAGTGGACGTTCGACCAGCTCACCGCCGTCGACGACGAGGAGGATGAGGATGACGACGATGCGTGAGTTCGTCAGCGGCTTCACCAGCGGCGGATCATTCGACCGCGACCCGAACGACCGCGTCATCGTCTACCTGATCGGACCGAAGGGTGGCACGCGCTGCTGTGAGGTTCTCGACATCATCCAGGCCCGCAAGCTGCGGGATGATCTCGACATCGCGCTGCTGAAGATCCGCGACGAGGAAGTGCGGCGGGAGGAATCCAATGGGCGTTAAGGTCAAGATCACCTACCGCGACCCGTCCGGCGGCGAGCACGAGCGCATCTTCCAGGGCGATGAGATGGGTGCCGGCGGTTGCTATGCGGCCATCCAGTTCCTGGAAGACCTCACCGTGAGCGGCCCGGTCCAACTGGTCGATGTGCTCACGATCGATAGCGGCGAGTACTTCGACGACGAAGCTCCGGAGGGCGAGTGATGGTCACAACAGCGAAATGCACCCTGTGCGCCAAGGTGGAGTCGCCCGGCTTCTACACCGGCTGCATGGTCAAGGACGGCCATGTCACCGACTGGAACTGCGACGGCGACGGCAACCTGACATGGAAGCTGGACGCCCCGGAAGAAGACAACAGCATGAACGAGTATCCCGAGCCCGTGTACGAGGCGGAGGATATCGGCTGCGACTGCAACGACGCCGGCATCGAGTCTGAGTGGGAATGGACGCCCGACCAGAACGCCTATGTCTGCAACGGTTGCGGAGAGGTCCAGTGAACCGGCTTGCCATCCGGGTGCAGCATCACCCCAACGGAACGTCGACGATTGCCGGCGTCCCGACCAGATACATGCGGGATGTCTTCACCATGGCATCGAACCGGCTGTACGAGATCGAGAAGCAGCACAAGGCTAAGCCGACCGATCCAGACCTCAACGACCCCTGGCTGGCGATGATGCGTCACATCGTCGATATCCTGGCCGCCTCCCCACCCTACCGCCACGGCTATGAAGACGTGCCGGTGACCCAGCTCGATAAGTCCGGCCGCTTCTGCCGGCTCCGGGCCGTTCGGCAACAGCGAGAGTCCCGCCTCCGAGTCGCTGAGGTGATGGACATGATCTTCGCCTCCATCAAGCAGCGACAGCAACCATAACCGACAAGGAACTACGATCATGAAACTGCGCGCAATCACTGCGCTGGCGGCAACGCTGGCGTCTGGCTTCTTCACCCCGGCCGCGGCCGAGAACGTCAACAAGGAGTTCATCGCTCTCTCGACCATCTCTGCCATGGTCCTGCTGAAGTGCGATGGCTATGAGTTCATCGACGGCGCTCCTCGTAAGGCCGCCGACCAGATCGGCGCGGACTTCGACACCTTCGCTCCGGCGACCATGAACGCCATCTTCGCGATCGCCGACATGGAGTACGACCGCTCCAAGCTGATCCCGGAGGTAACACGGCAGGTCCGCTCGAACCTCGAAGAGCTGATGGTCGATCACAAGAAGGGCAACCGCTTCTTCTGCAACAAGTACGGCGCCGTCATGCTCAACGTCGGCTGGCTGAAGAAGAAGTAAGGCTCCAGGCGGACCCGCGCGAGTTCCTTAGCGTTCGGAACCTGGGGCTCGCAATCCTCCTGGCCGCAGCGTTTGCTGTTGTTCTGGGTGGACTCGTGAAATAGCACTTGCTTGAATGCAAATGCTATGCAATTCTAATGCAAACGAAGGGAGGATCTGATGTTCGCCATCGGGATGCCACCAGGACAACGCCTGCCGTTCGGCACGGTCGTCGTCCAGACCGTCACCTTCAACCACACGCATCGGGATCGCTCCGGCTTCGCCTGGGTGGAGCCGATCACTCTCGACATCCACATGCTCGGCCTTCTCCCGATCGTGAGCCGGCCCTGCAACGACAATGAGGAAGCCGCCTGACATGGACTACAGCCTGATCACGAGAGCCGAGGACTTCGCCAAACGGAAGCACCAAGGGCATCTCCGCAAGTTCACGAAGGCGCCCTACTGGCTGCACCTGGAAGAGGTCGCGGAGACGCTGCACCAGTATGCCGCGCCGGCCGAGGTGATCGCCGCCGGTTGGCTGCACGACACGATCGAGGATACCGACACCTCCTACCAGGAGCTGGTTGGAGCTTTCGGCGCGGTCGTCGCCAACATCGTGGTCGAGGTCACGGACGTGAGCCGCCAGGACAGCTGCAAGACGCCGGACGGCGTGGGCAATCGTGCCCTGCGCAAGACGATCGACCGGCAGTTCCTGGCAGGCGCGTCGTGGCAGGGACAGTTCGTCAAATGCGCTGACATGCTCAGCAACACCCGTGACATCCTGGAGCACGGCGGCGGGTTCGCCCGGACCTATGTCCCGGAGAAGAAAGCCCTGATCCTGGTCCTCGATAAGATCAGGAACGTCCGGTACTCGATCTGGCGAGCAGCGTTCGATCAAGTCAGCCTCGCCGAGCAGGAGCTGGAGCGCCGTGCCGCAGCAGCCTGAGCACGGAAGCATCATCACTTTAGCCGGGATCGAGTTTCGAGTGGAGGTCGTCTCGGCGACCTACACCAAGCTGATCCCGGTCACCGACAAACTCTGGATGCTGCGGCACTGCGAGAGGGTGGCAGCGAAGGGCAAGAAATGAAGGGCGAGCCTCTTTACGTCACCATCACGTCGGGCATGCGCGGGTTCTTCGCCGTGCTCATCGACGGCAGCGATGGATTTCCGGAGCCGGTCCAGACCGGAATCGGCTCCTACAAGACCCCCGAACTGGCGAAGCCCGAGGCGATTGCCTGGGCCAAAGCCGAAGGCCTGGAGTTCAGAGAATGACCGAGTGGCCAAACAACGGCATCGAGTTCAACCGCTGGTACGCTGGCCTCACCCGCTTCATCGCGATGCTGAAGCGCTTCCAGTGGATCAAGAACAGCCGCTTCAAGTACGTCAACATCCGCATCGACACCAGGAACGGCTACTTCCTGGTGCTGACCGACCACCGAGAGGACGGCCAGCAAGACCGCGTCGATCCAATGGAGATCGCCAGGCACGTCGACATGAAGAAGGTCGATGTGGACATCGCGCCGACCGAAGTATCGATCAAGCCGATGCACCTGTCGGACGGCAGGACCGACTACTTCGTCTCGATCAAGGTCGGCGACCGCGAGGTGACGCCGCATGTGTTCCGCGAGGAGTACAAGGCGGCCTATCACGTCGCCCTCTACGGCTGGCTGCTGAACGGACGCGGCGAAGAGCCCGATGTCGTCGACTTCGGTCCCAAGGACTGGCCAGCTCGAGTCATGTCACCGGAGGTCGACCGGCAGCGCCGGACTGGTGCTCACCTCCTGCAGCTGGCGACGCAGTGCGGCTGGAAGGATGACGGAGAAGGCGCGCTGGAGTTCATGCTCCGGCGATCCCGTGAAGTTGCAATCGAGGACTGCACCGATGCCGTATGCGCAGGAAGTTAAGGAGCTGGCCTACACGCTCGATCCACCGGCCTGGGAATCCTACAGTGGCCGGCATCGAAACTTCAAGGCGGTGATGGACGGTCGCCGGGACGCCTCTCTCCGCAAGGCCCAGGAGCAGATCGACAGCGTCATCGAGCGGCGCCGCGGCTATCGGCGTACCGGGACCTTCACGGAAGAGGCTCTCGGCAACTTCATGGTCGAGATCATCGACAGTGACGGCTGCCGGAGCGTCGAATACTCCGACAACCTGAACCTGGGCGACGACATCGGCCGATGGATCAACGACGGAAGGGTGATCAAGCGCATCACCATCCATCCGAACTAGCGCTTGCGGACCACGATGCCGTTGTTCAGGCGCTTCTCCCGGATGGCTCTGACTTTGTCCAGCATGACGTCATGCGAGATGAAGCCGATGTTGGCCTTCTCGGCCGCGAGCCGGAATGCCTGGACGGCGAACTCCGGCGTCACGTCGAACCAGTCACCGACCAGGCGGCGGTTTGCCTTGTCGAACATGGCAGCGGCATCGTTGAAGATCCTGACGGCGAACGCCTCGTTCGTGGTCCAGATCGCATGATGGATCTTCAGCGGCTCCCAGCTACCGGGCTGCAGGCACTCGATCCGCTTCTTGAGGTTGGTCGAGGCACCGAGCCGTAGCGGCCGACCCCCGAGGGGGCCGGCTGCATAGACGCAGGCGAACTGAAGTTCATCGAATATTGCGCGTTCCGGCTTCGTCTGGAGCCAAGGTAACCCATAGACCAATTCAGTTTTCTGCATGCCTCCCTATACCTGAACGTTTGCTTAAATGCAAATTTGCACTTGCAATGAATGCAAACGGTGGTCTATAGGCGCGCAGCGAAACACCCCGTCAATCCAAGCGCGGGCCGCCGTCACTGACGGGGTGACCTCAACCAGTCGGCCGCAACCACCAAAGGAGAACTGCAAATGGACCCCACCATGGGCCAAACGTCCACCTACGGTCTCGTCCTCGCGAATGAGCAGCAGCCGACCAACCTGTTGCCCGCTCCGACCGAGACGGCGTCCGTCGTCAGCATGTCCGGCTACCTCAACCGCGCCGACATGCAGGCTGACCAGGCTGCAGGCACGGAAGCCTCGGGCCTGACCAGCGAGATCGACAACGGCGCCCTGCTCGCCGCCGCTATCGGTTCGCAGCCGGTCGCCGAGACCTCGGAAGTCTTCGCTGCCGGCGTCTCGACCCAGGAAGTGTTCGCCACCATCACGGCCGAAGAGCCGGTGGTCGAAGCGCTGCCGGCGCCGGAAGCACCGCCCTCGCCGCCGAAATATCCGGTCGGCAAGGTCGACTTCAACAAGCCGTTCGAGATCTACCGGACCGACGACAGCCAGGACTTCCTCACGGAGGTCGTGATCCTCTCGGTGCTGGCCGATGCCACCCATCCGGTGGTGATCGCCGGCTACCACGACAACGAGGGTGAGCGCGTCGTCCTCCAGTTCGACCTGGACGGTGACGACATCCGCGGCGACTGGGTGTTCGAGAACATCTCGACCGAACCGCAGACCAAGTTCGTTCGCCTGTTCATCGACGATGAGCGCGTCATCACCGCCGACGAGACGGTCTACGACAGCGAGGCGGCAGCCAAGCGCGACTACCACCACCAAGATCTGTTCGGCATCTTCCCGATCGTCATCCCGCCGCGCGTCTCGGCCAGCGCCGTCGTCGAGTCGACCGTCGTCGAGGGCGACGGTTCGGACTTCAACGAGGAAGAGGAGCACGACGAGGGTGGCGACGATGCCGGCGACGAGGTTGTCGCCGCGGTCGTCGAGGCTGCTCCGCCGCATCCGGATGCGAAGTGGGTGAACGGGCGCCTGATCGCCCCGGGACAGACCGTGTCGGCCTATCGCCAGCGCTTCGGCACCCGCCAGGTCGAGGTCATCAAGACCCGCGATCACGCCTACCAGACGCTGTTCGTCAAGCCGCAGGACGGGACCAACCCGTACTGGGCGCTGAACAAGAACATCCGCTGATCCCAACAACTGCCCGTCCTCTTCGGAGGGCGGGCACCCTTCCCTTTGGAGATCGACATGCCGGACAGAGTTTCCTTCGACAACAACATCGCCTTCGACCAGGGCTGGGGCATCTTCGACTGCGACGGCAGCGAGAACGGTCCTTGGCAATTGCAGAAGCTCGATGAGTGCGACCGCCTCCGGGATGACCTGGAAGCGTGGCGCCTCGTCGTCGACTACGCCAACGCCGGCAGTGAGTACCACCAGAAAGCGCTGCAGTTCCTGGCTGATCACAATCCCCTGGAACACCGCTGCATCATCGACACCATCAACAAGAAAGCCGTGGCATGACCATCCGCATCGTCTCCGAAGCTGAGTTTGCTCAGCGCATCAGAACCGTCCTCTTCAACCAGCGGGTTGAGCACGTCGGATGCGTCACCGGCCCCGGCCGATCGGGCGCTGTCGCCGCGGTCTACGCCTCCCACATCCTTGGCATCCCCTTCATCCCGTTCGGCGCCAACGTGCCGGACAAGTTCGAGCTGCTGCTGATCGACACCGCTCGCGAGAGCGGCAAGACGCTGCGCAAATCCGCCAGCTGGTACACGAAGCGCATGGGCCGTTCGCCGACCGTCATAGCGGTCTACGAAGAGCCGCCGCGCATCGCCTTCTGGTACGAGGCGCCGAAGCCGCAGCGCTATCGTCACGAGACAAGGTTCGCAGCATGAAGCGAGCCGTCATCCTCATCGCCGCGTTGCTGCTCGCCGGTTGCGACGAGGGCAACAGCAGCCTCCCCCTTCCGCGCCAAGTCTGCACCCAGGTGACCGGCATCTACAGCTGCGGTCGCGGTGGGACCTGCGAACAGTGCGGCAACTGGGAGATCGGCTGCCCGAAACCGCTGGAGCTGCGCGAGATGGCCGGCAGCAACGGTCCCTATCTCGCCTGCCGACTGCAGAAGGAGCGCTCCAATGCTTCAACAGTATCGCCGAATGCGTCACCCGTGCTGCAAGGGAAAACCTGACCAGCGCGCCATCGGTGCCGCGTTCCGCTTCCCGCTCGAAACGAGCACCTGGAAACGCCACTACGAGCCGTTCTCGAAATCAGACCGAGGACGGCAGCGCCGGCAAGAGCGGCGCTTCGTCGACATCAACAAGCGATTTGCCCGCACATGAGTGATCCCCGTGAGAGCTGCTCTGAACACGTCCTTGGCTACATCAGAACCCATTTCGATTGCCCATATTGCGACTACGACTTCCACGAAGAAGGAGATCGGTCCAGCGAGGTCATCGAGTGCCCATCCTGCCAAGAGAAATTCTGGTGCCGAGAGGTCCGATGACGGCTTCTTCGTCAGGTGCGGCAAGCAGTACACCAACGCCGAGATCGACATCATCAAGCGCAATCGGCATCTGAGACTGCATGACCTGCAGGGCTTGCTGCCCGGTCGGTCTCGCAACTCGATCTCGGGCAAGCGTGGCTCCACCGGTTTCACCTATCGCCGGCCGCCGTTCACACATGGCGAAGACGAAGAGATCAGGCGGCACGCTCCGACCAAGGGCGCCACCGGCATCACCCACATCCTGCCGCACCGCACGAAGTGGGACATCACCAAGCGCGCCCAGGAGCTGGGCGTCGCACTGTTCAACAACAAGGAGCAGCCGCTGAAGATCCTCGGTGAGCCGTTGGCGGACGCTATCCGCAAGCGAGCCCGGGAGGATGGCTTCTCGGTGCGGGCCCTCGATGCCGAGCTGGGCACAGGGCTCTACTTCACTAGCTGCGCCGCGCTCCGAGCCCAGCGCGGCAGCAAGCCGAACATGACCGCAATCCGCAAGGCGATCGAGTTCTTCGACGCTGCGCTCATACCAGGTCCCGAGGGGACCTTCACCATCGACTGGAGAGACGAATAACATGGGACTTTCAACCAAGGGACCGATCACGCCCTACCGTGGATCGTGGGCTGACCTGGAGCGTCGGCGCCGCGACGCAACGCTGGCGATGATCGAAGAAGACCGTGTGGAAGCCGCGATCACAATCGCCGGCATCCGCGAGCAGGTCCGCGCGTTCGAGGGGATCGATCGTGTCCGAGGTCTCTGACGAACAAGCCGGCAAGCCTGTGCTGTACGCCAGGCTGAACGGCAACACGCTTCGCGCCAAGTGGCCAGGAAAACGCTGGCACGGCGCATACCTCAGCATCCATGAGGCATGTGACGCGGCGCACAAGGATGGACTCGAGTCATTCCTCATCGACTACGTCGTCGAGGAAACCTGATCGGGTCTAACTGGGGATGCTTGATGAGGTCCCCATCAACCGCCGACGTTCGAAGTGCTCGGTTGGGCTTCGGCGTCACTCTACGACTAGCATCACTGTAGGCAGGGAACTTGACGAACAGACGACTCACACCGAGAGCGCGTCAAACAAAAATGAGGAGCATGAATGCTCACACTAAACTTCTGCGGGACCATCAGGAGGTTCCGCCTGTTCAACTCTCGGGACAGACCGACCCTGCATCTTCTCGTACTACCACCCACTCCATGAGACGGAGCCGTGAGAATGCGAAAGATCCGGTACTACAACGCAAGGGACAGACCAGCCCTCAGCTTCCACCTCGATTTTCACCACCAATGAGTTGGAGCAATGGTCAAAAAGCCGAAGTCCGGCCCCGTGCGGCGGGTCCGCTTCTACAATCCGCGAGATAGACCGCGTTAGAAGGCGGTTGTTTGTAAATAACTCTTGCGCTTTCATGCGCATGAATGCAAATACTGACGCAAGAACGGCAGCCGGGCGATCCTCCTATTTCAAAGGGTTTCCCTGCACCACCAACGGGATACGTGCGCCTGCACGTTAGCTTGAATGCAAATCAGAGCAAATGGAGGACTTCAATGTCGTTCTACCTAGTCCGGCTCGAACCGGACGGGAACGGTGGCATGCAAGATGTGCCGATCCCGGACTTCGGCCCTTACGACAAGGGCAGCGAAGCGGCGAAATTCGCCAAGACCCTCACCGAGCAGCGCGGCTACAAGGTGCAGCCTCGCCGCATGGCGCAGGCGCCGGACTGGCGCGGCCGACAGCAGGAACGGCTCGCGACCGGCGCACTGAAGGCGCTGCCTGCGGCGTGGGACCTTGAACCGATCAAGGATCACTTCGCGCACATCTGCCCGCGCGACGCCACCAAGATCGCCTTCACCGAGAGCGACGAGCACGGCACGATCGACCGCACGACCTCGCTCAATCCGGGCCGGTACATCACCCGGTTCTACGAGGCTGATGGCAAGATCCCGGATGCACACCGTCGCAAGCTGATCGCTGCGATCGACCCGAACGGCGAGATCTTCTTCGCGTTCAGCCCGGAGGAAATCGTCCACGTCTACAAGACGGGCCCCGGCTCGTGCATGGACGCGAAGCACACCTTCGCCGGGATGGAGCCGCACTGGCCGACCGAGCCCTACGGGGCCGGCGACCTGGCTGTGGCCTACACCAAGAACGCCGATGGCCGCATCCAGTCTCGCTGCCTGTGCTGGCCCGAGAAGAAGATCTTCGGCCGCTGCTACGGCGACATCGAGCGCATGATCGCTGCGATGAAGGCGGAGGGTTACAACTATCTGCGCGCTGACGAAGGCAAGTTCCCACCTGGTGCGAAGCTCCTGAAGATCGAGCACCCGGAGCGAATGTGGGAGTACGTCATGCCGTACTTCGACGACATCGAGATGGTCATCCTGAAGGGCGATCACTTCGAGACCTACGACGGCATTCTGGCGAACCTTCCGCTCGGCACGAAGTACATCAGCTGTGGCGGCAGTTCGGGGCGATCGATGCTCTACCAGTACTGCCCGAAGATGCGCACCGGGCAGCCGGCGCACAGCTTTAAGTTGGTCCACGGTGTCAACCTGGAATGGTCCAAGCAGGCGTACGACTCTCACGCCTTCACCTGCTCGGGCTCCGGCAAACTCTACTCCAATGAGTTCCGGGTCACGATGGCCACGCCAGGCATCTACTGGGGTCACGACCACTTCGCCGAACACGGCGAGCACTGCGCCGTCACCAAGAAGAACTATCCCAAGACCGAGATGGTTCAGAAGGGCGACCGCCGTGTCCACAACAGCGTGGCGTGGCGCTTCGATGACGACGGCAAAGAGCTGCCGGCCAAGAAGGTCCGGGAGATCGAAGCCGATCGCTGGAGCAACGTCACCATCGGCGATCTCATCGGTGAGAAGCCCTGGCGCCGCGACATGCGGTACCTGAGCAAGAGCCGCTTTGAGCGCGAGTACAACGCCGTCACCAACACGGTCGAAACTCGCGTCACCGGTCGGCAGGCTGACCAGGTGATCATCGACGATCCGTTCGCTCAGCTCGATCCGCGCCAGCAAGAAGAGATGACCCGCTACATGGGTGATCTCATCGACCGACAACTGCGCGACCAGATGCTCCGGGGCCTCCCTGAGCCGGCCGCTCGGTACGACTACGATCCAACCCGCTAACCCGACAGGAACTGAAATGTCCAACGACCTTGAGATGCTCAAGGCGATGCTCTCGCATCGTCGTCCCTACGGCTCGAAGACCGAGCTTGCCTACATCGATCGGTTCATCACCCCGCTCGGGGTGCAGACCGACAAGTTCGGCAACCGGTTCATGATCGTCGGCGAGGAGAAGCCGATGATCCTCTGGTCCTCCCACACGGACAGCGTCCACCGGGATGAGGGCTTCCAGCAGATCGAGATGACCGGCACCAAGATCCACCTGCCGAAGAAGTCCAAGTCGAACTGCCTCGGAGCTGACGACGCGGCCGGCAACTTCATCATGATCAAGATGATCGAGGCCAAGGTGCCAGGTCTGTACGTCTTCCACTTCGGGGAAGAGGTTGGCTGCAAGGGCTCGGGTGGCATCGCCAACGAGACGCCGGAGTTCCTGGCCGGCATCCAGGCCGCCATCGCCTTCGATCGACGCGGCTTCACGTCCGTCATCACCCACCAGCGGGGACGGACGGCGTCGGATGCATTCGGCGACTCGCTGGCTGCTCAGCTGCCGAGCCGGTTCAAGAACGACCCGACCGGCATCCTGACCGACACCAAGATCTACATGGGCATCGTGCCGGAGTGCTCGAATGTCTCGGTCGGGTACGAGAACGAGCACACTGATCGCGAGACGCAGTGCGTCCAGCACCTGTTCGAGCTGCGCGATCACATGGTCAAGATCGACGCCTCGAAGTTCGTCATCGAGCGCAATCCGAAGGCCACGGAGCCGGAGGTGAAGCGCTCAACCTGGTCGGGCTCGTCGGCTGGCAGCAGCTTCGGCGACAGCAGGACCGCGCGAACCATGCGGATGCTGAAGCAGCTGCGCCAGCGTGAACTCGAGGATCTGGTCTTCAAGTACCCGCGGCAGGTCGCTCGGTACCTGGCTGACAGCAACGTCAGCTCCGAAGAGCTGGATGACGCCATCTACCTCATCAACCGGCCTCACCGCCAGTCCTCGTTCCTCGATCTCTTCGACGACGAAGGCCTGCTCAGCGCCTGATCGCCACCAACGACATCACGAAACAAAGGACACTGAACAATGAAACTCGGATTGCAAGAGCATGTGGACGTCGCCTCTGGAGTGCAGGATGAAGTCGCTATCTCGTTCGAAGCCAACGCGGTGGCGTTCTACGCTCAGATCTCCGGTCTGGCGAAGGACAAGATCGGCTACCCGATCCGCGAGCTGACGACGAACATGTGGGACGGCTCGCGCCTGAAGTACGGCGACGACATCCCGGAGGACAAGATCCCGCAGATCCGGCTGCCGACGCCGCTCTCGCCGACGATCTCGTTCCGTGACTTCGGCCCCGGGATGTCGCCCGAGGACATGAAGAACGTCTACGCCCGCCTCTACGCTTCGACCAAGCGCGGCAGCAACGACCAGGTCGGCGGCTGGGGTCTCGGCTCGAAGAGCCCCTATGCCTACCTGATCTCGGACTCGGGCTCCGGCTCCTACACCGTGACGTCCTACCACGGCGGCATGATGCGGACCTATGTGCTCTCGCTCTCGCAGAGCGGTGCGCCGACCATGCGTCTGCTGATCGAGGCACCGTCCGACGAGCCGACCGGCCTCGAAGTGTCCTTCCCGGTTCGCCGTGAGGACATCCGCGAGTTCCACGATCGGGCTCGCACCATCCTCTGGTCCTTCACGCCGCGGCCGAAGATCACCCCGGCGATCGACTGGAAGGAGCCGGTCGTCATCAGCCAGGGCGACAACTACACCCGTTACAAGAGCGGGACGGTGCCGTTCAGCGGTCCGCACGTCCGCATGGGCTGCGTGATGTACCCGTTCGACATGCGGCAGATCAAGACGACGGGCTTCCTCGACTACAGCGATGCCGTCCTGTTCGATGCGCCGATCGGCTCCCTGAAGGTGACTCTGTCCCGCGAAGAGCTGGCCTACGACGACAACACCAAGTCGACTTTGGCCCGCCTGACCGAGGAGTACGAGCAGAACTTCATCCGGAACTGTCAGACGGCAGTCGACACGGCTGAAGACCTGATCGGCGCGGTCGAGCTGTTCGAGGAAGCAACCGAGTCGCTCGGCGTCTCTCGGACCGACAAGCTGCGCGAGATCGTGAAGTGGCGCGGCCTGACGCTCTCGGCGACCGTTCCGAAGATCAACGCCAAGACCGGCATGCTGTCGGACGGCTGGGTTCACTTCGACAAGTTCGAAGACACCACGGTTCGGATGAGCTGGTGCCGTGACGCCAAGATCGTCATCGAGCACAACCCCAGCTACTCCTACTCGCGCTTCCAGATGGCGCAGCTGGTCGGCCAGAAGGTGCTCTGGATCCGATGCAAGCGAGCGTTCCGAGAGGACGTGCTCAATGCTCTCGGCAATCCCGAGGTCGTCGAGCTGGACACCTTCAAGGTGCCGGCGAGCAAGCGGACCCGTGGCAAGACCGTCCGTCGCCGCAGGGTGATGGTGGTCACCGAGGGTGGTGGCGTCCTCGTGTCGCAGGAAGACGTCGACCTCGCCGAGGGCGGCTTCTACCTGCAGCGCGTCAGCAACGGCCTCTACAGCCGGCGCCGCGGTAACGAATACGTCAAGGTCTCGACCGAACAGAGCAGCGTCTCGCTCAGCGTGATGAAGGAAGTCATCTCGGCATCCTTCGAGCTGGGCCTGGTCGAGGTCGGCACCACGATCCTGATCCAGAGCGAGGATCACGCTGCGCTCGGCGACAACTGGACGCTGTTCGGGGATGACCTGATCCCTGATCTGCAAGCCAAGATCGACGTCTCGACGTTCACCGGACTGCACCAGAAGTCCTTCAACGATCTCGACTCGGCTCTGCGGGGCATCGTCGGCATGACGCCGGCGACGTTCGCCAATGCGCCGGGCGACCTGCTGCTGTTCAAGACCGAGCTGACGGCGCTCGGCACCGCTCTCCGGGGCAACTCGACCGTCGATACCCCGACCGACAAGGCGCACTCCGCCCTGTCCCGGCTGGGGATCGCGATCGACAAGCCGGAGGTGCAGTGCCCGATCACAGCGATGGAACGGCGCTACCGCGAGCTGTGCTCGAAGTACGCGCTGCTCAAGCTGATCATCGAGCCGAACCCGTACTACTCGTACTCGAACCGCACGGACGCTGCCCAAACCCAGCGCCAGCTCAAGCACTACTGTGACCTCCTCCATGCAGAGCAGCAGCTCCTGCAGCGGCAGGCGGACATCGCGAGGGCTGCGCTGGCGCTGAACGACAACAACCAGAACGCCGAGCCGGTCGAGGACGAGATCGACCCGCTGTCAGAAGCAGCCTGAGACGGAGCGATCCAATGATCCCGAGCGTCATCACCGACACCTCAATCACGTTCATCGCCAGGGGCCGTCCGTGGACCCTGGCGGCGGACCACACGCACTACGACAAGGTCAAGGAACTGTTGACCTCCGGCTCGGACGACTCCGATGAGATCGTCCGGCTGGCCGACGTGCGGGTCGCGGTTGAGGAGCACTCCGGCGGCGCAGCCACCCTCACCGAGGATGGTCTGTACCTGGACGGAGAGCAATTGCCGCAGGCCTGGCTCTACAAGGCCTGTGCCGAGCCCAACGCCGCGAAGGTGTTGGCGGTGACGCCGGGAGATCGGGTCCGCGTCGAAGGCGACGATGATGCGCCTGACGGGATCTACACCGTGGGCGAAGTCGACAACACCGACGTGGACAAGCGCGTCTACGTCGAGCCGGTCGACAACGACGAGGACTATTTCGGCTTCGTCGCCAACACATCGATCGTCGAGATCATCCGGGACGCGACCGATGCCGCGTGACCCGAGGGTGGACCCGCTCATCCGGGAAGCGAAGTGGCACTGCAAAGGGTGCCGCGAGTCCTGGCGCCTGGACGGGCGGATGCACCGCAAACCCATGAAGATCGAATGCACCGCGAAGGTCATCCGCCAGAAGCTGCGGGACATCGCCAAGGAATTGAGGAGTAACGAACTTGCCCGACTTGCAACAAGCAATCCAGACCTTCTTCGAAGGCTGCAAGCGCATCGCCGAGGCTCATCGGCAGGCGAACTACCCACGCAACCCCGCGCCGGAGTGGAAGCTGCAGGAGCTGCAGAAGCGATTTCGGATCGTGAATGGGAGCGGCGTTCACTGCTTCATCGATAAGGCGACCGGCGACGTGCTGAAGGCCGAGACCTGGGCCCGCCCGGCGAAACACGCCCGCGGCAACGTCTTCGACGAGCACAACGGTCTCGCGAAGATGGGTCCGTACGGCCCTGCTTACCTGAGGTGACCCATGGGCAAGAAAATCAAAGAGACGCCGCCAGATCCGAAGCAGCTCGCGCTGGCGGCCATTCCCGGTCTGGAGATCGGCGACGTGCTCAAGTTCTTCTACGACCGAGCGTCGGAGCGCGACAAGAAAATCGCGGACATGGCCGACGTCGGCGACGACGGAGAGTTTGAGATCGATGGCGCGATCGTCTCCGAGGGCGATGACAACGGCGCCTACGTCCTGGGCTGGAGCTGGGCGAGCTTCGCCGGCACCGCGCTGACCAAGATCTGCGAGTGCTGCGAGGCCGACACCGAGCAAGCTACCGAGGTGAAGACGACCCTCGGCGAGAGCGAGTTTTACTGCGCCGAGTGCGCGAAGGAGATGACCGATGCCTAAGACCCTGACGAAACTGCAGGAGCAGATCATCGCCAAGGTGCTGACGCTTCATGCCACCAACTACGTCTGGCTCCGCGAGGGCGAGGTCAACTCGCTCAACAGCCTGAAGGCCAAGAACCTGATCGACCAGCACGCCTACGGCTCGATCCAGCCGCGCCACCTGAACGACGAGGTCAAGGCCGTGTTCTGGCGGGAAAATCCGCGGACGTTCAAGATGGCCAATTTCCACGGAGAAGGCTGGCTGATCTTCGACGACAAGCGGTACATCTGCAAGGTCTACAACGAGGTGGATGCCAACCGCGTGGTCGAGGGCCTGAAGGAACTGCGCGTCGCGGAAGTCGATGCCGGCAAGGAGGCTGCGTGATGGCTCTCCATCCAATGATCACCACCTACCTCGACGGCCTGGACGCATCGGTAGACGGTCGCGGCTATGGCGCCAAGCACGAGCGGGCTCGGCTGTTCGTCGAAGGCGCCTGCGAGATCCTGTCGCAGCTCTCCAGGATGGACACGCCGACCGACAAGGCCCGGAACACCGAGCACACCGAAGACATCGTGGCCGATCTCGACGACGAGCGTCTCTGCAGCGATGCGTCGGCTCTCTACGCCCTGATCCGCAAGTCCAGGGAACTGTCCCGCACGCGGAAGCCCCGAAAGAAGCGGTAGTTTGCTTTTTCATTTGCTTGAATGCAAATGACCTGATACGCCCTAACCCATCCCAATTCCCGAAAGGTGATCCATGTACGTTCCCTCCCCGCAGCAGGCGGCTGTCCAGCATGAAGCCTGGCACGGCACCGGCTCCATCATCGTCATCGCCGTGGCCGGCGCCGGCAAGTCCACCACCATCGTCCGCACGGTCGCCGACATGCGCGGCAGCAGCATCATCCTGTCCTTCGGCAACAAGATCTCCAAGGAGATGAAGGGCAAGCTGGAGCAGCTCGGCATCGACTGGAAGAAGGCCGAGTCCTCGACCTGCCACGCGATCGGCTTGCGCAACTACAAGAAGACGTTCCCGAAGGCCCGCGTCGACGGTGAGAAGGTCGGCCGCATTTCCGCTGACTGGGTGGATAACTCCAAGATCGAGCCTTCGCTCGTTCCGCACGTCTCGGTCGCATGCCAGCTCGTCGACCTCGCCAAGCAGAGCGGCCTCGGCATCGAGGGCCAGGGGCATATCGACGATACCTCGATCTGGGAGGATATCGCCGAGCACTTCGACCTGTTCGACGAGGAGCCGCTGCAGAAGAAGGCGTCGGACATCATCGACCTGGCGATCCAGCTGCTCAAGGAGTCGAACAAGAACCCTGAGCTGATCGACTTCAACGACATGATCTACCTGCCCCTGCTCTACAAGATCAAGTTCTGGCAGTTCGATAACGTCTGGATCGACGAGGCACAGGACACCAACACGGTGCGCCGGCTGCTGGTGAAGGCGCTGATGAAGCCCGGCACCGGCCGCGTCATCGCTGTGGGCGATCCCCACCAGGCCATCTTCGGCTTCACTGGCGCCGACAACGACAGCCTCGACTTGATCAAGGCGGAGTTCGGGGCCGTGGAGATGCCGCTCACCGTCACCTACCGCTGCCCGAAGAACGTGGTGAAGTTCGCCCAGACCTGGGTCAACCACATCCAGGCTCACCCTTCGGCTCCGGAGGGCAAGATCAGCACCTCGACCTTCGAGAAGATGATCGACGCCCGCGCTCAGCTGAACGGTGACGCGGCAATCCTCTGCCGCAACACCCGGCCGCTGGTCTCGGCGGCGTTCGCCTTGATCCGCGAGAAGATCCCGTGCCGCATCGAAGGCCGCGACATCGGCAACTCGCTCAAGAAGCTGGCCACCCGCTGGAAGTCGATCAGCACCATCGCGGAGCTGGAGGACAAGCTGGAGGACTGGTTGGAGAAGGAGAAGGAGCGCTGGCTGCCGAAGAAGAAGATGTCGAAGGTCCAGGAGGCCGAGGACAAGGTCGAGACCCTGAAGGTCGTCATGGATGCGTGCCGCGATGACAAGCAGGACTCGATCGCTGCGGTCACCGCCTACATCGACAACATCTTCGCTGACGACGTCACCGGCATCCTGACCCTCTGCACCATCCACCGGTCGAAAGGCCGGGAGTGGAAGCGCGTCTACTGGCTCGACCGGCTGAACACCTGCCCGTCGAAGTACGCCAGCATGCCCTGGGAGAAGGAGCAGGAGATCAATCTGCAGTACGTGGCAGCCACCCGCGCCATGGAAGAGCTGATCGATCTCTATCCGCCGTTGCCGAAGGTGAAAGTGCCGCCGGCCAACGACAACAAGCAAACCGTAGCAGCGACAAAGGCGGCCTAAGGGCCGCCACTTCGCCCCGTTTCATCAAGGAAGCATCATGATCACTGAGCAGATTTTCAAACGTGGCTCGGACGGCAAGATCCGCAGCTGGCAGGTCGAGGTCAACGGCGCGGACTATCGCGTCATCGCCGGCATCCACGGCGGCAAGATGGTCGAGAGCAAGTGGAAGACGGCCAAGCCGAAGAACGTCGGCAAGGCCAACGCCACGACCCCGGAGCAGCAGGCAGCGCTGGAGGCCTCGGCTGAAGAAGCCAAGAAGCTGAAGCGCGAGTATCGCCGCACGATCCCGGAACTCGAGTTCGTGCCGAACGGCCCGATGCTCGCCGAGACCTGGGACGACTTCAAGAAGGAGGTCCCCTACGCTGACGGCGTCTGGTCCCAGCCGAAGCTCGACGGCATCCGCGCCATGATGACCCGGAAATGGGGCGCGACCTCCCGCGAGTATCAGCCGCATTTCAACTGCGGTCACCTGATGGCGGCGCTGGAGCCCCTGTTCAGTGCGCACGACGGCATCGAGTTCGACGGCGAGCTGTACAATCACGACTTCAAGGCTGACTTCAACGGCCTGGGATCGATCATCCGGAAGTAGAAGGCCACGCCCGAGCAGGCCGCTCGTGCCGTCGAGCTGATCCAGTACCACATCTACGACCTTCCGAGCCCGGCGCCGTTCGCCGAGCGCACGGAGAAGCTGAAGGAGCTGCTCACCAAGATCGGCCATCCCCAGCTGATCTACGTCCCGACCACCAAGGTGGGCAACCTGGAGGAGCTGGACGCCGCCGAGGTCGAGGCCGTGGAGCTGGGTTACGAAGGCCAGATGGTTCGCTTCAACGATCCATACGCCTACGACAGCCGGCCCTGGTGGCTCATGAAGCGGAAGCGCTTCGTGACCGAGGAGTTCCCGATCATCCGCGTCGAGGAAGGCGAAGGCAACTGGTCTGGCGTCGCTAAGCGCGTCGTCCTCCAGATGCCGGATGGCCAGGAATGTGGCTCCGGCATGCGTGGCACCCAGGAGTTCGCCGCCGAGCTGCTGGCGAAGTGTCGCGCCGGCAAGACGCCGAAGGAAGGAACGGTGCGTCACTTCGGCTTCACGCCGGATGGAATGCTCCGCTTCCCGGTCGTGACGGACTTCCACCAGGACGGTCGCGTCGACTGACCATGAAGCTGCATCATCCGCACGGCCCAGTGCCAGAGGGCGTCGATGTCCTCTGGCGCTGCGAAGCGAAGAGCTACTCCTACGTGATCGACGCCGATCGCGAGGAGTACGGCGTCACCGCTCCCCGCCTGGAGATGCGGTGGTACCACGTCGATCGCCGGACGCCGAAAGGCGCTTACTGCTGCGGTGAGTTTGTTCGGCTCACTGCGTACAAGAAGAGGTTTGCGGAGACCGAGGCTGACGCCCTTCGCGACTTCAAGGCTCGCAAGAACAAGCAAATCCAAATCCTCAGCCGGCAACTGGTGAGGGCTGAGCGCGAGCTGGCCCTGACCAAGCCCAACCATGACCTGTTAGTTGCATGAATGCAAAGGAGAGACCCGTGAACGGAATCGTTCTGTACCGCGGCCCGTCTGTGATCGACGGCCAGCAGATTATTTGCATTGCCACCGGACTCGAGGACGGCGGCTCCAATTCGAAGACTGGACCGATGGTTCAGATCTACATCCTGCGCGACGGCATCAACCCGATGAAGGCCGTGCAGACGGGCGACGATATCTCGATCTGCGGCACCTGCCCTCACCGCGGCAAGGTCGTCAGGGACCACAAGACGGGTCTGCTGACCAACGTCGGCCGCTCCTGCTACGTCACCTTGATGCGCGGTCCTCGCGTGGTCTGGGATGCCTACTCACGCGGCAAATATCCCGAGGTGCCGCTCGCCAAGGCCAGGAAGCTGCTCGCCCGCAAGGTCGTCCGCGTCGGCGCCTACGGTGATCCCGGAGCTGTGCCGGTCAAGGTCTGGAAGACGGCGCTGAGCCAGGTCGCCGACCTCACTGGCTACACGCACATGTGGCGCGAGATCCCTGAGCTGGCGGACTTCTGCATGGCGTCCTGCGACACCGAGGTCGATCGCGTGCTCGCCAAGGCTCTCGGCTTCCGCACCTATCGCGTCCGCGGCAAGGCCGATCCGAAGCTCCCGGGCGAGGGTCACTGCCCTGCATCGGCGGAGATGGGTAAGGCCGTCCAGTGCGCTGCCTGCATGCTGTGCGGTGGCAATCGGACCAAGGCCAATGCCGACATCACCATCGCCATCCACGGCGCCGGCAAGAACAACTTCAACCGGAGTCTGGAGGTTGCCTGATGTTCAGCATCATCACCCTTCTCGATCGCGATTACGACGATGACGACATCGAAACCGTGATCCGAACCAACCGCCGGGACCATCGAGTGCAGAAGACCCCACGAGAGTATCGGCGCGTCGATCGCAACCAGGACGGATACGGAGATCAGGACCAGCCATGAAGCAATACAGCGTGTACGGCACCGTCACGGCCAGCAAGTACATGGGTCGGTTCTGGGCCAACTCCAAGGAGGAGGCGGTCGAGCTGGCTCAGAAGAGCGACAACAACTTCGTGTCGCTCTGCCACCAGTGCAGCGACGAGTGCGAGGATCCGGAGATCCACGAGATGGTCGCTGAAGAAGTGACCAACTGATGCCGATCTCCATCGTGCATGACGGCACCAGCTTTCCCGAGCCCGCGGAGAACTGCTGCTTCTGCTTCGGCCTGACCAGGCACTGGCACAGAAGATCCGACGTTGCGGTCTGCGAGCAGTGCGCTCCAGTCCGCAAGGTCAAGGAGATCCCCACCAAGAAGGACTGGTGCGCAGCTGTGCGCGCCAGGATGCCCCGACGCTTCGGGGAAATCGACATAGCTCACATCAAGAGGATTGCATCATGACAGCGACCACCATCGAGGCGCCGACCATTACGGCGCAACAGCTCGCCGACCAGATCGTCACCGCGCTGGAAGGCGGCTCCAACTACTGGCTCGAACGCTTCACCTCGAAGCGGGGCAAGGAGCGGGCTACTGAGGGTCCGTGGTATTCCGACCCGAAGGTGTGGGACGGCGACTTCGAGATCGAGGTGCTGGCCGACGAGGACAGCGCGACGCACAGCTTCACCTCCGGACAGGGTGAAGGCCGGCCTGGCGTGGCTGATGAAGAACCATCCCCACCGCGTCGCCGAGATCATCGAAGAGACCGGTGATGCCGAGACCGCGGACGTCTTCCTCCAGGCCTGCGTACTCGGGGACATCGTCTATGGCTGAGCTGGTGGCGCAGTGGCGCGGCCTGACGCGCGGCCAAAAGATCAAAACCCTCGTCGAAACCAAGGGAGCAGACCACGAAGACATCGAGCACACCATGCCGCCCGGTACGGACGGCGTCGTCGACCAGATCGAACGGTACACTAATGAACAAGGTGTCGTCGTTACGATCGTGATCTGGGTCGATGACAAGCACAACCGTTCGATCGTCAACGCCTTCGACGAGCTGGACGGTCCGATTGAGAAATTCGTGGAGGCGGTATAAAAGAGGAGACATGAAACAGCGGAAACAAACGAAGACCGAACCACAGGTGGTTGTCGTGGCGTTCATGCGCGGCAACAAACCGCCGAAGTGGCAGGTCGTGTGCGAGCCAACAGTGCGAGCGTCTGCCCTGCTGAAGGTTCAAGAGCAATGGAAGCTGGGCCATCCAGCTCGAATCATTGCTGCGCCGATCTCAAATGCGGCGTGATTAAGATCGGCAGGTCTGCCTTGCCGAATTGACGCCGCTTTAATATTTGCACTTCCTGATAAAAGGTGCCACCAGCACCTCGTTACGACTGCGCAAATGCAGTTCGTTTTTGTGTGCATTGGGAAACAAAACCATGCCAACAGGAAGGCGAGCTGCATCCGAAAAATTCCTTTCGGGCACGGAAATCCGGGCCTGGAGGCTTTCTAGGAACTTGACCCACGCGAAGCTGGGCGAGTGGCTCGGTCTGACACCTCAGGCAATAAGCAAATACGAAATGCGCGGCGCCACCAAGGCGATCGCCCTGGCTCTGGCTGCGCTCGATCGCGGCCTGAAGCCATGGCGGGCGACCAAAGAGGATCTCAAGGCGATCGAAACGAACGTTCGCATGAAAGCCTTGAAGAAAGGTGCTTCAGCAAATGGCGAAAAAGCAAACTAGGACTGTCGAGCCGGCTGTGCGACCGCAGCCGATCAACGCTCGATTCCAGAGCCGCCTCCAGGGAATACTGGAGGACATATGTCAGCAGATGCTGATCATCGAGCCGGCGATGGATAAGGTCGCAATCCCGATCAAGGAGTTCATCGACTTCGTGGACTTTGAGATCGAGAAGGTGACGCTCTCCATCAACCAGGAAAAGTGGGAGAGCATCGTCAACGTCCAGAAGGTCGCGAACGACGAGGCCTGGCTCAAGCGACTGACTGAACTGAGGAACGGCCTCGACATCTACGACCTGACAGCATCAGTGCCACGCATTGATGGTCTGGTCGCAGCTATCGAGAGGACGTTCGATGTCGAGGGCGGGGGCTGAGGCCCCTGCCCTAGATCGTCTTGATAAGGCCGACGAGGATCGCGATATCCTTGATGTCGTCGAACCCAAGCCGTTCCTCCTCCTCGCTGCCGAACTGCTTCAGCATGCGAAGGCCATCTTCGTCGATGCCGAGGAGCAAGCGCAGCTTCGTGCGCTCGTTCTTGTCGGTCACGACCAGAACATCGTTCCGCACTGGATCCCTGCGCTTGGTGGCAAACATAAGGGAACCAGACTTCACCCAAGGCTCGAAGCTGTCGTCCGGCATATAGAATGCGAACGCAGTCTCGTCGTTCTCCAGCTGGGCTGGCGCCGGGACGTAAGTTCCTTCGCGCCGCGTTGAAGTCGTGGCCGCCTGCAGTGAGGCCGGCAACGACGACACATGACGAAGCTCGACTTGGAACGTCCTAAGGCGGGACCGGCGCTCGGTGCCGTTGCTGGTTTCCTCTTCGCTCGTCTCTGGGGCTTCCATCTTCGGAGCGCCGAGGGCTTCGGTCACCTTGCGAGGGATCGGATAGCCGGAGGCGTCGGCGATCTTCTGCAGGGTCTTGAGAGTTGGAATAAAGGGATGTTCAGGATCGTTGAGTAGACGCAATATGGTGGAAGGCGCGAGCTTTGCTTCACGCGCGAGACGGGTTCCGTCCCACTTCTTCCTATCGAGGATGTGATCGATCCAGTCGATCACAGCCTTCTTCGGGGTTTTCATTTCTACTACCGCTTCAGACACTTTGCGGTCCTCCAATATCATGCTTTCGCAGTGCAAACTCTTAACGAATGAAAGTCAGTGCTGACTCACCAGCACAAATCCCCAGATCTAGAATGATTCCGAATGCAAAACACAATTGGTCCCCACCGTTTGCACGGATGCTAACGCGAACCTCTAAAGGCGGTTTCGCACGATTGCAAATGGTTTTTTGTTCCCGGTCTGGGCCGCGACCGGGAATTGGGCTTCAAATGTCTGAAAGGTAAACGGTTTCTTAGTGACCGCCAAATCCTACCGCTTTCCAGAGCGCCATCAGTTGCTTGAATTGCTCCGTGCGGATTCCGGCGTGGCACGCGGCGGTCGCGTCGGCCGCATGCTCGTTGTCTTCATGCAAATCGCCTGCGCTCCGGGTTTGCTTCCCACGGTACATCACGTTTTCGTGATATCGTTGCCAGTCGATGTCCGGATAGCGCTCCGCGGCCCAGGCGATGATCGCCGGTTTCTCGGCCTTGGGATCGCCAACGCTGGCCATCTTGGTCTCGACCGGCATCACCTGGATGATCGGGATCGGACACGACGCCAGCACGCCGAGCGCCACGCCGAAGCCTAAGGCGGCGCGCTGCCCCTGGGTTCCTGTCGGGATCTCGCCGAACGCTACTTTGCAGCCTGCGATGGCCTCGTGGAAGCCGTCATGCAGCTCCTTGGCGCGGCGCAGATCGTCGCTGTTCTTCCGCACCACCTTGCGGGCCGCCTTATCGATCGCCCGCGTGGTGAGCGTCCTGACGGCCTCCAGCGACAGCTCCAGGCTGTCGAGGTCGAGGCGCATCCTGGCGATGCCGAAATTGGCGAAGGCCGGGTCAAGGCCGGCGACGAGGATGGAACCCATTCTGGTGTGTGACTCGAGTTGAGCAGGCACGAAATGTCGTGGCTTGCATTTTCATTTGCATTCCTGCAAATACACGATCCCGCTGAGCGGGTCAAATCCAAGGGAACTAACGAATGAGCTTCGACGCGCAATCCTGGGCGAGAAAGATCAAGACTGGCAGCACGCTCCGCAAAGCAGTGCTGATGTCGATCGCCAACAGAGCGAACGATGCCGATGGTGCGTGCTGGCCATCGCAGCAGCGGATCGCCGACGAGGTTGAGGCGTGCGTGCGCGCTGTCCGCAACGCTATGACCGACCTCGAAGACATGAACCTGATCCGCCGCGTCAAGCGCCGCGATACCACGGACATGATCTACCTGAACATGACTGAGCCTGCTGCTGGCTCGTCGGAAGAACCACCGGCATCTCGTTCCGGTGGTAGCGCCAGGAAAACTGCAGCAAACGACAACGATAAGGACCGGAACGACGTGCCGCAGCAGGAAATGCCTCCGGCAGAGGCATCAGATTCCGGTGGGGACCGGAACGACGTGCCGGTGGGTGCGGAATCTGGTGCCGGTGACCAGCGGCTCGTCATGCCGCCTAACCTATCATATGAATCCACACTGAACCCATCAGATGAACCCAAAGCTAACCGGAAGAAGGCGCGCAAGACCGCGCCCTGGCCCGAGGACTATCGGGAGCAGTTCTGGAAGCTCTACCCGAAGAAGCGCGGCGACAGCCGGAAGGATGCTTGGGCGAAGCTCGACAAGGTCCATAACGACGACGAGGTCGAGTTCGTCGACCTGATGGCCGGCCTCCGCCACTACGCCGATCGCATGAACGCTCAGGTCAAGGAAGACCCGAACAACGAGCGCTTCATCGCGGCGGCCAGCGTCTGGATCAACAAGGCGCGTTGGGAAACCGAGAGCGCACCGGCTCGTCCGCGAGGTCGCCCGGGGATGGCGATCTGATGGCCGGGGTCGATGTCGAGAAAGCTCTGCAGGAGAACGGCATCAAGGTCCGCTCCCTGAAGATGGGCACCCAGTACGCCATCTGCCCCAACTGCTCCCACAGGCGGAAGGGAGCCCACAAGAAACTCAAATGCCTGAGCGTCAAGATCGACGCCTCAGGCGTGGTCTGGAATTGTCATCACTGCACATGGAGCAGCTACGAGAATGCTAAGCGAGAAGCACGCCAGGGGGATCGAGGACAGAGGCCTCACCAGCGAAATGGCGGTGGATATGGGGACCTACAGCGGGCGTCTCTCGCGAGATTCGCAGGACAACCTCGTCGTTCTGCCGGATGAGCGCGGCAACGTCCTCTGCTTCCCTTACTACGAGCACGGCATCGAGGTGAACTGCAAGTACCGGTGGGCGCAGGATGGCGAGCGCCGGTTCATGCAGAAGAAGGGCGCCGTCAAGACGATCTACAACGCCGACGTCCTCCTCAGCGAGGATACGATGGCGCGTCTGGAAGCCGGCACCGAGTCCCTGATCTGGGTCGAAGGTGAGTTCGACGTCCAGGCCGGCAAGGAGTCCGGCTACGAGACCATCGTGTCCGTGCCCGATGGTGCGCCCCCTGCCCGCGACAAGAACGGCAACCTGATCGACGTGCCGGACGACGCCAAGGACGTCGACCCCGAGGACGACGACAAGTTCTCGTTCATGGTGCGCCACATGCAGCGGATCATGGCGGTGAAGTACCACATCATCGCAACCGACGCCGACGAGCCCGGCCGCCGGCTGGCGAAGGAGCTGGTCAGACGCATCGGCCCGGCCAAGTGTTTCTGGATCCAGTATCCGGACGACGAGGTCGTGCCCGACAAGAAGACCGGCGAGCTGCGGTCCTGCAAGGATCTGAACGAGGTCAAGAAGTACCTCGGGGCCGAGAAGGTGCGCGAGCTGATCGAGAATGCCAAGGAGTGGCCCGTCAAGGGTCTCTTCAAGCTGTCCGACTATCCGGAGATCGCGATCCCCGAGATGGTCGAGGCCGGCATCTCGAAGGAGCTGGACGAGAAGATGAAGTTCTACCAGGGACAGTTCATCGTCTGCACCGGTATCCCCAACGTCGGCAAGTCGACCTTCATGAACCAGGTCGCGGTGCGGCTGGCCATGAGACACAAGTGGCCGATCGCGATGTTCTCCGGCGAAAAGTCGGTGAAGCCGTTCCTGGCCTACGAGCTGATGACCGCGTTCCTGGAGAAGGAGCGCGCTGCGTGGACGCCTGAAGACCGGAAGAGAGCCGAGGCATTCGTCGAGCGCTACTTCTACTTCATCGACTACGACGACGATAACGACGACGTTGAGGTTGATCTCGACTTCGTGCTCGACCGGGCCGCAGCTGCCGTCTTCCGCTACGGCGTGAAGATGCTGATGATCGACCCGTGGAACGAGCTGGAGCACAATCGCCCCAACTCGATGTCGCTGACCGAGTATGTCGGCAAGGCGATCAAGAAGATGAAGCGGTTCGGCAATCGGTTCGGTTGCGCGACCTGCGTTGTAGCGCACCCGACCAAGCTGGAGGGAAAGATGATCCCGGGGCTCTACAACATCTCGGACTCGGCGCACTGGGCGAACAAGCCCGATCTCGGAGTCGTCGTGCATGCTTGCCGACCCGACGAGGCGCCGAACGAACGAACCATCTTCATCCCGAAGGTGCGCCTCAAGCGCATCGCCGGCAACACGGGCTCGGTCGACGTCGGCTTCAACGAGAAGACCGGCCTCTTCACGAAGCTAGATTTTTGACCTGACGCTTGCATGAATGCAAACGTCGTGATAATGCAAACGGCAGAAAAGGAGACGATACATGTCAGTCAATAAGGTGATCATCTTGGGCCGGCTGGGGAAAGACCCCGAGATCCGCCGCACCCAGGAGGGCAAGGAGGTCGCGAACCTCAGCGTTGCGACCGGCGAGCGCTACAAGGACAAGCGCAGCGGCGAGATGAAGGAGAAGACCGAGTGGCACAACATCGTTGTGTGGAACGAGAACACGGTCAAGTTCATCGACAACAACCTGAAGAAGGGTGATCAGGTCTACCTGGTCGGCAAGCTGCAGACCCGCAAATGGACCGACCAGAGCGGCGTCGAGAAGTACTCGACCGAGATCGTCGTTCCGCAGTTCGCCCAGACCGAGGACTTCCAGAAGATCTGGGAGCGCAACGGCGACGGCGGCGGCAGCAGCCGCGACGATGACCGAGGCGACGATCGCGGTAGCCGCTCGTCGAGCCGTGATCGCGATGATCGCGGTCGGGATGATCGCGACAGCCGCGGTTCGTCGCGCCGTGACGATGATCGCGGCAGCCGCAACGATCGGGATCGCGGCAGCAACAGCCGCGCACCGTCGCGCAGCGGCGACATGGATGATGACATCCCCTTCTAAGATCTGAGCTTCCCCGTTGAGCGGGGAAAATCGAGGGGCGCCCTGTTTGGTTCGTGCGTGCCAGGGCGCCCCTTTTCACGTCACACCATTTGCTTGAATGCAAACTGAGGTCCTATGAGAGATCCGTTCTTCACCACCGTGCTCCCCTTCCTCGCTGACGACCTAGCCGCGCGTGGCGGCATCCAGATCGCCGACTGCAACTGTCCGCCCGATGGTCCGTGCCTCGGCCTCGACGACATGCCTGAGGTCGTCGTGATCGTCCAAGCGATGAACGATGACGACTTCGACGATGGCTCCGGCGCGGCCGAGCCGCCGTACGACCCGTTCGACGACAACTTCGACGACGATGATGACTTCGAAGACGATGACGTGATCAGCGAGGAAGAGCTGGCCGCGATCGAGCGCGAAGAGAACCGCGAGACGGTCGACCATCTCGGCGGCGTCATCGACAACATGGTCTACATCGTCGGCATGTACACGTCCCTCGTCCAGAACAAGGTGGGGGCGTGATGTCCGACACCGAAACCACAGTTCTCGACATCTCGCCGGGTGCGCTGTCCGACTATTACGACTGGCTGAAGCAGGCGGCTGCCGGCGACACCCTCGTCTACTGGACCGGCCACCTACAGATCGACCGCCAGGTCGAGATCCCGGAGACCGATGTCCTGCGCACCGTCGAGCGCATGAACATCGCGCAGCTCAACGTCATCGCTGACCGCATCCACAAGGATGCCCGCGAGGGGCAGATCCTGCTCTCGCAGAAGCGAGTCCACTACGGCTGCTACGAGTACCGGGCAACGCGACGCCGTCAGATGTACGGCAACGCCGCGGTGGCGAATGACCAACTCGTCCCCGCTTGAGGCTCGCATCCAAGCGCTCAGCTGGCTCGTCCATGGTGGCGAGCTGGCATGGGCTCTGAAGGGCGAGAAAGCGCGACACAGCGATGTCGTCTGGCAGCTGCTCGTCGAGGCCATCGAGGTCATCGACAAGACGCCCGACCAGGAACGTCGCTGGCTGACATCGGGCCAGCGCTCCGGCGGCTGGAACATGATCGGCATGTCCCGCGCCGAGCTGATCGAGATCGAACGCATTCGGCTCTTCAGCTCGATGAAGCCCTTCGACGGCGCGACGAAGACTTCGCCTCAGCGAAACGACGTCGACCGTGCCCTCGGCGTCCTGGCGTGGATGCGCTGGTGCAATGCAGCTCGCCTGCCCGACCGCCTCTCCAAGGCAGCTATCGCGCTGGCCCGAGGCGGCGATCAGGAGCTGGTCCACCGGCTCTACTGCCCCACCCGGAAGCCCAATCGGCAGAACACCGCCGAGATCAAGACCAGGACGGTCGGATTCATCCTGACCGGCTTGAAGAACGACATCGGGATCGTGCCGGCAGACGGCATCAGCTTCAAGGAAATCACCTCGTGAGACCTGCCTGGGATAACGTCAAGCGGATCGACGACGCCGCACAGAACGTCGCCAAGTTCGTGTTCGACAACGGCTCTGCCGTCGCGGAGTCGGTGCTCTACAAGTACCCGGACTACGCCAGCCGCACCGTGATCTGCTGCTCCACGCAGTCGGGCTGCCCCGTTGGCTGCCGCTTCTGCGGTGCCGGCGACAACTTCGTGCGCTCGCTCTCGACCGACGAGATCGTCGCCCAGGTCGAGCACTCGATCGAGCAGACCGGCATCCAGGCGTCCGAGATGAAGCGCCTGCAGATCATGTTCATGTCCATGGGCGAGCCGCTCCTGAATCTGAAGGGTCTCGTCCCGGCGCTCCGCCAGCTCTACCGGTTGTATCCGAATGCGGCGCTCCTGATCTCGACCTCGGCGCCGATCGTCAACTACGAGGTGGTCCGCGAGATCTCCATGGAGATCCCGACCATCGGCCTGCAGTTCTCGGTCCACGAGTCGACCGACGCTGCGCGTGACGCCCTGGTCCCCTTCAAGAAGAAGCTGACCCTGTTCCAGATCGCGACCGAAGGCATGATCTGGCACGAGGTCACGGGTCGCAAGCCGTTCTTCAACTACTGCGCTCACGACGGCAACTCCTCCATCCAGGACGCCGAGCGCCTCTGGGGCCTGTTCGACCCGCTGATCTGGAACGCGACCGTCAGCGTCGTCTGCGAGCGCTCTGAGGGCATGCCGGCGACCAACGATCACCAGCGCGAGCTGGCTTCCGACTTCAGCCTGAAGCTAGTCGAGCGCGGCTATGACGTCCGCGTGTTCGATCCGGCCGGCCAGGACACGATCGGCGGCGGCTGCGGTCAGCTCTGGTTCGTTCAGAAATGGATGCAGGACCACCCCGATCTCGCTCGCCCGAGCATCGGACGTGGCCTGCCAATCGTTCACGCGCCCAATGCCGCGTAGCCCGGAAGTCACCGACGCCTACCTCCGGTTCCAGGCGGCGAGACGTGTCCACGAGGCATGTCTCTGCCGGCTGGAGGCGTCCTTCATCGTCGGCTCCCCCGAACAGGTGGAGCTGTCGATCTCCGCTCTCCTGGACTCGTCGCAGACGCTCGCCGATCGGCTGCGAGACCAGGTGTTCGCTCAACTTCGTGACGACGGGATCGACCCGATCACCCGGAGATCGCTTTGAGAGAGATCATCATCGACACCGAAACCACGGGCATCGAGCGCAAGGTCGATCGCATCGTGGAAATCGGCTGCGTCGAGATCAACAATTGGCTGCCAACGGGGAAGACGTTCCACAAATACGTCAACCCCACGCATCCAGTTCACCGGGAAGCGTTCGCCGTTCACGGACTCAGCAATGAGTTTCTGAAGACGAAGCCGACGTTCAAGCGGGTCGTCAACCAGTTCCTCGCCTTCATCGGCGACGCCCGACTGGTGGCGCACAACGCTCCCTTCGATCTCGGGATGATCAACGACGAGCTGGAGCGGCTCGATATGCCGCCGCTCCAGAACGAAATCGTCGACACCCTGGAGCTGGCCAAGACGAAGCGCCCGCGTGGCCGTCACACCCTCGACGGTCTCTGCTCGGCCTTCAACATCGATACCAGCCGAAGAAAGCTGCACGGCGCCCTCCTCGACGCCGAGCTGCTCAGCGAAGTCTACGTCGAACTGCGTGGTGGCCGTCAATACGGCCTCACGCTGCTCGGCGAACAGGAAGAAGTGACCATCGACAACCTACCCGCCGCGCCCCAGCGACCCGTTCCTCTGCCGTCCAGGCTGACCGACGAGGAGCGGCGTCTGCACGCGGCCTTCGTCGAGACCCTCGGTGAGAAAGCAATCTGGCGGGAATACCGCTGAACAGGAGAAGTGAAATGCAGTTCCTACGTCGTACCCGCCACCTTGGCATGAGCGATGAGGCTCGCGCCGCCCGCATGACGTCCATCGGTGGATCGGACGCGCGGATCATCATGTCCGGCGATCAGCGCGCCATTGAGCGACTGTGGCGCGAGAAGCGCGGCGAACAGGAGCAGGAGGACATGTCCGAGATCCTGCTGGTCCAGATGGGCAACACGACCGAGCAGCTGAATGCTGACTGGTTCGAGTTCCAGATGAACCTGGCCGTGACCAACGAGCAGGACAAGGTCTTCTACAAGGACTGGGACAAGGCTCACGCGACCCTCGACGGACTCGTTCGCAAGGCGATCGAGGCTCCCGTCATCGCGATGGTCGAGTTCAAGTTCATGATGCCCTTCGGCTTCGACAAGCAGAAGGCCTACGACAAGTACTACGCGCAGTGCCAGCACAACATGATGGTGATGGACCTGCCGCTCTCGTACCTGTCGATCATCACCGGCGCTGCCCAGCACGTCGTCATGGAGGTCGAGGCCGACATCTTCTACCAGGCCAAGATGCTCCAGGCGGAGCAAGACTTCTGGGATTGCGTCCAGACCGGCCGCACGCCCGGCACGCCCACCATCGAGATCCCGCTGCTCGAGAAAGTTCGTGTCGCCGACATGAGCCAGGACAACGAGTGGTGCGACCTCGCGCAGAAGATGGTGGAGACAAAGTCCGCCGTCGATGCGCACGAGACCGCGAAGAAGGCGATCAAGAAGAAGATGCCGCAGGACGCCAAGGAAGCGTCCGGCAAGGGCGTGACGATCTCCTATTCGAGCGACGGCAAGATGCTCGTGAAGATCGACAAGGTAGCGGTCGCACAGGCTGACAAGGACGCTGGCCGTCCCCAGCCGGAGCCCAAGCCGAAGGCGACCCGTTCCCGCAAGGCCGCCAACAGCAACGACAAACCCACCACCGCGGCCGAAGCCGCTTAATCAAGGAGAGAACAATGGCACGGAAGAACCCGAAGCTCGACAAGATCTACGACGTCTTCGACAAGCACAAAGTCGACATCGATCGCGACTCGATCTGGGAAGTCCAGGGAACGCCCGTCGTCAAGCACAAGGACGTCGAACGCCTGGGTGCCGCCATCGGCATCAAGTGGACCAAGCCCGAGATCCTGCGTGCCGAGCGCGACGAAGCCGTCATCCTCGTCATGGGCGAGGCCAACGGCAAGACCGAGTGGTCGATCGGCGAGGCCTTGATCTCGAAGGAGAACGAGGTCGGCGGCAACTACAAGGTCAAGGGCAAGATGGCTGCGTATCCGTACGCCATGGCGGAGAAGCGGGCGAAGGATCGCGTGATCCTGAAGCTGGCCGACCTGCACGGCGACGCCTACTCGTCCGAGGAAGCCGACGACTTCAACCAGGACCCGGACAACCGGTCGAACGACCGTCGCGACGATCGGCGTGACGAGCGCCGGCCGGCTGCCAACGACGACAAGCCCCCGGCTCGCGAGGCTTCGGTCTCGAAGGAAGAGGGTCAGAAGATCGTGACGTTCTGGGCCGACAAGATCGCCGGCATCGAGCGCACGAAGCAGGCAATGGAAATCGCCGCCGACAAGGCCTTCATCGAAGACATGAAGAAGCTCTCGTCGAACGGCGAGGCCTACGTCATGGGCAAGCTCAGCGACAAGTCGCAGGAGCTGAAGCGCGCGGCCCATGCCGGATAAGGCTGCGGCCTACATGCAGCTGGCCCTCTGGGGGATCGCACTCTCAGAGGGTCCGCCCTCCACCCTGCGTCAGTGGTGGGCCGACGAACGGGTTCACCGCGAAGACTACGGCCTGACCGAAGAGCAGATCGAAACGCTCGTCGAGGCGTGCCGGGTGAAGGTGGAGCAGCTGCAGGAGGTCGACCGGCCGAGACCACAACCAAAACCGAGATCCACAAGCCAGCGGTCCCGCCAGGGATCTCTGATCTGAGGTGACATGAGCAACAAACTGCAAGCGATCGCGAGAGCGATCGGCCAGCTGACCTACCGGGAAACCGAGGAGCTGGCGAACGACCTTCGGCAGATGGTGGATGGCCGCACTACGGATTGCAGCCCGCCGATGTTCGATGCCGAGAAAAACGTGGACTGGATGGAGCTGATCCAAGACTGGGCGACGTACCAGCTGGAGGACAAATGAGCGCGAGCAACAAGTCCAAAAACAAGTGGATCCTCGTCCGCAAGGTCGACGGCCACCTGATCCCGCATGCCTCGTACGACGTGGAGATGTTCCAGGCGATCCCGGAGAACGTACCGGTGCGGGCGCAGTTCGCCCAGCCGCGGAGCGGTCCCAGGCATCGCTTGTACCGGGTGATCCTCCGTCTCGTGACCCACAACACCGATCTGTTCGCGACCGAGGACTCGCTGCACGACACGCTGCTGCTGTCTAACGGCGTGGTGCGGCCGGTCATGACCACGGCTGGCGAGATCATCATGATCCCCTCCTCTACAGCGTTCGACGCGATGGGCGAGGAGGAGTTTAAGGCCTACTTCGACGCCGCGCTGGAGACCATCCAGGCGCACATCATCCCGGGCATCGACCTGGACGAACTGCTCAAGGAAGCCAGGGCGCAGTCGAACTACAAGGACGCGGCCAACGACAACGACGAGCGCAAGGAGATGGCGGCGTGAAGTTCTATCGCCCGATCATCTGCGGCGAGACCGGGTTCTGGGGCGGCGCCTTCTGCTGCGTCGCCCCCTCCCTGAAGGCCGCGTTCAAGATGCTGGAGCGGCGCATCGCCGCCGGCAAGATCCGGAAGACGCCCTATGCACGCTGACGACATCGCCAGACAGTGCGTGGAGAACATCAACTTCTACACGCTCAACAAGATGCCAGCCGAGGAAGCGGGCATCCTCCTCACCACGCCGAAAGGCTGGAAGGCCCCTCCTCGGTTTCCCCGAGGTCGGCTCAACGTCGTCAAGCCTGACGGCACCCGGGTCTGGCACTTCAAGGCCATGAGAGTCCTCGCCTACCTGGTCGGCAACAACCTCACCACCCTCAAGATCGAGATGAAGAGTCCGAAATGATCGCACTGAAACTGGATGCCAGCGCCATCGGCGCGCTGTTCAAGGACAAAGACGAGGTCAAGCTGGAGTTGCAGCAGGCCGTGGTCGCCGAAATCACCAAGCGCATGTTCGATAAGTACGTGCCGGTCGACGTCCGCAACCTGATCGACGCAGTCTTCGAGGCGCAGCGCAACGAGCTGATCGAGGCCGTCAAGGACGACGTCACCTTCCAGGCGCGGTTCACCGCCCTGTTCGAGAAGGAGGTCTGCAACATCAAGGCCAGTTGGGGCAATAAGACCTACAACGTCACCCCGGCGATGAAGGAGAAACTCAACGATGCGATCAAGACCCAGGTCGACCTGATCCTCGCCGAAGCCAAGCTGCGGGGTGGCCAGCTGGTCACCGAGCTGGTCGAGCAGACTTTCAAGCGGCTGCACGAAGGGACGCTGGCGGATGTCGACAAGCTGATCAGCCGCAAGATCTCCGCCATCACGAACGAAGAGATCGACCGGCGGGTCCAGGCCGCGCTCGAAACCGCGCTGAAGGTCGCCAAGGCGTGACCATCAAGCCAACCCAGATCAGGAGCTTCCGGATCGCAGGCGAAGAAGGCGTCTGCATCCGGGGCTATCAGGACAATCGTGGCGATCCGTACCGATCCGGAGTGGCGGTCTGGATCGGCCACGGCGACACCTATGAAGGCGAGGCAGTCTTCCTGCAGGAGGAAGACATCGACGAGCTGATCTCCAACCTCCAAGCGATACGGAATAAGCGATGAACCCGAGATACCTACCCACCACAGTAGACGGCAAGGTCGCCAGAGTCGTCGAGGAGTCTGGCGAGGTCGTCGAAGTGATCGGGCGCTGCCTGCGGATCTACGGCAAGATCGGCCGCTTCGGTCTCGACAGCACCGACCCAGGTGGCGGACCGACCAACGCCGCGATGTACCTCTCCGAGTTGGCGGACCTGCGTCACGCCATATCACAGGTCGAAAATTCGCTGACGGACTTCGCCAGGATCAAGGTCGGCAACACCGAGCTGGTCTGGACAAGCACGCTGATCCCCACGCAAGAGCTGCGCGAGCTGATCGGCGACGAGGACCACGCGAACGACAACGAGTTCAACTCCGCCAACAAGGTCATCCCGGTGTGCGCCGGCCAGTGGCACCGCGAGGGATTGGAGTGGCGCTTCTACGTCGACCCGGAGCTGGACTGATGGCCAGACCTCGGTTGTCGAAGGCGCAGCGGAAGTTCATGGATCTGTGGGTTCCTGCACAGAAGTACTGGCGCGACCGAGGCGGCTGGGACATCGGGTCCGTGGCCGCCACGAAGCTCGAACGGATCAGCCTGATCGCGCTGGTCCGCAAGGGTTTCGCTGCGGCGGACGGGCAATTCACCGACGCAGGGCTCGCCGCCTACGAGAGGAAAAAAGGTCGTCCTGCCGCTTGACTGTTTGCATGAATGCAAATACGAAAAGCGCATGGACGCCACCCTCCCTCTCGCACCGCCGCCTGGTTTCAGAAAAGCGATCCCAGACAAGGTGAAGCTCCAGGTGGTGATCCGGCAGGACAGCAAATGCTCGTCCTGTGGTGAACGCCTGGGCAAGCTCGTCGACACCGAGTTCGATCATATCCCGGCAGTGCAGCTGCGCTGCTGGGATCAAGAGGCGAAGGACACTGTGCCCCCGTCCAACGACGTGGAGCACATCTTCGCCAAGCACGTCGACTGTCACGCCGCCAAGACCTTCGGGTCGAAGGCCTCGAAGCGTGGGGCCGACGTGACGGAGATCGCGCGGACAAAGCGCATTGCCAAGGACACCGAAGAGTTCAGACGCCGCATGCTGGCGAAGGTTGATCCCGATGTGGAGATGCCTCGCGAGAAGCGGCCCAAACGGGCGTGGCCGAAGAGGTCGTTCCCGAAGAGAGGGAAGCATGAAGGCACATGTTCGCGAGATCAAGAAAGAGGCGCAGCAGCTGATGGATAATGGCGAGATAGACGAGTTCTATCTCGATCAGAACAGAAGACACTACGTGGTCCACTTCCGAGTCCGGACATCGTGGGCCCAGGTGCCTTTCGCATCGTCACCGCGCACCCCGTACGTTTCCAACTTCACCCGACAGCAGATCAGACGCCGCATTCGTTCTCTGCCTTGACGTTTGTTTGAATGCAAAAGGAGCCAACGCATATGGAAGCCGCACCCGACACCCTGTCCGGCCTGATGAGGGCCTTCCACTTCCTGAGCAGACCGAAGCCTGCTCCGAAGCCGAAGTACACCTACGAGAACTCCTACACCGCCCTCCACGCGCGGCGCCGCCTGACCCGCGAGGAGAGCGCAGCCGTCGACTCCCTGACCGACCAGCTCCGCGCGCTCGATCCGAAGAGCGACGGTGAGCGCATCAAGGAGATCCTCTCCGAGATCGGCAAGCTGCCGGTGAAGTTCGTCCCGCTCAAGCGGGAGACCCGCATCGATAACTCCAAGCGCTACCCGTACGCCTCGGCGAAGCGCGGCGGCTGAGTCACCATCAACGAGAAAAACAGTCCCTTATGAGAATCGACCGACTCTTCACTGCCGGCGTCAACTCGCCCTACGACAAGATCAAGTTCAAGCGGGCGACCAGTGAGATCAAGAACCCGGACGGCTCGATCGTTTTCCGCATGGAGAACATCGAGGTGCCGGACCACTGGTCTCAGGTTGCCATCGACGTGCTCGCCCAGAAGTACTTCCGCAAGGCCGGCGTGCCCGACCAGGTCAGCAAGGTCCATGAAGACATGGTCCCGGTCTGGCTGCAGCGCTCCGTCCCCTATGCCGGCAACGGTGATCCCGATACCCGGTCGGCCCACCTGGGCTCCGAGACCTCTGCCAAGCAGGTGTTCGATCGCCTCGCCGGCTGCTGGACCTATTGGGGCTGGAAGAACGGCTACTTCGCTCCCGAAGGCACCAAGCAGGGCGAACCCTTCAAGCTGCGCGATGCCGAAGTCAGCGCTCTCGCATTCTACGACGAGCTGCGCTTCATGCTGGCCCAGCAGATGTTCGCGCCCAACTCGCCGCAGTGGTTCAACACCGGCCTGAACTGGGCATACGGCATCGACGGACCCGCCCAGGGCCACTGGTACGTCGCAGAGCGCGACGCCAAGGGCGCCAAGAACTACATGGAGTTCCGCTCCAAGAGCGCCTACGAGCGCCCGCAGCCGCACGCCTGCTTCATCCAGTCGATCGAGGATGATCTGGTCGGCGACGGCGGCATCATGGACCTGTGGACCCGCGAGGCCCGCCTGTTCAAGTACGGCTCCGGCACGGGCTCCAACTTCTCGAACCTGCGTGGCAAGGGCGAGAAGCTGTCCGGTGGCGGTCAGTCGTCCGGCATGATGTCCTTCCTCAAGATCGGTGACCGGGCTGCCGGCGCGATCAAGTCGGGCGGCACGACGCGGCGCGCGGCCAAGATGGTCGTCGTCGATGTCGATCACCCGGACATCCAGGAATACATCGGCTGGAAGGTCGAGGAAGAGAAGAAGGTCGCCGCCCTGGTGGCTGGCTCGAAGGCCGCCAAGAAGCACCTGAGCGCCATCTATGAGGCCTGGGGCGACGGCGAAAGCCGCGAGAGCCCGAGCGTGAAGAGCGCGATCCGTGCGGCTCGTGCGGCGTTCCTGCCAGACAGCTACATCCAGCGCGTTCTCCAGCTCGCTGAGATGGGTGAGCCGTTCGACTTCCCGGAGTTCGACGTCGACTGGCAGTCGCCGGCTTACGAGACGGTGTCGGGCCAGAACTCGAACAACACTGTGTCGGTGACGGACGCCTTCCTCAAGGCGGTCGACAGCGGTCACATGTGGGACCTGAAGTCGCGGACCACGGGCGAGATCATCAAGTCGGTGCCAGCCCGGGATCTGTGGGATCAGATCTGCCGCGCCGCGTGGGAGTCGGCCGACCCCGGCCTGCACTTCAACACGACCATGAACGACTGGCACACCTGCCCGGCTGGCGGTCGCATCCGCGCGTCGAACCCGTGCTCGGAGTACATGTTCCTGGACGACACGGCCTGCAACCTGGCCTCGGCGAACCTGCTGAAGTTCTACGGCAAGAACGTCCTGAAGCAAGGTGGCCCGTGGGAGTTCGACGTTGATGCCTTCATCCACGTCTGTCGCCTGATCCAGATCGTTCTGGAAATCTCGGTGACGATGGCGCAGTTCCCCTCCAAGGAAATCGCGCTGCTCTCCTACGAGTACCGGACCACAGGCCTCGGCTTCGCCAACCTCGGCGGCCTGCTGATGGCAATGGGTCTGCCGTACGACTCCCGCGAAGGTCGGGCGATGGCTGGTGCTATCTCTGCGATCATGACGGGCGTGGCCTACCGCACCTCCGCCGAGATGGCGCGGGAGCTGGGTCCGTTCGTCAAGTTCGAGGAGAACCGGGACGCGATGCTGCGTGTGATGGCCAACCATTACGCGGCAGCTGAGGCAGGTTCGACACAGTTCGAGGGGCTCAGCATCTGCCCGCCCCGGCTGGACTGGAACGCGCTGCCGCAGACCGAACTGGCCGGCAAGGCTACGGCGATCTGGGCGGACGTGCTCGATCTCGGCGTGCTCTATGGCTATCGCAATGCTCAGACGACCGTCGTCGCCCCGACCGGCACGATCGGCCTGTTGATGGATTGCGACACCACGGGCATCGAGCCGGACTTCGCGCTGGTGAAGTTCAAGAAGCTGGCCGGCGGCGGCTACTTCAAGATCATCAACCAGCAGGTCTCGGCCGCGCTCCGCAAGCTCGGCTACTCCGAGTCGCAGATCGACGCGATCTCGAAGTACGCCATCGGCACGGGCGTTCTGCCGTCGAAGTTCGACCTGGCTCTCCGGGCAAAGTCGATCATCGTCACGGAAGCCCAGGTCAGGTCCACCTTCGACATCCGCTTCCTCACGAAGTGGAAGGATCTCGGGTTCACGGACGCCGAGCTGGAGAAGGCCAACACGGAAGTGTGCGGAACGATGACGCTGGAAGGCGCCCCCGGTCTCAAGCCGGAGCACTACCAGATCTTCGACTGCGCCAACCCGTGCGGCAGGCTGGGCACGCGGTTCATCGCGACCGAAGGTCACATCCTGATGATGGCCGCGGTGCAGCCGTTCGTCTCCGGTGCGATCTCCAAGACGATCAACATGCCGAACACCGCGACCGTCCAGGACGTGGCGAAGGCGTACATGATGTCCTGGAAGCTGGGGCTGAAGGCCAACGCGATCTATCGCGATGGTTCGAAGCTGTCGCAGCCGCTCAGCTCTGCCCTCGTTGACGACGAAACGACCGGTGACGAGCCGGCCGAGACGCCGAAGACGTTGGTCCAGGTGGTCGAGAAGCTGGTCCGCAAGCGGGAGAAACTCCCGTCGAAGCGCGGCGGCTACACGCAGAAGGCAATCGTGGGTGGCCACAAGATCTACCTGCGGACCGGCGAATATCCGGACGGTCGGCTGGGCGAGATCTTCATCGACATGCACAAGGAGGGCGCGTCCTTCCGGTCGATGATGAACGCCTTCGCCATCGCTGTGAGCCTCGGCTTGCAGTACGGCGTGCCGCTCGACGAGTTCGTCGACGCCTTCACGTTCTTCCGGTTCGAGCCCTCCGGGTTCGTCCAGGAGCACGACCGCATCCGGCAGGTGACGTCGATCATCGACTTCGTCTTCCGCGACATCGCGATCAGCTATCTCGGTCGCGATGATCTGGCCCATGTCACGCCCGAGGAGAGCAACCACACGGCCATGGGCACGGGCGTCGATAAGCCTGTCACGGTGATCAACAACGTCGTGATCACCGCTCCGGCTGCGGAGGAGAAGGAAATCGCTGACGCGGCCCCCGACAAGCGGGCCGTCGCCAAGATGTCCGGCTTCACCGGGGACGAGTGCGGCAACTGCCACAGCTTCACCATGGTGCGGAACGGCACCTGTTTGAAGTGCGAGACGTGTGGCGAGACCACCGGGTGCAGCTAAAAATCGCCAAGAGGCACAAGCGCCTCTGGATCATCGACAAGGAAACGGATCAGGCGGTCTACACGCCGCCTGATTTCGTCGTCCTCCCGTCGAGAGTCCCCATGCACCACCTGGCGTACGACCTCATGAGGCTCGGGCGCCGCGACATCAGCCGGATTGCGTCATTCGAATGGGAGTTCAGCAAGCGCAATGCTCACCGAAGTCGAAATTGTGGAGCGGTGCCTGTTGCTATTCTCGAAACCCGGACGGTGGACGCAGAAGACGTGCGCACGGGATCGGCAGGGTAAGCCCTGCCCCGTGTTCAGCGAGGAGGCTCGCGCGTTCGACATCGAGGGCGCGATCCGCCGAGCGGCTGGCAAGGAAGACCGGAGTGCGTACGCGCGCTTCGTCAAGCTGATCAAGAGTCAGCTCAACAAGCATCCGTTCGACTGGAACGACGTGTCGGGTCGCAACCAACGAGACGTCGTCCGGATGTTCCAAGACCTCGCCGACGAACTACGATTCAAGGAGCAGACGTGAGCATCGTGAATACCGATATCGATACGAAGGCGCCGATCAGAGCCGAAGAGCTGATCCGTGGCTTCGACCTCTACCAGGAGCAGTCGATCAAGACGATCAAGTACGGCGACGACATGAAGCTCTGGTACCCGGCGCTGGGCCTCGGTGAGGCCGGCGAGGTCCAGAACAAGGTCAAGAAGATCTTCCGGGATGACGGCGGCGTCCTCACCCCGAAGCGCAAGCAGGACATCGTCAAGGAGATGGGCGGTAACCTGTGGTATCTCGCAGCGCTCGCCCACGGCATGGGCATGAGCCTCGGCGATATCGCGCTGGCCAACATCATGGAACTGCGCGGGCGTGTCGATCGCGGCACACTGCAAGGAGACGGCGACGATCGTTGAGTTTCCTCTTGACGATTTGTTTGCTTGAATGCAAAGAGGTAATGCAAACAGGAGCTAACTGATTTGGACGCAATCGCAGCAGAAAAGGCCGCCCTCGACTTCATCGCGAAGGAGCTGGAGCGGCAGAACGCAATGTGGGGACAGGCCAACGAGCGCGTGGACGTCTCGAAGGGTGAGCTGTTCCAGGCCGGCGTCGGCCAGCTGGACGCGGTGTTCGATCGCCGCAACCACGACGGCACCGCCTTCGACGAGCCGCCGCAGATCTATCCCGAGAACTGGAGCGGTTTCCGCAGCTACGGCGGAGATTTCCCGAACATCGGCGTCGGCGTCACCTTCCTCATCCAGGAGATGAAGAGACTGGCGATGAACGGAGAAGACCTCACGCGCCTGAGCCGCCGTCCGGACCAGGCCTACAATCCGGAGACGGGTTTGCCCAACCCGGTCAGCGCATGATCGTCGCGCTCCTCCTCAACCACGCCCTCGGCGCGCTCGGCCTCTACTTCGTGGTCACCGTCGCCGTGAAGGTCGCCCGCGGCTATCCGATCCGCCGCTGGTTCTTTTGATGCCCTGACGTTTGTTCAAAAGCAAACGTTTTGATTTTGGAGAGCGGGCCCCGTGGTGGGGCTCGCAAAAGGAGAAGAGATGAAGAAGCTGTTTCTGTTGCTCGCTGCTGCGGCCTTCGGTCTGTCGGCAGTCACCACCGCCCAGGCCGCTGACGCGACGAAGTTCCGTCTCTGCACCGGCAACGCCAAGCTGAACTACTACGCTGCTGGTCAGCACCTGAAGCGCCACGCCCCGGGCATCGAGGTCATCGAGAGCAAGGGATCTCTGGACAACCTCGACAAGGTCACGGCCGGCGAGTGCGACGGTGCGTTCGTGCAGTCCGACGCCCTGCTCGTCTATTCGAGCAAGAACGCCAAGGCGATCTCGGCGCTCCAGCGTGCCGGCGTGCTCTACCAGGAGCAGGCGAACCTGATCTGCAACCGGAAGGCCTACACCTCGGCCCGCATGGTCGATCTGAACGAGACCTATACCGTCGCGGTCGGGCCCGAAGGCTCCGGCGCCAACACGACCTGGGCCGCGTTCGTCATGGCCGACAAGAAGCGCTACGGCAAGGTCCGCACCACCGACGCGGCCGGCACCCTCGCGCTCAGCATGGTCTCGGACGGCTCGGAAGCTCAGTGCGCGCTGATCATCACGGCGCTCAACGCTCCGTTCCTCCGGAACGAGGCGCCGCAGTATGCGGACAGCATCGTGCTCGTCGGCACCGACGACCGCGACATGGCGAACGGCGCAAAGGATGCTCGCGGCCAGCAGGTCTACACCTACGGCGAGATCCCGGCCGGCACCTACAAGGGCATCCAGCCCTCCGGCATGTTCGGGTCGAAGGCGGTCAACACCATCCAGGTCGATGCCGTGTTCGTCGCCAACCGTGACTGGATCGCCGCTCACTCCACGGAGTTCGAGAAGGTGCTGCAGGGCTTCGCCAACGCCAAGCCCGACATCGCGAAGCTGGTTCAGCCGAAGTAACGGCTCTGACGCGCCCTGGGCCCGATCCCGGGGCGCGTTTCATTTTGGAAATTTTCAGGAGCAGGACGTGACCGATACCACCATCGTGACCAAAGAACAGATGCTTGCCTACGTGGCCGAAGCGAGACGACTGCTCGCTCAAGTCCAGGACCCGATCTGGGCCGTCACCCCCAAGCAGACCGACGCCGAACATCTCGCCGACTACCAGGTCACGATGGCCAGGACCCGTGTCGCCTTCCCGGAGATGGAAGAGACGACGGAGATGAACATGGTCATCGGCGAAGGCGGCATCGTCTACGCATTCACCGGCCATTCCCCGACCGCCGCCGATCGCGCCAAGGCCCTCGTCGGGTTCATCCGCACGATGCCGTTCCTGCTCGACAGCCTCGTCGCATCGCTGGATCAGCAGGAACAGCACTCGGCTCGAGTCACCGAGCTGCTCCAGCACAACAACGCCCAGCTGACCGAGAACCGAGAGCAACGCGCGCAAATCCGCCGGCTCGAAGCACGGGTCAAGTGGCTCCTGGAGCTGGTCCCGGGCGAACAGCCGAAGGCGGCGAACGCATGAAGGACGCCCTCACCCTCTTGGTCGGCGTGGGCATCGGTCTCGCCCTCGCTTTGATCCTCAGCGGTCGTCCGCTCGACACCTGCCAAGCCCGCGTCTCGTCCGGGCACCTCTCGCTGTGCCTCGACAGCAAATTCCAGAAAGCCAAGGAGCTGTTCCGATGACCAACGCAACCATGAGCCAGACCGAGGTCAGGTTCTTGCCGCCCGAAGAGGTCGGCGAGGAGCTGGCCGGCTGGTGGATCCTCGAACTGGAGCCGGAAGGCTGCTGGGACGCGATCGGGCCCTACGACTCGAAAGAGCAAGCCGAACACCTCGTTGCCAACCGAACGGAAAACTGACCCTTTATGACTATCTCCGCGACAAAAATCCTGCACAGCATCTCGCCTGCAGGCATCGAGCTGAAGACGGTTCTCGCCAGATACCCGCGCTTCATCCATGCCGAAGAGCTGACGCATCGTCTGCTCACGTCCACGCCCGACCTGATGGAGATCCTCACGATCCCTGACGGCTTGATGTACGACCGCAACCTGAGCCGCAACGCTTCGAGTTCCCGGGCCATCCCGGTCAAGCGCCTGATCGACGACATCCTCAACGATACGGCAATGCCGATCCACTGGGGCAAGAACCAGAAGGGCATGCAGGCCGACCAGGAGAACGATGCGCCGATCACGCATCCGTTCGCCGACTACATCCCGCACCCATTCGCCAACGACAACGTCCGCAAGGGTTCGCTGCTGAGCCCGCAGCAGATGTGGTTGGAAGCCCGCGACTGCGCCATCGCATTCGCACGCGCCTATGACAATGCCGGCTACCACAAGCAGATCGTCAACAGGCTCCTGGAGCCGTTCGCCCACATCAACGTGCTGATCACGGCGACGGAGTGGGACAACTTCTTCGAGCTGCGCGACCACAAGGATGCCCAGCCGGAGATCGAGGCCTTGGCAAAGGCGATCAAGGGCGCCTTCGACGGCAGCGTCCCGACGCAGCTCAAGCCGGGTGAGTGGCACCTGCCCTTCATCACGGAGAGCGACCGGCACTGCATCCAGCCACTGCCCTACGAGGCACGACACATGGCGACGATGAACAGCCAGTATGTGGGCACCTTCATGGGTGAGCGCTCGATCGAGGAGCTGATCAAGATCTCCGTCGCTCGCTGCGCCCGCACGTCATACCTGACGCACGACGGGAAGAAGCCCAGCGGCCTGGCCGACCTCGACCTGTATGAGCGCCTGGTCGGATCGCGCCCTCTCCACGCCTCGCCGGCCGAGCACCAGGCCACGCCTGACGTTCGTGTTCCGGGACAGGTTGGACCGTACGGCGAATGGCGGGTCGAGCACTGGCAGCAGCCCGAGCTGCACGGCAACCTCCGCGGTTGGAATCAGAACCGTAAGATGCTGGAGCGGTCAGTCTTCGCCGAGGCGGCATGAAAACGAAAGTCGCCACCTCCTACTACTCGACGGCTGTGGGTCACGGTCAGGTCGAAGGTCTCTTCTTCGGGACCTTCGGCATCCCCGGCAAGCCACCCATGTGGGTCCACGACCAGCACGGCCAGCCGAAGACCTTCCGCGATCCGGACCAGGCCTGCCTCGCCGGCTTCAAGGTGATGGTCACCCAGCTCAACCGTGCGCGGCAGGAGCAGGACTTCAGGGTCAAGGGAACGAAGAACCCAACGCGAAGCTGGATCGCTCCCGAGCGGCCCAATGAGCCAACCATCGAAACGGTATTTGGAAAGAAGAAATGACGGACACGAACACCACCACGAGGCAGGACAACTTCCCGGAGGTCAGACCGATGATCTCGGTGGCGGAGGTCTTGAAGCGGCTGCCAGTCAGCAGGTCGACCCTGCATCGCATGGTCAAGGAAAAGCGCTTCCCCCAGTCCCACGAACTGTCGCCGATGCGAATCGGTTTCTTCCTCGACGAGGTGGTCGAGTGGCAGAAAAAGCTGACCAACAAGGCAGCATAG